AGGGAAAACCACCCTTGGACTAAGGGAAAACCACCCTTGGACTAAGGGAAAACCACCCTTGGACTAAGGGAAAACCACCCTTGGACTAAGGGAAAACCACCCTTGGACTAAGGGAAAACCACCCTTGACAAAAAACAAAAAGTGTGGTATAATAGATAAGTCGAAAATAAAAAAAGAGAAAGGTGTCCGTTAGGACAACAATATCCAAAAAAAATACACTAAATACGGATAACGAAATATATCCCCGTTTGATAACAAAAAAATTATTAAATATAATAAGGAGTAAAGCTTGGCAAAAAAATTACAACAATTTTATATACTTAAATTTACTTCCGATAGATTAAAAAAAGAAAAATATAGCATTGACATATCCCTAAATGAAGCAAAAATAAATGGCGAAGTTATTACAATTAATAATTCAGAATTACTCAGAACATATTTCAAATATAAGAATATAGAATTTGACCAAAATAAGGTTGACGAATTACTATATTTGAGACAGAAAATAAAAAAACAAGCAAATAACGAAAAAAATATAGAAAAAATTCAAGATATTACAAAAAAAATAGAAGGCATTCTTTTCATAGAAGATTTGGTAAGTATTGAATTTAAAAATAAAACACACTATATGGACATATTGAAAAGAAAGGGTTTCTATATAAATGGTATTCGATTTTCCCCTTTTATGGCCTCAGCGGGGATGATTAGAAAAAATACCGCCATGTTTATAAACAACAATATCAAACATCCAATAATGGATATACTTGAAAACGGAAGAAACGAAACTGTACCACTTGTACCCGCAAAATGGGGTGCATATTTTTCTTTATATAGCTCTTCTACCTTACCCGTTTCTTTTCCAAAATTTGCTGTTATAGCAGACAAAGAAATAGAGACTATACGAAATGTAGACTTTGTGGAATACCAAGGGGAAAATAAAGACGACACAGTAACAGAAAAAAACCACAAATTAGTATTAAATGCATTTGATGGACAGGGATTGATTTCCCCGAGATTAGCAAAAAAATGGAGTGATGAATTAGAATTAGGTTATACATTTAGTTGTGCAATTATTCGTGCTCCTTTTCTAAAAGGGCTTGTTGTAACATTTGATACTGATTTATTTGCAACACAAATTGCAAAAAAATATAATTTCACGGATATATATGGCATTGAACGAGATATACGAGATTATGACCTGATTATATCAGAATCCATGTTTAAACTAAAAGACTCCTATGATAATACAGAAGACTATATAAAAAAATGCCATATTAATAATCTCGGTTTTTCGATTGCAAAAGTAAACCCAGAAAAAGAAAAATCTCATTCCAGAACAAGTTATCAATTTTTACAGGTTTTAGATTTAAATGCGGGAGACATAGCTATTTTTTCAAAACCAACAATTGATTGGTTTAGAAATATTAGCGGAAATGACCCAACCTCAATGCTTCTATACGCAACCGGAGAAAATAAGCTTGAACCAAAAGATTTTGATAAAATGGATATTGCCACAAAAGCCATTGCAATAAATCCCCTCTTAGCCAGAGATACCTATATCCAAAATAAATTTATAAAAACAATTTATAAAAAGAAAAAAGAAGCATATATGGGGAGTTTGTTGATAAACGCAAATTATCAATTTATGGTCTCAGACCCTTATTATCAAGCGTGTCATTTTTTTGGTTTAAATATACAACCCCTACTAAAAGAAGACCAGTATTATTCTGAATACTGGCTTGATAGAAATATATACAAAGTTGTGGCAATTCGAAGCCCAATTGTACACCATTCGGAAATAAATGTTTTAAATTTTACAAAAGATGAAGATGTCAAAAAATGGTATAAGCATGTCCATAGTGGTATTATATTCCCCGCAAATGGCATAGGTACAGATTGTGTCATTCACGGGGGAGCAGACTTTGACGGTGATTTAATATGTACAATAAATAACCCAACAATTATTAAGGGGAAGATACCCTCGCCTCCTATTATGTATGAAAGTAAAAATTCAGAAAAAAAGGTTGTAGATTCAAGAAATGACTTAGAACAAGTTGAATGCCAATTAAATGGATACAACAGTAAAGTTGGCTATGCTACAAATATATCAAGTTCTTTATATTGCCTGCTTGAAGAATATCCCGAAGGTAGCATAGAGCGAACAAAAATACAAAATCGTTTAAAAATAGGAAGAGCCATTCAGGGGGAGATTATTGACAGCGTAAAGGGATTACAAGTACCCCCATTTCGAGAACATTGGGTAAAATACAAAAAAATAACAGAGGATATGTCTCACGAAGAAAAAAAAGACCAAGAAATAAACAATGCTATCCTCTGCAAAATCAGACCTTCCTTTTTTAGGTTTTTATACCCTCATTATATGACCCGTTATAACAAAGAAATAAAAAAATATAATTTGTATAGTTTACTTGAATTTGGCAAAACATTTTCGGAAATTATAGCCAAAGACAATAAAACAAAAGAAGAAGAAGAATTAATTAAAAAATATAAATTCCATTCTTTCTTTTTAGACAATAACTCCGTTGTCAATAGGATTAGCCGATATATGAGAACTTCTCTTGGATTGATTGCAAAATATTCCCGCAAAGCTTCGGGGGAATTTGACTATAGCATACTGCAAAATAGAAATATACAATTAGACGATAAAAAAATAAAAGATATGAAAAAACTATTGCTGGAATATAAGACATTTAAACAAGATTTGCGAAACAAAAAAGAGGGGCAATATACAACGCTAGAACTTTTTACAGAATATCTTAGGGGAAAAAGTTTGTTAATAAGCACAAATGACAGCGAATTAGCAAATTATGCTGTTGAAATAACCTACGGGGATGAAACAACAATGGTTGAATTTCCTTGGAAGATGTTTCCCGAAGGCATATTGGAAAACATTATTAGAAATTCTAACGGAAAATTATTGTTTCCCGTTGAAGATAAAGATGGCGAAATAAATTATTTATGGAACAAATATACGCTAAAAGAATTTTCTTTAGAAGATTTATATGGAGAAAACCAATATGAGAATTAAAAAACGTTTTTTGTTTGACGAAGAACAAGAAGCAGAAAGAATAATTGCCCAAGGTTTTCAAAACAATAAAATAGACTATAAGGAAATGTATTTAGTTGCCAAATACTTTAGAGAGAAATATAACTTGGGTGCTATTCGCCTAGAAAATAAATTAATTGAGTTTTGCAAACAATACGATAAAAATTTTAACCCTATTGCCAATAGAGAAGCAATTTCCAAATGGATAAATTCCGCAATAAATTATAAGTTAAGGAAAATTGAAAAAATAGATATTTCCAAAAAAGAAATTGAAATTCTCAAAAAAATCGAATATAACCGGGATAGAAAACTTTTGTTTATGACCCTTTTATTTTCCAAAGCATTAAAAGTTGGTAATACCAGAAGAAATACCCCAACATATAAACCTTCCAACAATTACTATATTCGCTACGGAAATTTCAAAGACATTATAGAAATGTCTGAACTTGCTAACATAAGTGAAACAAAATTTGCTAAAATATTAAATAAATATAAACATATGTTCATATTTTATACACCAGAAAAAGAGTTAATAAAATTAGAATTCGTAGATAAAAAACCTAAAAACACAATATCTATAACAAATTTGGATTCTCCCTTGGAAAGTTACCAAGAAATTTTTGGCAAAAATATGACCTATTGTGAAATTTGCGGTACAGAAATTTTTAAACGCAGTAGAAACCAAAAATATTGTAAAGATTGTGCTCATAAAATAAGAAATGAAAAACAAAAAAAGCTAATGAGAGAAAGAAGAAATTAAAAAAAATTTTGAATATGTTAGCATTCTTGGTTTTTTTATAATTAAGTGAATGGTAAGACAACTACAGTTTTTGGCAAAAATGTTAACAAAAGATAAAATATGGTACTTAGTTAAAAACTTTTATTTTTTTATCCCTTTTATTCGTTTTTAGCTAAGGGTGCAGAGGGCGGGGCACAGGCTTGAAAAAGCTGTTCCAACTTTCCGATTATAGGAACTTAAAAATGTTTAAATCGGATATTTTTTATAAATTTTTATTCTATTAGAAAACCAAAATAGGAGATAAAATGAAACAAGCAAAAAATAGAAAATTCAGAACATATCAAAATTACATGGATGAAAAAATTATTACACTTTTGGAAAACGAAGATGAAGAATACAATAAAGAAGACAACGAAGAAGAAGGCATTGAAATAGAAAGAACATACAATAGATTTATCTTTTTATAAAAAATAAATAGGAGGGCAAGTGGAAAATATATATAAAAATAGAGAATATCTTATCAAAGATAGAACTTATGGGTCTAATTTACACAATTTTTTTATTCGTAAATTATTAATTTCAGACAATGCCGCTCCTAAAAACCAAACACTCGGGTGTGATGTAAGTCACTGGAATGGTTTTTCAGACTTTCACAAAATGAAATCCCGAGGGATGCAATTTGGTATAAGCAAGGGCGCGGATGTTGGCTCTGCTTCGAAAAAGCCTTTTGTTGACCAACGGGCCGAATATAATCAAATTGGGATAAAAAATGCGGGGATGTTAGCCGGGGGATATTGCTGGCTAGACCCCCATCCATATACTACCCCAGAGGAACAGGCTAATTTTTATTTAGATGAATTTTATTTTAAATATGAAACACAAATACCCCCCTCGTTAGATTTTGAAGATAGGAATGTCATTTCTTGGGGGGATATGTTGTGGCGAGCACAAGTTTGGTTAGAAGTTGTGGAAAAGAGAACGGGGAAAATACCTATCGTGTATACTTCCCCGGGCTATATGTCAAATTTTGATAAAAAGAAATCATCTTTTCTTGCTCGCTACCCACTTTGGATTGCACATTATATACAAAGAACATATCCAACAATTCCCTATCCTTGGACAGAATATACTATTTGGCAATATTCGGATAGAGGGCATTATCCTTATTATATTTATAATTCAAACACAATGCACGGAAGGGAATGGGGTAGTGATAGCAGTTATTTGGACATGAATTGGTTTAATGGTACATATCAGGATTTATTAAAATTCTGCAAAACACAGGAATTACCAAAACCAGAACCTCCCGATGAAACACCCTCCGATGACATTTTATTTAAAGTAAAATGTATTGCTTATTTGCTAAATGTAAGAAGTGGCCCAAGTACTCGCTATAGTATTGTTAGCACTATTGGCGCAAATTCCGTTCACAATGTATATGAGGAAAAATATGGTTGGTATCGCATTGGGGAAGATAAATGGATTAGCGGTACATATGCCAAAAAACTAGAGGGAGAAGACGAGATATCCCCACTATTCAAGGCTAAATGTATTGTAACCGCATTAAATGTTAGAAGTGGCCCAAGTACATTATACGGAATATTGGGACAAATCAAAAAAGATGATGTGGTGAGTGTATATGAAGTTAAAAATAGTTGGTATCGTGTGCAGGCCCGGGGAGAATTATGGGTTAGCGGTTATCCAACATACATGAAGCGTATATAAAAGGAATTATATATGAAAATAAAATATTTATTTTATAAAATAAGAATTTACGGCAAGGAGGTTACAAATGTCATTTGTACCAATAATTAAAACAGTAAATCTTTCTGAAACAGATAATGCGGTTCTCGATGGTATTGAGAGCAATACCAATTCTGGTTCGGTGGTTGGCGGGGGTACAGAAGCAGATGCATTGAGAGTAACCATTGCTAACAACTCAACAGGCGTTCTCAGCGTTGACGATGGCGGTGGCGCGCTTACCGTTGATGGGACAGTAGCAGTTACCCACGATGCGCTGACCGAGCTTGGCAATGCAATAGATACTGAGGTTCAAGTGGATATTGTTGGTGCTTTACCCGCAGGAACGAATAACATTGGAGATGTCGATGTCCTTACCTTACCGAGTTTACCTGCTGGCACTAACGCAATCGGCAAGCTAGCCGCCAACTCAGGGGTAGACATTGGAGACGTGGATATTCTAAGCATAGCCGCAGGGGATAACAATATCGGCAATGTTGATGTTGTAACTTTACCGAGTTTGCCCGCAGGCACTAACGCAATCGGTAAGCTGGCGGCTAATTCGGGTGTGGATATTGGTGACGTGGACGTGACCAGTATTGCCGCTGGTGAGAACTATCTCGGTGAAGTTGGCATGCCCGACACGGTAATCACGATAACCTGTACGCTGAACACAAGCGCCTATGCCAGCGGTGACACGCTGTTTGACACGCAGGAAATCGCGGGAGCGGTACGCGTGAACGGTGACAGTTGTATCTTGCAATCCGTGCATGTGATTGACATTGACGACCAGGGTGTTGAGATGGACTTGATTTTCTTCAACGCCAACACCAGTTTGGGTACGGAGAACAGCGCGCCAGATATTAATGACACGGAGGTCTTGACCACACTTGGAAAGGTGAACATAGCGGCAGGGGATTACATTGACCTTGGCGCTAACCGAATCGCCACAGTTGACGGGTTAGGGCTTGTCCTGAAAGCAGGAGCGGCCACGACCAGCCTGTATGTGGCGGGTATCACACGGGGAACGCCAACCCACACGGCCACAGGGCTTACTATCATGTTTGGCTTTTTGAGAAATTAGGAGGAACAATATGAGCCTCAGACACAGGCGATTGAACTATAAGATGCGGATAACCAGTCCGCTTCAGATTAGCGGTTGCACGTTGTGGCTTGACTTCTCGGATGCCAGCACGCTGTTCACGGATGACGGTGTGACCAATGTTGCCAGCAACGACGACCTGATTTACCGCGCTAATGATAAGAGCGGAAATGGGATTGACCTGAAGCAGGCGACAAGTAATTATAGACCGCTTTACAAAACAAGTTACAAAAATGGTTTGAGTGCGGCACAGTTCGATTTGGATGTACTAAGTACAGTAAGTATTCCCTATACAACCGTATTTTCTACCGAACAAAGCACTATAGTTGCAGCCTGGTATCCTTATTACCAGCATGCGTGGCTTTGCTCTTGGTGGGAACCAGTGCAAAATAATCAGGTTATTTTGACAATATATGACAATGTAATTTATTCTGCACACACCCCTGGGATAATTGGAGTGGCAGATACCGATTATTCGTGGAGAATAAACGCAGGCGTTGCCGCAAGTAATGGGTTGAATTTGTATAAAAACACTACATTAATAGGAAGTGACCCCACGCAAGGCTCATTATCTGCGGCAAACGCAACATTTGATATTGGTGCAACTTGGGGGAGTGCACAGCGGTTCTACGAGGGCGAACTCATCATCTACAACAAAGCCCTATCCGACAAAGAGCGGATAGCACTGGACGCTTACCTCAACCGCAAATGGGCAATTTACTAGGAGGCACTTATGGCAAAAGAAATCTCGGCTAGCGGGTGTCTAGGATAAAATATGACCGTCACGACTGGTAACTCAATCGGCTTACTGTTAGTTCTAACAGAGCAAGGAGTAAATTATGAGTAAAGAAATTCAGGAGAAAATCTAATGAGCAATGAACTTCAAGCATTTCTATCTACAGGGTCAACGCTTTATGCGCTCCTGCTCAACTCAGTCGGGCAGGTGTGGAACGGGTCTGCTTTTGAAGCGGTCAATGGCGATAATTGGGCGACCTATGATATTGCATTAACCGAAAGCGTGGCAGGGCTTTACACTGCCGACATGCCTGCCGTTGATGCGGGTGTTTACTCGTATGTGGTCTACAATCAAGCAGGGGATAACCCGGCAAACACCGACGAATGGGCGGGAAACGGGTATCTGGAGTGGGATGGGACAACCGTTTTACCACTTTCAACAATAGAAAATGGTGTAGACCAATTAACAAGCGGTAGCGCAACCCTTGAAACAAAAATAGACGCAATAAACACCGACTCATTACTGGATGCCATTGTCGAAGACACCTATACTTTACAAGACTTCTTACAAATTATGGGTGGTGTCTTAGCAGGCAAATCAAGCGGCGGTGGTACAACAACAATAACTTTTAGAAACATTTCTGATTCGGGCAGTGTTATTGAAGCAACCGTTGATAATGACGGAAATAGAACAGAAGTTCTACTAAATACATAAAAGGAGAATAAATTATGACAACAGGAGTTATTTCTAATTATTTAGAAAATAAAATTTTAGACCATACACTAAGAAATAGTGCCTATACTTCTCCGGGCGAAGATATTTATATAGCTTTGTTCACGGATGATACCGCCCAAGACGATGCCAATAGCGGCACAGAAGTTAGCGGCGGGGATTATGCAAGGGTACAAGTAACAGCATGGAATGCCCCATCAAGCGGTTCAACAGCAAACACAAGCGATATTACTTTCCCAACAGCTTCAGCAGATTGGGGAAATATACGTTACGTGGGTATTATGGATGCTTCTACAGAAGGTAATCTTTTATTCTGGGGGCAGTTAGATGAAGACAAAGATGTTACCAATGGGGATACATTCAGTGTCTCCGCAGAAGATTTGGACATATGGTTAGGTGGTGCATTTAGTACCGCATGTAGTGGTTCAGTTATTAATCATACCCTAAGAAATACCGCAATGGGTGTTTCAGGGTCAAAAGTTTATGTAGCGTTATATTTTGACGACCCCACAGCCGCAGATGTTGGCACAGAAGTTAGCGGAAGTGCGGGTTATTCTAGAAAAAATATCACAGATTGGTCTGAACCCGTTTCCGGTTCTACAGTAAATGTAGCCATTGAAGCATTTGGTGCGGCAAGTTCTACTTGGGGCACAATTAGCCATATTGGTATTAAAAATACAGAAGGGCCAACAGGCGGAGATTTACTTTACTATGGTGCTTTAACAGACAGTAAAACTGTTGGCAACGGGGATACATTTAGATTTTCAGCAAGTGCACTTTCAATTACAATTGACTAACAATTGATTAATATAAAATAAAACTTTTATATCTCTGGCATGTGGGTTATTTATAACACTATAATTTTCGTGTGCCGCCTGCTCAGAAGGGAGGTTGCATATGGAAAAATATGAAAATTATATTTTATTAAATAGTTACTTTGGAGAAAAATACTTTACTAATTTATATTTTCCAAACTCTCTTTATCCAATAAATGCCACTGGCGAATTAAATATACAATCTAATCTTTTGGTTAGTTCTAATGTTTTACATGCCACACATGAAGGTATGTCTACATTATCAACACAATCTAGTTTGTCAACTAGTGCTAATGTTCTACACGCCATACACGAAGGCGTGTCCTCATTATTAACACAATCTAACTTATTAACTGTTGGGAATATCCAACACGCAATACACGAAGCAATAGCAAGCCTAATAGTACAATCTCAACTGTCAAGTGCTTCTGATATTACACATGCCATTCATGAAGGACAAAGCGCATTATTAACACAATCTTCATTACTTATAACCCCTTCTTTAGAGGAGGGTATATGGGACGGGATATCTTCTTTATTGGGTAGTTCTAATTTATCTGCTATCGGAAATATCGAAGAAGCAACACATGAGGCTGTTTCTAATTTAATTTCACAATCACAATTACTTATAAGCGGCATTCTTGAACAAAAAATTAATGAAGGTATTGCAACTCTAATAACACAAAGTGATTTAGAAATAAGTTCTGCTGTTGAACAAGCAATATTTGATGCCAATGCAATATTAATCGGGCAATCTCAATTAACTACTATTGGAAACATTGTACAGGCAATACAAGATGGTTTTGCGGCATTATCAACACAATCACAAATAACAACAGATTCCAATATTTTACAAGCGATACAAGAAGGAACAGGAACATTAATTTTACAAGCGGTGCTTTCTGTTGTAGGAAATACAGAACAAGCAATACACAATGCTGTTAGTGAACTGTTGGTGGAATCAGATTTATCTCTTGCCTCTGATGTTGTACAAGCGATACACGAAGCAGTTTCTTCTTTAGTGGGTCAAAGTGTTTTATCTATATATGGAAATATTGAGCAAGAAATTCATAACGCTTTAGCAGAATTGGCTTTGCAATCAACTTTGTCTATTATTGGAAATATTGAAGAAGCAGTTCACAACGGCCTAGCTGTTCTAACTACACAATCTCAATTTGGAGTAGTTGGTAATGTTGAAGAGGCAATTCAAGAAGCATATACTAATTTAATTTCACAGTCCCAACTAAATTCAACAGCCAATATCCAAGAAGCAATACACTTAGCGTTTAGCAATTTGTTTGTTCAGTCAGAATTAACTTCTTTTGCAAATATCACAGAGGCGATTCTTGAAGGAGAATGTGATATTTCCACAGATTCCCAATTAGAAATTCTTGGGCAAAAAACAGAAGCCATTTCTGAGGGACATTCTTCTCTAATAATTGAATCCTCTTTTTCTGTAACAGGAAGTATAGAACAACCTATTTGGGAAGCAGAAAGTGCTCTTATTGGGCAAAGTAATCTTCTTGTATATCCGCATACGGTTAGCGTTGAGGAAGGGCAAGCATCTATTCTAATTACTTCCGAAATGCTGATTTCTGGAAGCTTGGAACAAGTAATACAAGAAGCAATAAGCTCGATATCAACACAAAGTATTTTATCCGTTGTGGGCAATATAACCCAAGCATTACAGGAAGGCAATGTAAATCTAATTTCTCAATCGGCTTTGATTGCAATCTCTAATTTGCAGGAAGCAGTTTTTGAAGGAGAAAGCAATTTAAATACACAAAGTACACTTTTGACTTTTGCCAATATAGAAATAACAGCCATAGAAGGTTTTTCCGATATTATATGTAAAAGTGTTTTGTTATCTACGGGTAATGTTACACAGGCAATTATAGAAGGTATTGCTTCTCTAAATACGCAATCGGAAGTAAATGTTTTAGAAACAACGACGGAAGCAATTGAAGAGGGAAGGGCAGAATTAGAAACAACATCCCAAATAATTGTAGCGGGAAGTAAACAAGAAGCAATTATAGAGGGAAGTACAAATCTTATTTCTTCTGTATCTGTTGTAAGTTTTGGTGTTCTGCATATGAACGCACAAAGCACCCTCGAGGGTACATCTGTATTCCTAATATTTGGAACAGAATTTGAACAAGTTGATGGTTCTGCCAATTTAACTGGAAAAAGCGAAATTAGAATTATTGCCATGTTATTTGTTTTGGTTCCGGGAGAAAGAACTTATACAATTCCTTGGGAAAATAGAACTATGCTAATAAAACAAGATAACAGAAGTTACAATATAGAACATGAAAATAGAACATACTGTATTCCGGAAGAGGAATTGGTATATCAAATTCCCGAAGAAAACAGAGTTTACGAAGTGAGGTGTGAATGACTTATAGAGAATATGATATGAGTTATAATAGATTTGATAAAGACCCCCAAGACACTTTAGACTATAAATTTAATTGGGAAGATTGGCTATATGCGGGAGATACAATTGTAGACCACGAAATAACAGCAGGCAGTGGTATAGAATATGTGGGGTCTGCTATTACAAGCGGCTGTGTCATAGTTTGGTTATCGGGCGGTACACCGGGAAATCGCTATTCTGTTGCTTGTAAAATTACAACAAGCGGCAGTCGCATAAAAGAAAAAACAATGAAAATAGATGTAAAAAATCAATAATATGGAGAAAAATATGACAAAAGATTTTAAAAATTATGGTTTAGGGCGTTTGCAATCTCCATTTGACTTTCGAGATTATAACCTTGCAAAATTTATACCTTTGGGAATGCCGGTCACAATTGCAAAAGAAATTGCTTGGGATTTTCCAAGAAAATCTTTGAACCAAGGGGAAAGTGGACATTGTGTTGGAATGTCAATTGCTAATTTTGGTATAAATTCACCAATTAATACAATGTATACCGAAGAAGACGGGCATCGTTTTTATTATATGTGCAAGGAAATTGACGGTGAACCCCTTTCGGAAGAAGGTTCTTATATCAGGTCAGGGGCTAAAGTATTAAAAGACATTGGCAGGATTGATGCCTATGCGTTTGCCCCATCTATTGAAGTTATAAAATGGTGGTTATTTAATAGAGGGCCAGTTGTAGCAGGCACAATTTGGTGTGAGGAAATGTTTACCCCAAATGCAAAAAATATTATCACCATCGGGGGAAGAATTGTCGGAGGACATGCTTACCTTATAAACGAATGGCGGGAGGACAATTATCTCGGTATCCAAAATTCTTGGGGGGATGAATGGGGCAAAAATGGAAAAGCTTACATATCTGCCGAAGATTTTGAAAAATTATTTATGTATAGTGGGGAAGCTATGGCGGCGGTTGAATTGCCCCATCCCGAGGAATATGTTTCCAAACCAAAAAAACCGTGTTTTTTTATAGATTTTATAAAAGTTTTAATAAAAGATTTATTTACAAAAAAATAAAATAATATACTGGAGGAAAAATGTCAGAACTTGTTAAAACTAAAGCAGGTGTAGAAATTTCATCTTGCTATTGCAGAAAATGTATGAAAAATCTTCCAGTAAAAAACTTTTATGATGCTGTAGATTTGTTTATGATAGATGCAAATGGGAAAATGTCTGTTTGTAAAGCCTGTATACAATTATTGTATGACGAAAATTACAAACAACTGCAAAGCTTGGAAAAAACTTTACACAAACTATGTATTATGCTAAATGTAAGATATTCAAATGAAGCAGTAGAAGCAACCCGGGCACATATAAATACCCTTATAGAAAAAGGTAAAACACCTAGGTCAATTTTCGGTCTTTATAAAGCAAAGCTCGTAGCTACAAATAAATCAATGGATAAATCTATTGAAGAATACGAAGGATATGAAGATGTTGGGGTAATTTTTGAAGAAAAAGAAATCGAAATTGATGAAATCCCAATACCGGAAAACGTAAAAGTATTTTGGGGAAAAGACTTGCCTAATAAATCTATTTTATATTTGGAAGAAGAATATAAGAACTTTAGAACAACACATAAAGCCGATACTTATGCTGAAATAGTTTTATTAAAACAAGTTTGTTATACGCTACTTGAAATAAAAAATCTCCGAGAAAACGAAGAAGAAACAGAAAAATTAGTAAAAGAATTGCAAAGTTTAATGAAAAATTTAGCAATATCTCCGAATGCCATAAAGAGCGGCGGCGGAGGTAAAAGTGAAGAAGCGTTTGGTTTATGGATTGAGGATATTGAAAAAAATGAACCTGCCCAATGGTTGTTATCTGACCCCCGGGGGGACATTTATAGAGATGTTGCAAATACAGATAAATATTTTAAAGATTATATTGTACGTCCTTTAAAAAACTTTATTTTACAAAGCAGAGATTTCAATATTAACGAAAGCGAAGATGAAGACGAGTTTATATTTGATAGCGAAGAGGAAAAAAAAGACTTAGATATAATGGGTGGCGAGAAATAAAATGGCTAGACAAAAAAAAATAACAACACCCTATTTAAAAAACATGAAACCCTACAGCAAATCCGGGGAATCTATAAAAATGTTAACAGATGAGGAATTTACTAGACAAAAAATAAATCGTTTAAAAAGTTGGATTACCTTTTATAGACATAACCCTTCGTATTTTGTAGAACATTATATGGGCATAGAACTATATCCATATCAAAGATTTTGGATAAACCTGATGCCAAGATGTACAGAGTTTGTTGGCATTTCTTCTCGTGCTTCAGCTAAAAGCTGGTTAATTGCTGTTTATTCAATTGCTGTATGTATCTTATACCCGGGGACAAATATTGTCTTAGCTTCATCTACTAAAGCCCAAGCCGGTTTAATTATCTCCGATAAATGTAGAATATTACGAGACGAATATCCCAATATTGCCAGAGAAACAGCAAATCTTGTTACCAACCAAAATAAATGGGAAATGACTTTTCACAATGGGTCTTGGATAAAAGTGGTTGTTTCTGGTGAAAGCGGGAGAGGAAACAGAAGTAATAAAACAGTTTTAGAAGAAAGACGGCTTATACCAAACGAAGTTATTAATTCGGTTTTGCGCCCATTTTTGGTTAGCAGACAACCCCCTTATATGAAAAAACCACAATATTCCGATATAAAAGAGTTAAGAGAAGAACCACAAGAAATAATTATTACAAGTGCTCACTATAAATCCTACGAGTGGTATCCTGAAATTAAAAGATTTTTAAAATTAATAGCGGAAGGCAGTACCGATATAAAAGCTATTTTCTTTGATTATTTGATTTGTATAAAACACGGTATAAAAACCGAGAAGCAAATGGAAGCAGAAAAAGAAAATATGGATTCAATTTCTTTTATTATGGAATATGGGAATATTCCCTATGGGACATCCGCTAATGCGTTTTATAAATTAGGATTATTTGATAGAACAATAAAACGAAGTTGGAGACCAATCAGGGATGAAGTATATTTAACGACAAAAAAGAATAACTATGATATACCAAAACTTTCCGATGAAATGAGGGTTGTGTCTGTTGATGTTGCTATGCGAGCAGGAAGCACAAACGATAATACCATTATAACATGTGCGAGACTTTTACCCAGTAAAAAGGGTTGGGCGACAGAAATAGTATATATAGAATCCCATAATGGGAAAAACACGTATTTGCAAGCACTTAGGATAAAACAAATATTTGAGGAATTTCAAGGAGATTCTTTGGTTTTAGATATTGCTGGCCCGGGTATATCGGTATTTGATGCGCTTTGTTCGGTAACAAAGGATGAAACAAGGGGGGTTGAATATCCGGCATATACTGTTATGAATTGGGAACATGTAGATGATAGAGTTTATGAAGAGCTTATTAGCAGAACTTTATCCAAAGAAGCTAAAGAATGTATTTTCCCAATTTATGCAACGGCTCCTCTAAATTCTCTTATTGCTGTAAAATTTAGGGAAAGATTGAAAAAAAAGTTAATTTCTTTTCTTGTAGACGATAATACAGAAGAGGATTTTTTGATAAAACTAGGAAACCAAGATATTTTAGACCAAGATAATACAGGTGTACGTGCGTATTTGTTGCAGGCACACTTACAAACAAGTCTTATGATAAACGAGTGTATCTCTCTTGAAATGTCCTTAACTGGTGCAGGTGGTCTTGTAAAACTTGTTGAACCAGACGGGGCAAGAAAAGACCGTTATTCTTCGGCTTCTTATTTAAATTATTACGTTAGTCTTTTAGACTTGGACTTATTAAAAGACGAATACTCGTCAACAGACGACGAAAAAGCGTTTTTAGGTGTCACAATTGTAGTCTAAGAGAGGAGGTATGGTGATAGAAGAAAATCAAGAAAAAAATAAAACAGAAAACCAAATAGAAGAAGTTTCCCTAACAGAATCCGAAGTTTGGGAAGTTATAAATTTTGCCAGAGCAATGAATGGTTTTTACTACGGAGAACCTTATTTGTCTCCAGATTTGTCAAACGCAAAATTAAAAGAGCTAAACCTAAATCCTCTTCAAGCAAGTGCAGACGAACTAGAAACAGCTATGCGAAATCCGAAGAATAGTGAACTTCAACTAAGGTCTTTTTCGCAAGATTTTGAACTTCAATCTATGGTTTATAAAAGATTAATTTCATATCTTTCAAATATGCTGGCTTTTGATGTTACTTATACTTCAAATGCTAAACCAGAGGATTATAAAAAACCAAGATATGAACGAGATTTAGAAAAAGTTGAAGAATTTTTAGATAATTTTTCTTATAAAATGGAGTTTAGAATAGCCATTCGAGAAATGTTGAGAAACGATGCATACTTCGGTGTTCTAAGAAAAATTGGTGAAAGATACATTTTACAAGAATTACCTCCTGATTATTGTCGTATAACCGGAAGATGGGCGCATGGTTTTGTTTTCGAATTTGATATGAATTGGTTTACTGAGGCGGATATTGATAATTATCCAGATTTTTTTGTTAAAAAATATAGAGAGCTTTTAAATGAAAACAAATTAAAACCAAATTACAAATCTGTATTTCCTGCAAATGATAGAATATTTAGAAATAATTCACAATGGGTAGAAGTGCCCCCTGAGATAAGTGCTTGTTTTAAATTATCCCCGGAGCTTATAACACAATTACCTTATTTTATCCCTTTGTTCAATGATTTAATATTACAAGGGTTGATGCGAAATTTACAGAAAAACTTAAATATGGCGGCGGCTAACCGTATGATAATCGGGGAAGTTCCAATGCTAAATAAAGAAATAAAAGCAACCGTTAGAGATAGTATTGCTGTAAGCCCCGAGTTATTGGGGAGATTTTTAGCTTTAGTTAAGAGTGCCATTGGCGATTCTGTTAAACTTGCCTCCGCACCGCTTACAAACATGAGGGGTATAGAATTTGAAAGTGACAATGACCTCTATGACAGTTATTTAAGAACTACCCTTGCCTCTAGCGGTATTAATACAAATCTTATATTTTCAAGTAGTGTAAAACCAAACGCTATTGAAACACAATTAAGTTTAAATGTCGATGAACAAATGATGAAGGCAATTTATGAACAATTTGAAATTTTTGTAAATTATCAGCTATCCAAAATTACGTCATATTTTAGATTCAAAATAGAATTTGAAGGCAGTGATTTTTCAATAGACAGAGATGCACGTTTTGAAAAAGCTATGACTCTTTTCGATAAAGGAATTATGCTACCGCAAAAAATTGCGGCATCACTTGGTATTAAACCTTCCCAACTTAGAAAACATATGGAAGAAGCCGAAGCGAACGAGTTTATCAGTAAGATTACTCCTCCCGCACTGGAACAACAGCTTAGAATGATGGAATTAATGCCGGAAGGTGTTGGTTCTCCGACAAATCCAAAGAACGCAGAAAGCGGTGAAGCGGGTAGACCAAAAAAGAATATCAAAGATTTAGGCGAAGAGGGACAAAAAACAAGAGAAACAGGCTCAAATGTCGCTAAAAAAGGAAGAATATAATGATAATTAATCCAGAAAAAATGGGGGATTATTATATTTGTAACAAAGCAGTAATGGAGTATTTAATTTACGAAGAGCTTTTGCCGATATTGGGTTATAAGAAGGATTATTACTTTTTTTACAAAGACAAAAAATTAGAAGAAGCTCTTAAAAGAATGCCATTACATCTAAAAATTTCAAATGCTTTATCAAGAAAAAAGATTAAAAAAGAATTATAAAAGAGTTATTTTATTTGTGATGGGTAGAATAGGTTGGCCGCCGAAAAGGAATATTTCCTTAGATATTCTCTTTCTACCCTATGTATAACTAAGGAATATAGTCCATTAAGGAGGGCGAAATGAAAAAATTAAGCGGCGTTTACTGTATTGAAAATATTGAGAGCAATAAAAAGTACATAGGGCAAACAATAGATTTACATAAAAGGAAATTAAGACATTTTTCAAAACTTAGCAGAAACAATCATCAAAACAAGCGTTTACAAAATTCTTATAACAAACACGGAGAAAAAGTTTTTAAATTTAAAGTTTTGATATATTGTGAACCTTTTGAGCTATCTCTTTATGAACAATTTTTTGTAAATTTACATTCTCCGGAGATTTTATATAATATAAGATTAGAATGCATTAATAGTAATCTAGGAATGACTCATTCCGAAAAATCAAAACAAAAAATGTCCGGAACAAATAATCATAATTATGGTAAACCAATGAGTGAAGAACAAAAAAGGAAAATTTCAAATGCTCAATGTGGTGAGAAAAATCATATGTATGGAAAAAAACTATCGGAAGAACACAAAGAAAAAATATCAAACGCCCTAAAGGGAGAAAAAGCTTATTGGTATGGGAAAAAGCTTTCTCCTGAAACTAGAGAAAAACTAAGCAGGTCACATATGGGGAAAATTGCTTCAGAAGAAACAAGAAGAAAAATATCAAAGGCAAAAATTGGGAAAACACATTCTGAAGAAACAAAAAAGAGACTTTCAGAAAACAGATTAGGAGAAAACAATCCCCACTCAAAATTAACGAAAAAAGAAGTTTTAGAAATATATAAATGTTTAGAAAATGAAAATTTTTCTCAAAATAAAATAGCAAAAAATTATAACGTAAGCCCAATGACTATCTCATCAATAAAAAGCGGAAAAAGATGGGGATATCTATATGATAACCTAAGAAAGGAGGTATAAATGTGAAAAGCGAAAGATATGCGTTTGCGATAGAAGACATAAGTGTTATTAAAGAAGACCCGGATTCAAAATTTGCGGTTGTCGAAATAGATTTCTTTGCAAGCGGGGAAAACCTAAATAACATGTATGTCTCACAGGAAACACTTTTGAAAACAGCAGATACAATAAAAAACTGCCCTATAATTTGGTCTTACGACAAGGTGCTTGATGACGCATACAGCCATTCGCCAGATGAAACGCCTGCGGGATTTATTCCAGAAACAAGTGAAATAAAAACAAGAAAACTGGAAGATGGACGAACTATGTTGTCTGCAACAGGCTATATTTGGCGCAGATATACTGGAACACTCCTTGAAATCTTTAAACGTGATGGCGGTAAAAAGCCCGTAAGTGTCGAAATGCTTGTTTATCAAATGAAGAGAATGGCAAATGGGCTTAAAGAGTTACTAGATTTTAGGTTTGAAGGAATCACTGTGTTAGGGTCATATGTGACCCCCGCAATACCTAATGCGGAAGCAAATATATTGTCTTTTTCAGAAGATTTAGAAAAAGAATATATTGAAGACTACAGAAAAGAGTTTTCAGAAAGGGGAATTAAAATTGACTCTACCTTTGCGGAAGAACTGAAAAAAAAGAAAAATATAATTACCTTTCCCTATAAATCTCTTGAAGACATCAATTCGGCTTTAAAAGGAATTAGCCCTCCTATTTCGTTGTCCCAAGCCAACGAAATTGCGAGCCAAGCTGATTCAATTGGCGAGGATGAAAACAAAAGTGGTTGGGCAATAGCAATCAGTAATTTTAAAAAAACCCATGAGGTAAAAGATGGCAGATGGGTAAAAAAAGGAAATAAGGAGATGACTATGGATAAAGAAATGCAATTGGAAGAAAAACAAGAATTCGAAGAAAGGGAAAACAAGGAAGAAGAAATTCCTGCTTCCCAAGAAGATTCGAATGATTCTACCAATATGGCAAAAGAAAAATCAGAAGAAGAAAAACCTTCAGAAAAAGAAAAATCTTTAGAAAAAGAAAAACCTTCAGAAGAGGAAATGCCAGAAGAAAAAGAAAAATCTTCAGAAAAAGAAAAACCCTCCCCGGGGGAAGAAAAACAAGAAGAAAAACCAGAAGAAAAAGAAAAAGATAAAAAACCTAAAGAAGAAGAAATGAGCAAAGAAGACACAAACTGGGGGGAATTTGATTTTGACGGTGTTTGTAAACTTTTCGAAGAAGGGGACGAATTTGAGAATGTCAGAATTGAATTTGAGAAAAAGGAAAAAGCAAATCCGATTATTATTATAAAGGGTCTGTTGCTTAAACTTTCTCACTATGAGGCCGAAGTTGAAGAATTATCAAAAAAACTCGAAGAATATAAACAATACAAAGAAGACATTGAAAAATCACAAAAAGCTTTTGCCGTAGAACAAACCATACAAGAACTTTCCCAAAAAGTTGTTATACCCGAGGAAGAAAAAGAAAGAATGATTGCGGAAGCAGAAAAATATTCTTTTGAAAACCTTGAGACGTGGAAAAATTATTGTAAAGCTTTGTCTTTCGAATTTGCTATTAAAGAAAAAGATGAAAACAAAGTTATTAAAGTTGGTTTGCCGTTTGGCAATACCAAAAAAACAAAAAATGATTTGTGGAGTTAACTTTTAAGTTAACAAAAATAAAATTACAAAATTATAGGAGGTATTTATTATGACTCATGCAGTATTAATCCCTAGAGCAATTGCGGCAATGAATATTGACTCTCTTAATCGGCCAGTTATTGATTACGGGGCAAGTGCTTCAGCAATTGACAATGGAAACATTTTTGTACTTGATTCAAAACACACTTCTGGGAGTTTAACAGAAGTATGGGAACTCAAACAACCAACCGCCGGTTCGCCAACAGGTGCGTGGATGGCATATTCGGGGGATGAAATTCCCGTAACCGCATCAAAATATAAAGGTTTAGACCCTGACCCAAGAAACTTTTCAAATGCGGCAAATCTTGTTTTCTCAGCATATAAACCCCAAGTTGGAGATATTATTTGGCTAACAGCCGATGCTTTTAGTAATTCTTTTAGTTCACACACTTATGCTCACGGTGTTGCTGACAGTTTTAAACTATATTGGGATACCAATGATGGTGGATTGTCGGGACTAACATATAAATATATTAGAACAACATATATCTCTCTTGCGACGGGTGCTATTGACAATCAACGAGTTACCGCATACGAATTAGAATGCGTTAGCGTCTAAAATAATTAAATAAAATAGGAGGTATATATTATGACTGTAAAATTCCCTACTCAGGTTTTGGCATTTGCCGGAGAAGCAAATAAAAAACCTTATGAACAATTTGTTGATTTTTTCAATCACTACCGGGCAATGAAAGGTAGAGAAGGTCTCGAATATCAAACACAGATTGAAACAGACAATGGCTTTGTGCCGCTTTCTTTCTCCGAAAAAGAAGAAAAGATGAACGCAACAATAAAGCGAGAAATTATGCGAGTTGCGGGTATTCAAAACTTCGAACAATTTCCAATTGAGACATGGGCAAGCCACCCCACTTTAAGATGGGCTACATTTGCTGTTATTTCCGCTATGATTGACATGGTTTTACCCGACGCTATTATTGATAATGTTGGTATGTTTTCAGATGTGAGAACCCTAGGATGGGGTGATAGTGCCGCATTTGACGTTAAACCACGAGATATTTTTGTTGTATCTAAAGCTGGACGTTCAAAAAGAACAACTGAATTGAATAAACAATTTGTTGGTCAAGTAACCGTTATGCCAGAACCAAGAGAAATGACAGTATTTGTATCATTAATGAAAGTTTTAGCCGGGAAAGAATCTCTAGCAGAATTTGTTATGAAAATGGTGCGTTCATTTGAAACACAATTGTCATACGATGTTTATGATGCGTTTAGAGCCGCACTTGAGGTAGTTGATAGTTCCGCCGATGGTTTGAAAGTTACTGGTTTTACTGAAACAGAATTTATTCGTTTATCCCAAACTGTTGGTGCATGGAATGGCGGTACACGCCCTCTGGCTATTGGTACACAATTGGCTTTGGCAAATGTTATTCCAGCAAACGCAAACTATCGCTATGACCTACAAAGTGAATATGTTAAGCTTGGTTATTTAACCGATTTCAAAGGTACAGATATTATGGTACTGCCCCAAGTGGCAGATTGGACAACCCCATTTGGTTTGAAATTAACAAACGATAGAATTTGGATTATTTCACCCGCTTCTGACAAAATTATAAAACTGGTATTAGAGGGCAATACCCTTTCATATCAAAGTGACGCATATGCCAACGCAAACTTAGTACAAACTTCCACACTTCTAAAAAGTTGGGGAACAGCGGTTGCGACCAGTCAGGTTGCCGCCACAATTACTCTCTAGTAAAACAAAAAGGACATCTAGGTATGTACAACCGAAAGGAGAGGCTTTCTTCCAAGCCTCTCTTGATGTCCTCTTATAAATAAAGGAAGTGTAAAGGAAGATATGACAATTGAAAAAACAAAAGCAAGAAGTGGTATTTACTGTATTGAAAACTCTAAAAATAAAAAAAGATATATTGGTCAAACAACAGATTTGCGCCGAAGAAAATTAAGACATTTTTTAGACCTAGAAAAAAACTCTCATTATAATAAACACTTACAGGGGGCATATAATAAATATGGGAAAACTGCCTTTGAGTTTAATATTTTAATATATTGCGAACCTTTCGAACTTACCAAATATGAGCAGTTTTTTGTAAATTTCTATACTCCCGAAATATTGTATAATGAAAGATTAGAGTGTGTAGATAGTTCTTTTGGAATAAAACGTTCTAAAGAAACCAAAAGAAAAATGTCAGAAAGCCACGTTGGTTTTTTAGGGAAAAATCATTCTAAAGAAGCGAAAAGAAAAATATCTAAAACTATAATTGAAAAAGGCATAAACAAAGGAGAGAAAAACGGGATGTACGGTAAAACAGGAGAGAAAAATCCTTTTTATGGAAAACAACATACCGAAGAATTTAGAAAAGAACAATCCCTTAGAACGAGGGGGGAAAACCACAGAGACGCAAAACTGAAAAAAGAAGAAGTTTTACAAATAAGAAAATTTTTAGATTTTGGAGAAAAAATATCAGAACTTGCAAAAAAATATAATGTTAGTGTTTCCACAATAAGCTCTATAAAAAACTATAGAACTTGGAAGCATATATAGTTTTCAGAGGAGAAAATGACAACTACAAAAGCAACGCCTACAGTAAAAGAAGTTACGAACAAAGAAATATCGGAACTGGAGTTACTGAAAGCAGAAATTGCTGAACTTAGAAATATGCTTAATAGTTCTTCTAATAATGAACTTATAGAAGAAAAAGAAACAAAAAAAATTCAAGCAGATGACTATATTCCTGTTATGAGTTTAATCCCACACACACTAAATTTATCAACAAAAGGCGGAGGCCAAGGAAGTATAAAAAGATTCACAAAATTTGGCGAAACTAAAAATATATTATATCGGGAATTAGTAGATATAATTGAAAATCATAGAAATTTTATGGAAGCCGGTTATTTTTATATTCTAAATTCGGATGTTATCCGTTTACATGGTTTGGATGAGATTTATACAAAAATACTTACAAAAGAAAAAATTGAAGATATTATTTCAACAAAAGGAGATGAATGTATAGAATTATATAAAGCCGCAAATCTACAACAAAAAGAGATTATATTGGAGTTACTCATCGAAAAGACATTTAATGATATAGATTCCATAAATCTAAATATAATTGATAAAATTTCCAGAGATTCTGGTGTTGATATTTTAGAAAAAGCAGAAAACAGAAAAAAATTAATGGAAGAAAAAGAAGAACAAGCCGGAAAATAAAATAAAGGAGGTCGAATGGGTACAAAATTAAGTGAAGTATACGACCTTTTTATGTTACAAGTTAGTGATTACCGTTTGGTTGATTTGTTTAATACTTCCGAAGAAGATTTTGAAACTTTTCTGCAAGGCTTTTTAGAATTTGCTATTTCAGATTTTGAAATTTGTGACCAAGATTTAGATTTTGACGAAACAAGCGGAGAATTTCCGGAAATACTGTCTAGAAAAAACAGAACAATTTTAGCCACACTAATGATGAGATATTGGTTGCAGAAATTGGTAAACGATATAACCCAAATGAATTTGCATGTTACAGACAGAGACTTCAAGGTTGCTTCGGAGGCAATGAATTTAAGAGAAAAAACGGTTTATCTAAACACAGTTAAAGAACAATGCTCACAAATATTAAATGATTACGCCTACACAAATAACGATTGGGATAGTTGGTATAATCAAATTTTTACGGAGGTGTAATAATGACCTCTTATAAATATATACCTGCTTCCATTGCCGCTGATGCAAAAAAAGGCACAGACCCAAAACAATCTTATATAGATTTATTTCAAGAAACACTAAATCAACAATTTTATAATGCATCCAACTGGTATACAATACAAGAAGAAACTGCTATTGGCTCAACTGTTTATGAAAACATAGACGTTAGAATTGCTCACGTTATCAACGCTGAAACAGGGTTAAAGCTTGGGGAAGATTGGAAAACGTTACATTTTATAAATGTTTCACATCCAGCAGAGATAGGAAAATATTATATTTTTGACAACAATGTTTGGGTTACTGTTAATATGGAGTTTGTTAAAAATTTAACAGGCACATGCACAATTCGAAGATGCAACAATACTTTACGTTGGATTGATGAAGAAACGGGTATTTATTATGAAGAACCCTGCGCTATAGAATATTTGGTAAAAGAACCCAGAAACTATGCAACCCAAGGTTCGCCTTTTATGACCCCCGGGGGATTTTTACATATTTACACACAACTTAATACAAGAACAAAAAAAATCAAAGAAAATCAAAGATTTTTGTTTGGAAATGAAAATCACTGGATGGGATATAAAGTTATTGGCGCAGGTATCGGTGATTTTACAAATACAAAAACATATGATAATAATAGTACAAATCTCCTTGTATTGGATTTAATTGCTGATTATAAAAATAGCGAGCTTGATGATTTTGAAAATGGAATTGCTGATGTATATACAAACTTATATGAAATTATATTAAGCAGTGGAAGTATACAAGGGTCAATAGAAGACGAAATAGAATTAACAGCAACGGTTTTATATAATGGTGATACAGTAGACAGAACTTTGTTATGGGAAAGTTCAAATAATACTATTGCAACAGTTAGCGAAAATGGCCTTGTAACTTGCAACGCATTAGGTACATGCGAAATAAAAGCTGGCATAGAAAATAACCCTGTTTATGATGTCTGTTGGTTAACTGTTTCGGAAGCTCCGGAAGCAAACTATGAAATACTTGTTTCTCCTGATGTAAACTATATATTAGAGGGGAAACAAAGAACATATGTTGTATATTTGTATGAAAATAATATTTTGCTACCAAACACTTTTAGTATTTCTTGTAGCCCGAACGATGTCCCTTCCGAAAACTATACATTCACGGGAGGCAGTAGTACAAACAACTTTATAATAGAAAATAACCTTAGAGATTTAAATTCATATTTAACCGTTCAATGTACCAGTGGTTCTTATACAAAAAACATGAATATTTACCTGCGTGGTGCATGGTTACATGAAAATATATAACGGAGGATTACCGAATGGTAGAAACAAAAAATATTGGTTTAGAGGCATATAATGATTTTGGCCAATTTTCAAAACTTTCATATTCCTGTATAAAAGAAATCTTGAATAATAATGAATTGATTTGGAAATTATTAAAGCACAAAACATCGGATGCTTGGAAACAGGAAAACTTAACTTACGAAGAAAAAACAGCATTAATATATGCGGGGCAAGCAGACAGTTCTAAATATAATGTGTTCATGGATGGCAAACAGCCAGATGTGCTGATTGAAGAGACAACACTACTAAGAATAATGCCAAATTATGCTGTTGGCTTAAATAGAACTGTTGGTTATATAGAAGTTATCATGGAGGTATACTCTCATTATAAAATAAATCATTTGTCCAATTACCAAACTAGAGTTGACACAATTTGCGAAGAATTGCTTGGGATATTCAATGGTATAGATGTTGGCGGACTAGGTTTGATGAGTTTTGACCAAATGGCAGACCAAAGTGCTAGATTGTTCCAAGCCGGTCAAATTCCTTTTGGTGGTAAACACATTATTTTTTCTACCTTTTCCGCTTAAGGCGGTTAATATGGAAAATTTATCTAGTTATACCATATTTGATAAGCCTGTTCCTTATAAAAAATTAAAAATATACCCCGCTATAGTAAAAGATTATAACGAATTTAATTTGTATTCTATCTGTTTAGCTATTGAAAAAAATTCAATACCAATTCCTGAAATAATATCAATGACAGAATTAGAGTTTATTTACTATACTTCTTCCCTGTCAGAGGATAGCCAAATGTTTTTCCCTTATCTCATTTTCTTTGATAGATTATTGAATTTACTTTTACGCAAGGAAGATTTTGAAAACGAAGAAGAGGGATTTGAGGATATAGCAAAAAGCTTACTTAGATATAAATACGATGACAAAGGAAAACCAATTTTTATCATTGATGATATGTCATATAATTCTGCCGATTTTGAGAAAATTAAAGAGATAGTAGTCGAGCAAAATTTAATTGAATTACCAGATGAAAATATATCAAAAGAGGTACGAGATTCCTTAGAAGCGGCAAGAAAATATAAAATGAAATTGCAAAGAGAAGAACCCGCTAGTTTTGAGGATTATGTTATTTCTTTAGCTGTAGTAACGGGATGGAGTCTAGAATATATTTACAATATGACAATACGAAAATTCACAAAAAGCATTCAGAGATACGACAATTTATTACACTATAATATTTTTCTTTCAGCGTCAATGTCGGGAATGGTTGAATTCAAAGATAAATCTTTTATTAAGCATTGGCTAACAAATTTGGATAAAAAAGATAAATATGCGGATGTTTCTGTTGATTACGATGCTCTTCAAAGAAAAATATCATTTGAAGACGCAAAAAAATAAATTTATAATAAAATTAGGAGGATTAAATTATGACTAGAAAATTCTTAACTAGCGTTGCAGACGTTTACGCTTATGACGCTGACGATAACATTTTGTTTACCGGGAAAACGCTATTAGATAGTTCGATTGAAATTAGTCTTGGCTCTGCACCTGTTAGAGGGGGTAGAGGAAATCAATTACAATATATCTACTATCATACCGGGGAAATGAACTTTACCTTAACGGATACCCAATGGAATCTGGCGATGTTAGCAGAAACAGTTGGGTCTATATTGGAAACCGGCAATTATTACCAAGAAGAAACTGTTGCAGTTGCCACAAACAGTGGAACGGTAACTGATACCCCTATTGCATTTGAAGGTACAACCATTTATGGTTGGGCAACTTCCCCTGCCGGTGTAACGCAACGGGTAACATTTAGTGGCTCAACTTTTACTGTAACAAGTGATGAAGCAGATGGAAATTGGTGTGTAAGATATTATACCGCAAACCTAACCGAAGGGAAATCATTTACAATTAGTGCCAACATTATTCCATCGGTTGTAAAACTTGTTATGGAAGCGCAATTAAATTCTGCCGATGTCAGTACAAACAAAATCGGTATTGTACAAATTGTTGCCCCCCGGGTTGCTTTGTCGGGTGCATTTAGTCTTTCAATGACTGCCGACGGTGTTGCCAATACCCCACTAACAGGAATGGCATTGGCTTATACACCTACTGCCCAAGATGATGCATGTGCGGTTAGCACATATTATGCAAAAATTGTTGAAGTTATTGACAATACCAACTGGTATGACAATATTTATTCTTTATCCGTATCGGGGGGTGCTTTCTCATTAGCGGTTGGCGCAACTAAAACATTGGCAGTTTACGCAATTGGCTCTGACGGTATTGCTTTTAAAGCACCAAATTCAGGAATGACATTTACATCCAGTGCTAGTGGCTCTGCAAGCGTTGGTGCGAACACAGGTGTTGTTACTGGTGTCGAATCTGGCTCTGCCATAATTACAGTAGAAACAACGGAAGCCACTTCTTCGGGGTCAGCAGTTGAAACAACTGTAGACGTAACTGTTTCCTAAAATATAACAAATAAGGAAAGAATAAAAGGGCAATTTTATTGCCCTTTTATAAAAAAAGGAGTATTTATGGATATAAAATACGAAAAAGAAGAGAAAAAACAAGAAGAAAAAACCGAAGAAATTATCGAAAAACAAGTATTTGAAATAGAAGTACCCGAAATAACCCCAAAGAAAGAAAAGAAACAATCCCAGAAAGAAGAACAGGAAAATGCCAGAGTTATAAAAATTAAAAAAGACAGCATTTTGCTGGAGGACGAAAAGGGGCACGGTATAAATATACCTAAAACCAATAAGCACAAAGATATTAAAGTCGGGGATATTATTGGGCTATAAACCTTTACGAAAGGAGAAATGACAAATATGGCTTATACAAGCACACAAATTTCAGACCTAAATGGTTCAATGGAAGCCTCAAGACTTTTTGGACAAGGTTTAGGAACTGAATTAAATGAAATAAGCGGAAGTATTTCCGATTTAAGCGGCGTTGCCAACGTTTTAACAGGTGTTCATACTGTAACATTAGCAGAAGCAAACGCAAGTTTGATTGAATTAGAAATTGGTTCAACCATTTCTGGTTGGATTGTACAAATCAATCGCAGTGGTTCAACTGTTACTTATGACGCAAAAGTAACCACAGCAAGTGGTTCTGTTTTACAAATTGAGGATGGTGCGGCAACCTATGTTACCGCAGAAGATGATGAAATAACATATCTTGTTATATAATTTTTATAATACACCGCCGACTAAAAATCGGCGGTGTTTTTTTTAGAATTCCACACTAATAACTGGAGATAAAATGGAAAAAAAAGTAGATAAAGTTAAAATTAAATTTGAAAAACCAAAAAAAATAACTGTAAAATATAAAAATATAGAAATTAAAATAAATCCTCTTTTAGAAATGGCGGAGCAAGTTTATTTAATTAATAGTTATGTAGAAGATTATTTTGGAATTTCGGAAAATCCACTTGTACCATTAAGTGAATATAATTACATTGAAGCCGAATTTAAGCTTTTGAATTATTTGTGTCAGTTAGCCACAAATATTGACTATGAAAATATTGATGCTAATATTTATATTGAACCAGAATTTCAAAATTTAATAACAGAAAATATTGTAAATTACCCAATATTGAGAAAAAACTTGGATACAGTTGTAAAAGAAATAAAAGAACAGCTTATTTTAAAAAATTCTCTCGGTAAGGTTATTTCAGATTTAGTAGAAAAAGGTTATAGTTACTTGGATAAACTGTCGGATATCACACCCGAAGAACTTGAAAAAATGAAGTATCAGGGCATTGAATTAATTGAAAGATTGGAAAAATCACCTTTATCCGAGGCTTTACAACGAGAAGAATAACATGTTCGGGAAATTCAAAAAATCTCTAAAAGAAAAATGCCCCCTTTGCAAAAGTCCTCTCCAAGTCAGAGTTAGATATATTCAAACCCTAAATAAAGGGGTAGAAATTGACATCCCGGTAGAATATATCGCCTGCTCAAATCGGGGTTGTGGATATGAGGAAGAGATAGAACAAAAAAGACGACCTTATTAGAAGGAGGATTTTATGGAACTTTATTATGAGCCAATAGGGCTTTTTTCCAAAGAATTTTGGTCAGATTTAGAAAATTTAGGAAACCTTGGTGACCTTGAGTTTAAATTTGGTGATAGGGCAATTGCATCAAAAACCACTCTTACTGGGATTGGAACATATGGTGTAGAAAATATCAAAGAACTTATAGATGCAATCGAAAAAATTGCTTTAGACCCTATTGCCGGAATGTTCTCGGGCGAATCTTTCTCTATGCCCCCCGGGGTTGATGTAAATAAGAATTCAATGGGGTTTAAAGAACTCGAAAAATACAGAGAGAAAGTTTTAGATTCTGTGGAAGACTATATTGTCAATAATCTTTCTCAAGCTCTTATGGCAGAAAAAGCCGCAGAAGAATTTAAGATAGCTGTTGGAGATACGATTACGGATGTCATTGCAAAAGTTGCTAAAGGAAAAAAACTAGTTTTAGAAAATTGGTATAAAAACGAGGGAGCAGTGGGAACATTTTTGGAAGATATATTTTTTAAAAGCGGGGGAGATTCCCCACAATCGGATTTTAAGCACATATCTACAGAATTAAAATCAAAAATGGGTACAGCAAAATCTTACGATATAAGCATTGGGAATTTAACAGTAGATATTGTGGGAAACAAATTATCACAAAATCTAAACAAAAAAGAACAAGACATGCTTACCTCTCTTGTCATCATATTTAAATTATTGGCAAAAATTAGGAATCTAATGGTAGTAATGTTTAGATTTGATAATCCAAAAACAACTTATACTAAAAAAGGCGGATGGAATATAAGACAAACATCAAAACAACTTGTTTTTGAAGAAATTCTTCTATATATGGTGCTAAAAGTTTACGAACTGTGGACAGCAATATATGCGAATGTAGCGAATTTTAAATGGCACGAATTAGCGTCTTCTCTTAAAATTGTAGCAACGCCAAAATTTAAAAAAGGTAAAGTTGTTTTCAGTTTTACAAGTGGAAATCTCAAACTAACAGGAAAATCGGCGAATCGTATGCCAATTCACGGAAATTGGCAAGATTTATATATGAGAAGAGTTGACCTATTAAAAAACGCAAGAGGAAGTAGTGAAGCATTTAGAAGAAAATTATTTGGCTTTGTTAGATATAATCAAGATTGGGCTGACGTAACTGGTTTTGGCGATTGGAATGCTAATCCTTCTAATTTTGGGCCACTCCAACAATAATAAACTCCATATAAAAAAGGAAAACAACATGGACACAATTTGGATAGACGTATTACAACAACTAATAACTACAATATCGGGTGTGGCTTTTATTGGTTTAAGTACAATCGCAGGCATATATGTTAAAAAACTTACAACAAGTTTACAGCGAAAAAACTTGAAGTTGGAGATTGATTCTTTTGTAAAAGCGGCAGAGCAATCCCCTTCTTTCAAAGACTATACGGGGGAGCAAAAATACGAAGTTGTTAAGGCACGGGCTATAACATGGAGTAAAGACAACGATGTAACTTTATCAGAAGACGAGCTTATGGTATTGATTGAATCCTCTGTAAAAGACATGAGACTATCTGAACCTATTTTAAAAGCAATGCCAGTTAATAACGAAGATGTGGAAAAAGAAATTATTGAGGGAGAAGCTACTATATTGGCTATATCCCCAATAGAAAAAAATGAACAAGAAGAAAAAACACAAGAAGAAACACAAGAAAACATAAAACCACAAGGATAAAAAAGGAGATAAGATGTTTTATTCACTAATTAGAAGTGCTGAATTTTGGTTAGCTATCGTGGCATTACTACAAACTTTATTGCTAAATTATTTTGGTGTGCCACAAGATATTTGGCAAGCAATAAACGCTATTCTTTTGGTAATGATTGGTGCACTTACCGCAGATAGAGTTGTAGAAAAATTTAGCCGAGCAATGCGGGACACGCTTGTAGAACTAAGAAAAATGGAAAAGAAATAATTTATATTACAGAAGAAGGCTCTCATTATTGAGAGCCTTCTTTTTTTAGGAAAACTATGAAAAAATATATTTATGCACTTGACTTGTCGTTGAATTCCACAGGGGTTTGTATTTTTGATTCTGATGGGAACTGTATAGAAACACTAACCATAGACACAAATGGGGAAAAAGAAACCCCCAAGAAACTAAAGATAATTGCCGAACGCTTTTTAGAACTAATCAAAAGATATAATCCAGATAGAGTTATTATTGAGCAGGGATTTACCAGATATAATAAATCGACACAACAAATTTTTAGAGTACACGGTTTGGTAAATTATTTGTTTTGGGATTGCCCGCAGGAGTATTATCCTTCATCTACGGTCAAAAAGATTATAACCGGCAAGGGGAATGCCACAAAAGAAGAAGTTATTGCAATTATAAAATTGGAACACCCCGATATGAAATTTAAAAACCATGATGAAAGTGACGCATTTGCGGTTGGTCAAACATATTTCATCGAGCAAAGGAGTTATAATGGGAAGAAAAACGGTACGCAATAAAATTACATCGGAAGAACTTACCGAAAAAATAAATCCCGAAAACTTGGATTTGATGAAAAAGTTTTTGAAAAACAAAGCAATAAAGGTTAGCGAAAAAACATTGAAGGTTTACGAAAGCAATTTGCTTATTTTCCTAACGTGGAACTTGCTTCATAATAAAAATAAGTTTTTTGTAAAAATAAAGAAATTGGAATTTTCAGACTTTTTTTCCTTTTGTGGAGAAGAACTAGAAATAGGGTCTTCTCGTTTAAATAATATCAGAAGCACCCTTTCTTCTTTATCCGTATTTATCGAAAAATTTTATGACGAAGAGTACCCAGATTTTCGTAATGTTATATTGAATGTTATAGATTCTGCGCCAAAAGAAGCGAGACGAAAAAAGACCGTTTTATCGGACGAACAAGTTGAGGAATTATTAGATTACTTATCAAAAAAAGACAAACAACAAGCTTGTTGGGTTGCGCTTGCTATAACCAGTGGAGCTAGATTTTCAGAGCTTCTCTATTTTGAAACAGACCTCATAGACGAAAATAGAACCGCCTTCGGGGATATCTTTTTAGAGACAACCCGACAAATAAAAACAAAAGGTAGAGGCAAGTCCGGGAAGATGTTACATAAATATCTTTTGAAAGACAAGTTTTTACCTTATTATAATGATTGGTTAAAAGAAAGAAGTAAAATCTTAAAAGAAAATAATTTGGAACACAACTTTTTATTTATAAAGCAAAGCGGTGAACCTGCCACAGAAACAGTTGTGCGAGGATGGATAGAGGAATTTAGCGACTATTTGGGAGTTCCCATATATGCACATGCGTTCAGGCACTATCTCACTACCCTGCTTTCAAAAAAAAATATTCCATATCATTTGATTCAATTCATATTTGGATGGGAATCGAGCGAAATGGTTGCCCTTTACGATGACAGCAACATCGGGGAAAAAGAATTTCCCGAATTGGAAAGTTTGAGATAAAATTTTGAATATAATATAAATATAAACTAATAAAGGGCTATATTCTTATATTATACTCAAAAAATCACCTTATAAAATCGTAATTTTATTATAAAACACTTAAAGCCTCTTTTCGGGCTTTTGTGCTAAACAGCAAAGGAGGTTTTTATGGCAGAAGAAAATGCCTTGACTCTTGGGGTTGGTCTTATCGTAAATGTTGACGAAGCCTCTGCCCAACAAGCAATCAACACAATTAAAAGCTCTTTTTCAACAGAAACTCCATCTTTAGATTTTGTGGCAAAATTTGAAACAGTAAATTCCGATGCCGTGCAAAATGCATTAAAGGGGATTGCGGAACAAGCCGGGGGTATGGAAAAGCTCAGCAATACAATGTTTAATATCGAGCAACGTATAGATGCACAGGGAAATGCATATAGAGTTGTAACTGGTTTAACAACAGAATATATGAATGCGCTCGGAAAAATGGAGACAAAAACCGTTGCATTTAATGATATAACACAGATTTTGGAGAAAAAAAGTAACTCTTTTAAAAAGCTAATAGAGCAAGCCGAAATATACGAAAAAAGAGCCTCTTCTATGGGAACGGGAGAAAAAGAGGCAATTCTTCAAAGCGCGCAGGCATTGCGAGATGCAATAGCCTATTGGGAAAAATTATCAAATACTTCCGGCACTACAGCAGAACAATTAAAAAAAGCGGAAGAGGCAATTCATAAAACAAATCAGGCGTTAAAAGAAAGTGTTGAAGTAACAAAAAAGGGCGCAAATGCTATTCAGGGTTGGGCGGGTAGAATAACAAATGCCTTAAAACAGACCATTGCTTATACTTTTTCACTTGGTGCAATGCGACAAGCACAAAAAATGTTAGCTGATGCCATTCGTTTCACAACAGAAATGAATGAAGAAATGACAAAAATTCAAGTGCTTCAGGCCGAAGGCGCACAAACACCAGAAGAAATTAGAGATTTGGCAAAGGCTTTTAATGAATTAGGGCAATCACTTGGTGTATCAACTAAAGAAATTGCTCAAGGTAGTGTTGAGTGGTTGCGACAGGGTAAAACAGTCAATGAAACATTGAAGTTAATGGAAGCTTCAACTATGATGGCAAAGCTTGGAAACACTTCTCTTGCCGAAGCTACCGAGTTTCTAACTTCTACCATGAACGGTTACGGTATGGCAACGGAAGACGCTATATCTGTTGTTGATAAATTGGTACATATTGATAATATTGCCGCAACAAGCACTAAAGAATTAGCAACAGCTTTACGTTATGTTGCCGCTGTTGCTTCACAGTCAGGTGTTAAATTTGAAGAGCTTGTTTCTTATATTGCTGTTTTGTCAGAAACAACCCGGTTGAATGCAGAACAAATTGGTCAATCTCTGAAAACTATTTTTACTCGTATGCAGGATATCCAAGCGGGTAAAATTGATGAAGACGGGATGGGCTTAAATAATGTAGAAAATGCTTTAGCCAGAATAAATGTTCAATTAAGAGATACCCCCACTTCCTTTAGAGATTTAAGTGCAGTTCTTGAAGAGGTTGCTGGAAAATGGAGTACGCTTAACGATATTGAACAGGCCAATATTGCCAAGGCCATTGCTGGCGTAAGGCAACAGAACATGTTCCGTATACTGATGACGGAAATGTCTACAGCATTAGAATATCAAGCGGAGGCATATAATTCTCTGGGAACAGCCACAGAACGCTATGGAATATGGCTGGATAGTATTGAGGGAAAACAGGGGGTTTTGAAAGCCTCAATGGAAGAATTATATCAAGATGCTATAAACGACGGGCTTATAAAAGCATTTTTGGATGGCGCAATTGCGGCAACAAAATTTGCAGACTCGGTTGGGGGAATTCTCCCTATTCTATTATCGTTGAGTGCCGCATTAGTGGTAATGAAGAATCAGGATGCTATTGGGGGTTTTGTTAAGGCACTTTTGAACTTTCAAAAATCTATTAAACCGAGCACTATATTTGAAATAAAAAAAGAATTGGTTGATTTTAATGGTCATATGATTATGGCCCAAGTGCATGTAGCAAAAACAATTCCTCCAGTATTAAGCTTATCTGGCGCAATGAGCAAACTATGGCTAACTATTAAACCATTTATTGCGCCCGCCGCAGTTGTTGCGGGAATTTTAGCTATAGCTTTTGTTATAAAGAGAATCAGGGAAGAAGGAGAACGGGCAAAAGAAGCTTGGGAAGAAACACAAAAAGTTTTTCAAAAGACAGATACAGAATTAGGGGTACTCAAAGATAAAGCAAAAAGGGTTGAAGAACTTACCGCCAGATATGAAGTTTTAAAAAATAGAACAGAATTATCTACTAGTGCAACAGAAGAATTAGTTTCAATACAAAATGAGCTTGCTACACTATTACCGGATTTAATTAAGTATACCGACGAATATGGAAATTCTATAATTGGTACAACAGAAGAGATAGAAGAACAAACACAAATATTAAACGATAACATAGAAGAACTAGAAAAAAAGAAACAGTTAGAATTTGAAATTGGGGCAAGAGACCAAGCAGAAAATTTAAAACAATTACATAAAGAACTGTTGGATGCAGAAGAAAAATATAACCAAAACAGAAGTGCCCAAAACGAATTAGCCTTAATGGAAGCTCAAGATAAACTGGACGAAGCACTAGAAGCATCTTTGGAAATGTGGGAATTATATGGGGAAAAAGCAAAAGCGGCTTTCATGCAGGGTCTTATGTCAGATTCCGGAATGGGGGCTGTAGTTCAAACGCTTATATCTATGCTTTTCACTGAAGCTGTAGAAAGCGCAGGGCATGATGTAGAAGATTCTTGGATTCAAATATGGAATAATCTTCCAAAACCAGAAATAAAATTAAGACCAGATATAGATATGTCTGAATTTTATGCCACAGAATTTCCGAAAATGGAGACGGCAATCGGGGAATTTGAAAAGGCATTAGAAGGTATTTCAGATAAAAAAATTATTGACCCAAAACAAGTTAAAACGTTAGATGACCTTGGTATTCAATTTAAAATAACAGGAAGCGCAGGACAATCTTTTATAAAAGTATTTGGAGGTATGCCTAAAGTTATACATTCCGTAGAAGAACTAGTTGACGCTATGCTGGAAACAGCCGATATCCCTCCGGAACTTAAAAAAGTTATAAGAGAATTACTTCTAGTAGAACATGCCCAAACTAAAGCAGAAAAAGCCGCAGAAGAACTAGAGCGCCAAAATAAAGAACTTGCCGATAGTTACAAAAAAATAATTGATGAAGCAAACCAAACATCAACAGCAGTAAATGCTTTAGAAAGAGCTTTGCAAGAACAAAATGATAACGGGGTCATAAGTGTAGACACTGCAATTGAACTTGCTTATACTAACCGAGAATTAGCCAGCAGTTTAATAGAAGTTGAAGGTGGTTTTACACTAAGCGAGGCCGCAATTGCAACACATACCGCAAGACTAAGAGAAGCGGCAGTTGCATCTATACAAGACGCCGCAAATAATACCCAAAACGCAGAAGCAAAAAGACAATTGGCATTAGCGGCAGTATACGCCGCCGCCGGGAATTTAGAGCTTGCGGCAAGCTGTATTGCGGCGGCAGAAGCGGCATTACAAGAAGCGGGGGCTTTTCGAGATTTAATTTCCGTTTTAAATACTTTAGCGCAAATAGATATAAAAATACCGAGTATAGGCGGTGGTGGCGGTGGTGGCGGTGGCGGTGGTGGTGGCAAAGCCGAAGACCCAAACGCGGGTTTAAAAGCCCAAATTAAAGAATTAGAAAAACAAATTAAACATATTGAGCGAAATCTCATACGTCCTCTTGAAGATGCAATTAGACTAATTGAAATAGATTTAATTCGCCCACTCAATGACGCTATTAAAAAAATAGAACGTCTAGATATACGTCCCCTAGAAGACCAAATCCGGGATATACAACGTAATGCTATACGTCCTTTGGAAAAGGAAATTCGCAGATTACAAAGAGAAGTTATCCGCCCATTAGAGCGGGCAATTCGGGATATCGAAAGAAATGCTATACGTCCTTTGGAACAAGCAATTAAAGAAATTCAAAGAAATGCAATACGCCCACTGGAAGATGCAATCAAAAAATTACAAAGAGAAGTTATACGCCCATTACAAGACGAGATAAAGCGTATACAAAGAGAAGCAATTCGTCCTTTGGCTGACGAAATTCAGAGAATTCAACGGGACATTATCCGCCCTCTTCAGGATGCCATAGACCAAATTACAAACCAAAGTATAAAACCTCTCCAAGATGAAATCAAAAACATACAACGTACAGAAATACGCTGGCGGCAAGACCAAATTAAACTTTTAAATAAGCAGAAAAAAGCCATTGATGATATCATAAAATCTTTGAAAAAACAAATAGAACCACTCAAAGAGCAAAATGATGCCTTCAAAGAATATATAAATTTACAAAAAGAATCATTGCGCTTGAAAAAAGAAGAAGATGATTTTAACAAAAAATTGCTTAAAAAGAATGAAGATTTGGCAAAAATAAAAACAAGAATAGAACTACTGGCATTAGACAACAGCGAATCTGCAAGAGCAGAACGCTTGACGCTTGAAGAAAAAGCCGCCGAGATGGAAGAAGATATTCTCGAAACAACCGAGGATAGAAAATACAAACTTCAAATGGATGCGCTGGATAATCTACAAAAATCTTTTGAAGAAAATATACAGGCACAAATTGACGGTATACAAGCGGTAATTGACCAACGAGAAGCGGAAAAAGAATCAATAGATAATGTTATTGAGAGTCTTCAAGATGAAATAGATTTGTGGAACGATAAAATAGAAACACTAAATCGCCAAATAGAAGTCTACGAAGACCAAATTAATGCAATTCAACAACAAATTGATGCCGCAGAACGCCAAATTACAAACTTAGAGAGACAAATAGAACTTCACGAACAAACAATAGAAGCACTCGAAAGACAAATTGAACTGGTTGAAGATGAAATTGACGCAATAGAAAGGGTTATCGAAGAGCACGAAGACGCTATTGATGCCTTAGAACGAGAAATAGAAACATACGAAGACCTAATTGAACAAATCGAGATTCAAATTGAAACAACGGAATTGGCAATTGAAGCACTGGAAGACGAAATTGAACAGCACGAGCTTTTAATAGAATCCCTTGAAGAAGAAATTGAACTTTGGGAAGACCAAATAAGGGAACTTGAAAGACTGAGAGAAGTACACGAAGATGCCATCGAGGAGATGCGTCGCAAAATTGAAGAATACCAATGGCAAATAGAACTGTTAAGAAGAGATATAGAAGTTTTACAAGACCAATTTGTTGATGCCGAGGAAACAGGAACGGGAGCTTTTGAGGGTATTGGGAGTAGTGTTGTTGCCGTAGAAGACAAAATAAAAGCATACGAAATGACACTAGAAAATACAAAATCTTATTTTAGAGACCTCGGTATAACAGTTCAGGGAATGTCGGATACCGCTATAATGAATTTGGGGGCAATTACTTCCTATATGCAGGGAACATTTAATTTATCTGTGGAAGAATCTAAAGGAGTATTTGAAGCATTTCGGGGTGTAATAGATAATGCTTCCCCGGAAGGAATTATCGCACTAAAAGAGAAAATGAACGAATTTAGTAGCTCTGGTTATACTGCACAAGAAACAGTGGTGGCATTGCAGGGGTGGATAAATACTCTTCCCGAACATCTTCAAACACTGTACCAATTTATAACGGAGTATATAACTCATGGTACACCAGATTCAAACACAACCGCTGTAACAACCGTCACACCTCCTGTAACAACAGACCGGCCCGACAGAACCGTGCATACAAATATACCGGATAGTGTAAGACACTATGGAGGTTTGGCGGGATATCACTCCGGGGGAGAAGTAGAAAGTCACCACGACGGTCAAAGTTTTGCCGGTGGTTTACGAAGCAACGAAGTATTTGCAAAATTATTAAAAGGAGAATATGTTGCTACAGAAGGACAAATGAAAAATTTCATGTACAATATTCTCCCCAAAATATCCTCAATGTATCAGGGACAATCTCCTATACAGGCAACAAAACACGGCAACAGCCCGTTAATTGGGGAAAACAATTTCAATATTGAAATTAATGTTGAGGGTTCTTTGGATAAAACAGTTTTGCCGGACTTGGAAAATTCAATACTTAAAACAGTTAATAAAGCACTAGAAACAAGAGGAATAAGAAGAAATGCGATTAAATTTGGTATATAATAATATAAAAGGCGTATTTTATTACATGTTTTTTTTACTAAGTAAGGAGGCTATATGAGTCAATTCTATACATACGATTTTGTTTATGACGATATTCCGTCAGACGCTTATGATTTAAAAATCATAAGCTTTGAAGACGGTAGCCCCTTTGATGGTGTTGGTAGCTCTAATGTAAATATTATAACACAAAGTGTTTTAAGAAAATCAAAACCTTACTATCTCGGGAGAACGCAAGAACCAGTTTTGGAATTTCAACTCACATTTGGCTCTCCAAATCCTATTAGCGGCATGGAACGAGATTTAATTTCTGCTTGGTTATTCGGAAGAGCGGGCTATAAAAAACTACAGATATTGCAAGACGATTTAAATGGTGCTTATTTCAACTGTTTTTTAACTGACCCAAAACCCATATATATCGGGGGTATAAACTACGCATTTACGGCAACCGCAACTTGTGATAGCCCCTTTGCCTATGGTTATCCTAAAATATATACCTCCGGCTGTTATACTGGCTCTGACCCGGAAACAAACAATTTTACCATTTATAACAATTCCAGTGAGGATGAATATTTATATCCTACAGTAGAATTCAAAACTAAAACAACGGGAAGCCAAATAATACTTACAAATATAACAGATGATAATAGGCAATTTTCATTTGGATTATATTCAGGAAGTGCTCTTTCTGGAGAAGAAACCATTTTGGTAAACAATGATTTGCAAATCTTAGAATCCAGTACAGCATTGAGAAGACTAAATACTTTTAACAAAAATTGGTTTAGATTATTGCCCGGGGCAAATCAAGTTAGTCTTTATGGTAAAATAGAATGGCTAAGAATAGTGTTCAATGAAAGAAAGAAAATAGGAGGCTAATATGGGAATTATAACATATGATTTCTTTAATCTACCCGAAATTCCTACTTTTATACTATGTAATCCAAATAAAGAAGAACTTTTTGCATTAGGGGCGATAATTGAAAGAAAATATTCTGCAAAGTTTAATGCCCTTTCGGAATTGTCCTTCAAGGCATATGAGTATGTTGACGATATTTTGATGCCATATTATGACCATCTACGCCACAAGCGGCTTGTGTATGTTGAAAATATTGGTTATTTTATGATAACAGATGTTTCCGAAAAAGGGGACGGCGTAGAAAAGTACAAAGAAATAAAGTGCCAATCTTTAGAAGTGGAATTTGCATCAAGAAATTTAGCAAAATTTGAAAGAACCTCGGTTTTATTATATAATGCCGTTGACCCAGAGGGTACAATTTTAGGGGATATTATAGACTATATGCCCGATTGGACAATCGGGGATGTCAGCGGAGAACTTCTTTCAAAATACAGAAGTTTTAATATTTCCGACAAATCAATTTATAATTTTCTAATGAATGAAGTAGAAGAAACCTATGAATGTGTTTTTGAATTTGACACTATAACAAAAACCGTTCACGCTAAAACATTAGAAGAAGCAACACAAACTACCGATATTTATATTTCCTACGATAATTTACTCGAAAACATACAAATAGAAGAAACTTCTGACGAGCTAGTAACAGCACTTACAATTTTAGGAGGAAATGATTTAGATATCCGAGGGGTTAATCCTTTGGGTACAAATACAATTTACGATTTTTCTTATTTTACAAATATCGAATGGATGAGTCAAGATTTAATTGACGCAGTTCAAGCATGGGAAGACTTGGTTTCTGGTAGCAAAGTGGTTTACGGTGATTTATACAGTGAGGCAAGAACTATATTTTTGGAAGAATATGTGCCCGTTTTAACAGAATGGTCTGGGTCAATGACAAATCTTGCCGCATTAGAACAGCAACAAGCTGTTTTAATTGAACAGGGTTATGGACAAGACCCCAATAATCCAGAGGAACAGTGGACAACAATACTAACTTCTATACAAGAAACAAGTGCTTCAATTGCCCTTGCTGATTCAGAAAAAGAAGCACTAAATACCGAAATGGAAGTTTTGTGGGATGAGATGGGGGAAATTAGCGGAAGTTTGGCCCTTTCCAATACCGATAATTTCACAATTACCCAACAAAAAAAATTACAACCCTTTATTATCGAATCAACCTATATTAACGAAAATATAATTCAAACAGACAATATGAATACAGCGGAAATACAAGATGAAGCGGAAGAATTATATAGAATAGGAAAAGATACACTCGCCAGAATTTCTGAGCCTAGATTTACTTTTTCTGTGGATAGTGCCAACTTTATGCTTATAAAAGATTTTGAACCTTTTATGGAAGAAGCAACTTTAGGGGCAATTTTGAATCTAGAACTATCTCCGGGGGCAATTATCTATCCCATTTTATTGGGTATGGAACTAGATTTCGATAATCCGGAGAGTTTTTCCTTGAAATTCGGCAACAGACTTCGTTTAGATGATGAGGCTTTCCAATTCAGCGATTTAATGAACGAGGCAATTAGTGCCGCAGGTGAATCAAAAGTAAACAGCTTGTTATGGGGAAACTGGACGGATAATTATAAAGATAGGGTTTCTTTATTTATTGACTCTGCTTTGGATGCCAGTTTAAATACCATTATTAGTGGAAGTGCACAAGAAATAATCATAACCCCTGCCGGACTAAGAGGTAGAAAATATGTTTCTGAAACTACTTATTCAGATGAACAAGTATGGCTTGTCAATAATACTCTCGCTTTTACGGATGATAATTGGGACAGCGTTAAAATTGCTATTGGGAGATTTACTGTAAGTGAGGGGGGAACTGCTTGGGGAATAGTTGCAGATTATCTTATAGGAAGAATTATTGCCGGAAACAATTTGATGATAACAAACTACGATGAAGATACAGGGGAAAGTTCTTTTATAGTTAGCGGTAGCCAAACCACTCTAACAAATATGGATTTAAAACTCACAACAGATGACGAAGAAACAATTATATACATAAACCCCACAGATGGTATAAAAATAAATACAGACGGCACAGATGTTTTCTATGTTGACCCGGTTAGCGGCGATTTAACTTTTACAGGAAATTTGAGCGGTGCTTCCGGCACATTTAGCGGGGAAATTTCTGCCACAACAGGTGACATTGGTGGTTGGAAAATTACATCTGGTTCCTTAGTTTCCCCAACCAACAACAGTGGCATGTCTTCCGGTGCAACTTGGGCATTTTATACTGGCGGTGCTGTGCCCGCTTCTGCCCCATTTCGAGTTTCCCATAGCGGAAATTTATATGCCAATAACGCAGATATAAAAGGAAAAATAGAAGCAACGAGCGGCAGTTTTACGGGTACAATAACTGCCGCAACAGGTACAATTGGGGGTTGGACAATTAATTCAAGCGGCTTGTATTATGATGCCAACAATTACATTTATACCTCTTCCGCAAAATTAGCAAATGGTAATGTAACTATAAGCGGGGCAAGTGTTACTATAACCGGAAACATATATGCATCAGGAGGTAAAATTGGCCTTTGGGACTTAAATTCCTCGGGGTTAAGGTATGATGCAAGCAACTATCTTTATCCCGGCGGATTTAGTTTAGCAAGCGGAAGCATTGTTTGGGGTAGCGGCGTATTGACTGTGCATGGTACTATAAATGCTTATTCCGGGAAAATTGCAAATTGGAACATTATAGCAAATGAGATATATGCAACAGGAGGACAAACAAGACTATATGCCTCTGGTTCATTGGTAATGGCTAGCGGAAATGTTATGGTAAATGCTGATGGGTTAAAAATAAAAGAAAAAAGTAGTGCTCCAACGTGGCCCGACCCCTCCGGGGTAAATTGGACATATGACCAATATAGAACGGGGGGAATGTATGGACATTTAAATAGCGGAGACCAATGTTTATATATATATAATTATAGTAGCTCTCTTTCTTATGATTCAAAAATACTAATTTATTCTTCTAATTACAATGGCGATGCAGCCGAAATAACATTGGATGCGGCAACATTACACACGTCTGGAGACCTTCATGGGGGAAATTTGCTTTTTAGATATGCAACAAGCGGGGTAAATGGAAGTATTAGATTTAGAGCAAAATATAGCACTTCAAATATTAACGCCATAGAATCTGGAAATTATGCCAATGATGATGTTCAAAATCTATCTATTACGGGATATAACGGAAATGCTATTCCTTTCTTTGGAATAAATGCAACAACAACGTATATAACCGGAAAATTACAGGTGGTTACCTCCGATACAGACGCAAACAGATATACCGTATATTGGAATTCCAGCACAAACGGACTAATATTTGTCAGTTCTGATGAAAAATTAAAAGAGAATATATCATATAATGTTAGCGGACTCAGCATAATAAACAAGTTAAAGCCAGCAACATTTAATTTTATAGATAATCCCGAAAAAAGAATTGGTTTTATAGCCCAAGATACACTAAAGGTAAGCCCTTATCTGGCGTGGAATAATAAAGAAGAAGACACATGGGGGTTGGGGGGATGGGATGCTTTTTCGGCGGTAATAGTTAAAGCCTTACAAGAACAAACAACAATTATTGAAAAACTAGAAAAAAGATTAGAACTATTAGAAAAGGAATAAAAGAGGATTTTTATAATGCAAAAAATAACAAACGAACAAGTTAGAATTTTAGTAACATTGGCAGAACAAAAAAAAGGTCTGCAAAATTCACTGCAAGAACTACAAAAAACAGAACAAGAATTTTTCAATATGCTTCTAAAATATTATGACTTAGAACCGGGAGAATATCAAATTATACAACAAGGGGAAGATATTTTTATTGAAAAAACTTCTTTAGAAAATACCATCCCGGGGGTAACAATGGAGGAGGAGGAATAATATGACATCTTTCGAAACATTATCTTCAAATACTTTGGCTGAAATTAGAATGATTGCCGGGGATTGGCAGGAATTTGTATATAATTTTTATACTGCTACAAACGAAGAAGTTGACTTAACTTCCGCAAGTTGTACTGTAAACATTTTTAAATATGGAGACCCTTCTACTGTTATATTGTGTTTGGAGGGAACTCCCGGGAGTGCAATCAATCAATTTTATGCAACATTGCCGAGTGCATCAAGTATAGATTTAGAAGGAGTTTACCAACAACAACCCCGGGTAGAGTTCCTAAGTGGTGAAATCTATAATCCTAGCCAAGGAAAAATATTTATATTCCCCGCTCCATCAAATTCGTAAGGAGTTAAATTATGAGTGAGAGACAAGTATTTACCACAAAATCACAGGAGGTACACTTTTATGATTTGGTTGTATTAAATAGTTATAGATTCAATATTAGTTTGTCCCCCATTCATAGATATACTTTATATGTAGCGGGAGGCACAAAGCAAGTATTAGCAGATGCCGCATTGTTTGCCCTGTCTGATTTGAGAACAAATGGAACAATAACACAAGCAATACTCGAGGGAGCAGTTAGTATCATAACAAGTTCTTACTTATCTTCTTCCGGAAATGTGGAAGAAGCAATCTGGAATGCGGAAGCTTCTTTACTGGGACAATCTAACACAATTATTTCAGCAGGACTATCTATACCATTTGAAGCAACTTTGCTTGGGGAAAGTTCCTTAATTTCCAAGTGGAGTAATTTGATTTGGGAAGGACAAATAGAAATAATAACCAGTTCTTCAATGTTGTCTTCTGGAACAACACAAGAAGCAACATGGGACGCTTTAGCCACCTTGGTAAGTACAAGTGAAGCGAGAATAGATGCTAGTGCGGTTATAAAGAATGGAACTTCTAGTCTTTCAACAGAAAGTAGCCTGCTTGTTTCAGCAGGAAAACAAGAAGCAATTTGGGAAGCAGAAGCTACAATAATTACAGATTCCAGTATGTTATCTATTGCAAACAAAGTTGCAAATGCAGAAGTTACAATAATAACAAGCTCTAATTTATTAGCAAAACCACAAACAGAAACACATATTGACTATTTATATACTGTAACATATATACCGGAAAATTACTTTATGCAAAACTATTTTCCAAAATTATAACAAAAACAAAAAAGGGGCAAGTTTTCTTGCCCCTTAAATAGAAAGGAGGATGGTGTGGAAGAATTTTTTTTCCAAATTCGTTTTGAAACATTTTATGACAGTATTGCCGTCATTTTATCTTTTATAATAATTTTTCATTTTATAATGTCTTCATATTACGGCATTAAAATGATACTTTTAAAAAATAAAAACAAGTTTGGGTGGTGTCCCGAAATGCTCGTAACATATGAGAGTATTGCTTGGGTTGGGTTATTTTCTTACATTCTCTATAATACTTTCAACAATAACCCACTTATTGACAATAGTTCTTTCGGGGCAGTTTTTATACGCCCGATGATACTTGTTACAAGTATTATAACCGCCATATTACAAAAAAGAAGATATTTAGCGACAATTAAAAAATACGCCATAGAAAACTATACGGAGGAACAATCTGGAAAGGAGAACTAAAATGACTACATTATACGAAATAATTCAAAGCGTAATGGCTTCTGGAATTATAATCTTTTCTCTTTTGTCTATATACTATGGTATTAGAGTTTTGATTATTCATATAAAACGCCATAATAAATTAGAAAGTTGTTGCTGGCTTACTCCTGTACAAGTATTTACACAATTTGCTTTTGCTTTTATTTTTGCCTTTATATTAGAAGAACTTTTAGTTAAAGGAGTGAGAATTATTGTACCATTAAGTTTTGGGTCTTTATTTATTCGCCCGATTATTTTTCTAAATAATGTTGTTGTTTCCATATATCTAAAAGCGAGATTTATAAAAGAGAAAAATGTAGAAAAAGAGGGGGGTTTATTATAATGGATAATGGAATAAACTCTCCTATATTTTGGATGATAACAACAGGTATAACAACATTATCTTCGGTTATATTAGGAATAATAACATGGATTAAATCTGCAAAACTCATGCCCAAAGAATTAACAAAAGCAGACCTCGAAAATAAAAAAGTGGAAATTTCTTTAGCAGACCAGTACGAAGAATTAGCCACCCGCACAGCAGAAAAAGCTATAAATCTTCAAAGCAGGTTAAATAAACTCGAAGAAGATTATAGTTTATTGCAAACAATTATTAAAGAGCAAAGTAAAGTTATTGAAAGTCAAAGTGTACGTTTAGATAATCAAGATAAAAAATTAAAAGAACAGGACGGCGAAATAGGCGGTTTGGTAAAAGAGTTAAATTTAGCCAAAGCATATAATTTTGCTTTAATTAAACAAATGAAAAAAGAGAATCTTATTCCTTTAGATATATCTACTGTTAGCTCAGAAGAATATAAAGAAGAAGTAAATGGTTCAGAGAAAAAAAGAACATATACAAAAAAACAAGATAAAGACAATAGTGAAAATAAAGAATAAAAAGTAGGGTATGCAAACTTCGCATACCCTACTTTTTTACTGTTTTTGATGTATAAAAAAGACAAATTTTATTGGGCTATGTTTCCCATAAATTGATTAAATAATTCGGTGGTTTCTTCTTTACGCTTTAAAGCAAATTCTTCTGCCTCTACTAGAGTATCAAACCACTTTAGTTTATATTTTTTTACATTATTTTTAATAATTAATTCTCCGTCATCTCTATCCAACCTTTTCCATTCGTCTTGTTTCCCAAAACCAGAACCAATCTGGTAATAAGTGCCATCCCAATTCCTAATTTTTACATATTGGTCTCCGTTATATGCCATTGTATATTTTGAGGGCATTGTTATTTCTCCAATATTTCCCTTTCCTTATCTAAATTTCTGTTATTGGCGTGATATTCTGTAAAACTATCAGGATATCTTGATTCCAATTTGGCAACATTTCTCTCTAAAATTTTTTCTAAATCAAAGCCGTTTATTCTACAAAAACTTGCTAAATAGTAGAAGATATCACCCAATTCTTCTTGAACATTGACCAAATCAAGTTCTTTCTTATAGGCGATATTCTTTTTGTAAACATCCATTAGCTCACCAACTTCTGTTGCCATTCCAAATAGCATGTGAATATCATCGAGTTCAGGTGTTTCTAATTCAGCACAGGTATGCGCTGTCCATTGTGCGTAATCATTTAAGTTCATGTTTTTCCTTAGTCATAATAGGTTGAAGTATTTTCAATAACATTGTCTATGTTACATTTCAAGCATTTGAATTTACCGTTCATTAAAATAAGCTCTTCCCCGCAAATAGGGCATAGCTCTTTTTTAAGGTTCTTTGGTGTCAAGACTTCCGTTTGTCTGCTCCCGTTTCTGTAAACAGCAATTCCCTTGCATCCGTTTTCCCAAGCCAATATACATGCTTTAGCCATTGTTTCTCGGTGTGTACCTTTTGGGAAATTGATTGTTTTTGAAACGCCGCTATCAATGTATTTCTGAGACATAGAAACAGTTTTTACATGCTCTTCCCATGTTACTTCTTGCGCTCCATTAGCTGAAACAGCACACCGGAAATAGTCTTTTTCTGCTAAATCGTTTTCAAATGTATATATACCTGTTTTATCATTTCGTATAGTAATTTCGGAAAAAATTGGTTCAATTCCACTTGAACACCCCGCAATCAAACTAACTGTACCCGTTGGTGCAATTGTTGTTACAGTAATATTTCTTCTAGGAACGGGCAAATTCTTACACGCTTCCGGTACATCTTTTTCTTTTCCCAAAAGAACAGATTCTTCTTCTGCTCCGGAAGATATGAACGCCAAAACTTTTTCCAAAACATCAAGAGATTCTTGTGAACCATAAGCAATTTCCATCATTAGTAGCATGTCCGCATAACCCATAATTCCAAGCCCAACGGGGCGGCGACTTTTCGCCCATTGTTCTATTTCCATTGTTGGGTAAGCCCCTTTGTCAATTACAGCGTCGAGAAATCTAACCCCTAACCTTACCGCTTTGTCGAGTTTTACCCAATCAATTTCTTTTTCTTTTGTAAGAAATTTAGACAAATCCAATGACCCCAAATTACACGAACCATTTGGGGGGAGCGGCTGTTCTCCACAGGGATTGGTCGCAATAATTTCTTCACCCGTATACTTATATGGGGTATTATTTATTCTATCGTAGAAAAGTAATCCCGGTTCACCGTTTCGCCACATGCCTTCTACAATGAGGTCAAATATGTCTTTTGCCTTATATTCTTTATAATTTTTTCCATTAAATCTAGTCCAGTATGTTTCATTATTAACTACGGCATTCATAAAATTATCATCAACTGTAACAGATATATTTGCATTAGCAATCTTTCCTTCTTCATGTTTTGCTGTAATAAACTTAATTATATCTGGATGATAAACACTCATGGTAAACATAATTGCCATCGCACGAAATCCCGCTTGGGTAAGAGCGTCAGCATCGTGAGAAATTGTATCGGCAAATTTAATAGGCCCTCCCGCATACCCATGTGTGCTCCCCGCTACCGTAGAACCTTCCGGTCTTATTTTGGAGAGGGATGTACCGCATCCCCCTCCTTTTCGGGCAATAAGGGCAAAATCAAGTTTTGTCTTATAAATTCCCTCAATTGTATCAGGAAAATCAACTACAAAGCAAGCGAGCAGTCCCCCGCTAGGTTTTCCAGCGTTTACAAGACAGGGGGAGTTTGGAACAAAATAGGTATTTCTAATCATCTCTCTGGTATGTTCTTTTTGTTCTTTAGGGGCCTCTTTTAAAACCCAATCCACTACCCTGTCAGCTACATCTCCCCACGTTTTTTCTTCATTGTGGAAATATCGCTTTTTTAGAATGTTTTTTGCTGTCTTAGACGTTTTTCTTTTTTCCTCAAACATTCTACTCCTTTCTAGTTTTTCTCATTTTGGTCGTAAGCGTTTTCAATCTGCCGTTGAAATTCGGAGCGGCTACCATATACTCGTTTCATAATACACATTGCAACACCAACTTCTTTGTCAAAATTATCTTCATTTGTTGGTCTGGCGGTAATTTTTTCCCCATCTCGAAAAATACAAACCGTTGTTATCCCGTTATAAATAATCTTTTCTGGTATATAGGCATTTCTTGCTCTAATTTCCACATTTAGAGTAATTGCTCGGGGGTCTTCATCCCCCGCTTTATAATCTTCCAATACGTCCATTTCTACTTTGTCTCCATATATGTCGCTATAGTCCGATTCAATCTCATAGTTTGAAATTGAGTTTGTGATACTTCCAAAATTACCTAATGTATCTGCCATATTATTTTCCTTTCATATTAAATATTTTTTTTGATTGCGCTATTTGTTACTTTTACAAAAACACCATTTTGGCGTATTTCGTTTAATGTTTTAGCATTTAAATAAGTACCTGCACTTTTTATTCCATAACCAAACTCTTTTACAAATTGGGCAAGAGAATGTTTTTTTTCAATATACGTATCAAAACCCTCGACAGATTTAATTCTCTTTTTCATATTTTCCATGTGAGTTCTTGATGCCATGCCATAGAGCACTCCCTCGTTTGGTGCTTCATAACACTCTGCGTATAATTTTCCAGAAATTCCTATGTCTGCTCCCGCCACAATGGATTTTACAAAATCGCCGGAATTTTTTATCCCACCATCTATGGCGATAAAATATTTTCCTTCCTTTCCCACAGCGCAATCCATTATAGCGGAAATATTGGGAATGCCTATCCCCGTTTGGTTTCTGGTTGAACAAGGTGAACCTCCTCCTATTCCTACTCTAATAATGTCTACTCCCGCATGATATAATTTGTCACATCCTTCTTTTGTGGCAACATTGCCTGCCATCAATAAAATATTTTTATTCTTACTTCTATTAATTTTGGTTTTGACATGGGAACAATAATCCGCTAAGTTTTTTGTATACCCGTTTGCTGTATCAATTAATATTATTTTAGGAGACAAACTAATTGCAACGTCTGTAAAAGAATCTTCTATTTTTAAGGCAATGCCATAATTATCTGCAAGGGGATGTACATTGTGAATAATATCATTGTATCGTATACTTTCTGTTTTGTAAAATCTATGAAATATACCCAAACCACCCAAATCAGAAAGCTGTTTTATGAAATTACCGTCTGTAACCCCAACCATAGGGGATGCTATTAAAGGGAATTTTAGTATAAAAGAATTAGAAAACCTAAAACTAATATCCACATCATCTCGAGAAGATAAAAGAGAGAGCTTTGGTTTTATTAATACGTCGTCAAATTCATAAGTTTCTGGCATGTTTATATTGTTCATTTTAGGGGCGTTCCTCTATCTGTAAACCCGGAGACCATATGTGAGGGAAGTCTCCCCAATACACCATTTACAAAACCGTTGGGAGGAATAATTTGAAAATCCGCAGAGTAGAAGGGGTAGAATATTAAAGCGGGATAATATTTTTCACTCCAAGGAATAGTGGTTATATAATTAATCCCTCCATAAATTGAAGTTCCGAAAAAACTTATGTTCATAGGAAAAATACTATAATCTTTAATTGGTTGTATTGTTATGGCATAGGGGTTTTTTCTTATTGTTTGCCCCCCCGCTTCACTCCAATCATGTGCGGAAGTGCTTGGCATGAAAACACATCTATAAAAACTGGAATGGTCTACATATCCTAATCTCAAACTGGTATATTCGGGATTATCTATATTAGACCTAGAAATATTGCAATCGGATATACTGATTTGATTAACATTTAAACTGCCTTCTGGCGAAATATCTATACCCGAAGCATTGCGATAAGGATTAACGAATGTTAATTTAGACCAACTCTGATATTTGTCTCCTGAACCGTATACATTTTGGGAATGTTTTATTGTTATAGCAAATCCATTTTGCCAAGAATAACCCGCTATATTTTCGACATTTAAATAATATGTAGCATCTGCCACTATCAAATTTTTTGCCAAACTATTTCCATCTAATACAAGATTTTTAACAGAACAACCCGCATTAGGGGTAATACTATCCCCAATTTTTAATAAAACCCCATTACCATTGCCTATCCATTTTATTACAGTCGCTCCTTCCATAATAGGAGGACTGCCCCACATATATCCCAATCTACCAATACCTGCTCCCTCTATTGTAACACCGTTTCCGGAGACAACAAGTGTTTTTGATACAGCATATATCCCCGGGGGGAAATAAACAACACCTCCCGTTTTGGGTAAGTTGTTGATTGCCATATTTATTGACAATATATCATCTGAAATTCCGTCACCTTTTGCCCCGAAATCTTTAACATTTCTTATTTCAAATGCCGAGTAAACGGGGGGGACATAAGAATTGTCTTGTCTATATATTATAGGATGATATACAAAATTTGAATTGGTAGATGTTTCCAGGGGTAATTTACCGGACATTCCACAAGAGGTAACAAATAACCCAAGAAAAAATATTGCAAATATTATCCTTGTTGTTTTTTTATTTTTTTTCACTAAAATAATATATTCCTTTCTTTTTCGATATCGTCAACTATTTTGTATTTATCTAAGACATGCTCTCCGTTTTTATCTTGTTTGAAGCTTATACAATAAAGTATTTTTTCTGTTTCAAATCTATTCTTTTCATATTCTTTCTTATCAACTTTAAAAGAATCTCGAACTCCTTTTGCCAAACAATATATACTAAGACACATATTTTTCGCATCAAAATTTTCTACATATACATATCTTGAGCTTATATTCTTTATCTTTTCACCATTTTTTGCTATAATTTTAATTCTTTCTAAACGTTGATTTTTCCCTAATTTTGAAAGTTCTTCGTGGGTTTTCGCCTCGGTTTCTTTTTGGTAAGATAACGCATGTGTTTCCAGCTTATTTACCCTTCCCCAATCTTCGGCCTGTAATTCGAACAAAGCTAATTGAGGGGGGATTATTTCTCTTACTATTTTCATCACTTCTTCTTCGTAGAAGGAATAATTCACATCATAGTATTCAAAAAGTTTAGTTTTGTCATATTCATTTAATATAGACACAGTATTACCAACATACAAACCTATTTCCCTATTTGAATACTTGTCTTTTTTAATTAAAGCACCGCCATGATTAGAAATATAAAAACGGTTTGTTTTTTGCAAAGTTTCACTATCATTTGCTGTTTTTAATTCCATTGTAAAATTAGAACCTGTTTTTTGAGAAATACAAAAGTCCATAATGTCCCTTGATGCCTCAATTGTTTTTCTAACAGGGACATTATTTATGAAATATTCATATAGAGCCATTGGGACGATTGGCATTCTATATGCTTTCTTTAAATCAATTTCTTTTACAAAGACACCTTTTTCTTTTGTACTTCCGTCTTCTTTTTGGGTAATATATGAATTGACATCTCTTCTAATATATTTTTTATATAAAGAAAACTCTAGTTCTAAATTTGTTTTTTGTTCCCAATCTTTAGCAATCTCATAGTATTTTTCTTCCAATTCTCTCGGGATTACACATACAATACCATCTGTATTGGCACTAATAACATTAATACCGTTTAAATACATTTTTTCTATAAGCATAAGCAAGCCAAGCTGACCGTTTACCGTTGTTGATATAAATTGTTTTGGGTCAAATAACCAAAAATACTCATATCCAAGTTTACCAAAAATAGAGTTGATAGTAATTTTTAGTCCGTCTGCCATAACTTTATCCCCGTCTTTTTTTGCGTTTATTCGCTCCTTTGTTATAGCTTTGAGAACTTCTATAAACTTTGGCCCAAGATGTCGGGGATAGAAGTTATTATTAATAATCAAATTTGGATAATAACTTGCGACATCCATGTCCTGAACAATATGGGTTTCCGTTGTTTCAAATATTCCCGGAGCGTCTTTACTATGCAAGCCGCCTATACCAAGAGAAAATTGACAGCCGGCAAAAAATAATTCTTCTGTATAATGATACCTCTGATAGCTGTAAACAACTCTAGATGCAATTTTTTTGTATAGTTCATTTAATTCCGGTGTTTCGAATTCTATAAAATCTGCAATACAATCTCCTAGTAGTAATTTATCTCTATTTGTTCTCATCTTACGGATTAAATTAATATCTGCACCAAAATCGTTTTTATAAATATGTTCCAAAACAATATTTGCAATTTGGGAATCTGATGCCGAAGTCAAATCAACATGATATAGACGGCTTAAATCTTTTCTCAATTCCCTCAATGGCCTAATTTCATCATATAATTTTTTTGTAATAAGCACATCGTTTAGGTTATAATCTAAAATCATTTTTAATTGCGATTGGTCTACACCACTTGTCGGAGAAATAGGAATGTCTTGTATCTTGTGCCATTTTAGGTTTATAGCAACTTGTTTAAGAGATATACCTAACTTATTTAAACCAAGTATCCGCATTAGGTCAATTGAGTGCCATAAATAATCTTCACTTTTTGGATAGCGATAGGTCAGTACCTCTTTATCTCTACGAAAATTTTCGTCAATTAGTTTTGATGATAAAGAAAATATATTTTTCGGAAAAATTGTGGCCTTATGACTTAGGACATATCTTAAGATAGCATCATCGTATGACAAATTATTATAACCAACCAATATAATTTCTTTATTTAGAAATTTTGAAATTTCAGAATTATCCTTTTTGTCAAAGCCAATATAAAACTGATGTATCTCTTTTTCATTTTTAACATTAACAAAAGTTGCCGTAAATATGTCCTTGAAACTCTCAATGTCATATGCATATATATCCACAGTTTATCCTTTAATAATTCATAGTGGGGGTATATTCGCAGTAATTTCTAACACCACACAAGAAGTTACAGAAATATGTATTGCTATTATTAAATCTAAATTCCTTCTCGTTTTTAATATTTTCAATAATGTTCTTTGCCCAATGTATTGCGTTATTTTGCTCTTCTTCTTCCCAATAACGCTCGATTTCTCTCTTTGCCCTAGGAAACCACAAAATAATTTTGTCTATTTGTAAATTTTTGCATTGTTTTATCCCATAACAATATAAATACATTTGTGTGAAATAACCGTCTATTTTCTTTTTATCAACTTTTTCTTTTTTAGTTCTTTTATCGTTCCAGAACGGAAATGCTGTTTTATAGTCTAACAAAATATTTTCTTTTTTATTTATATCGTATAGTATTAAGTCGGGTCTTCCTTTCATTGTGATACCCGAAATCTCAAAATCTAATTCGCTTTCTACTTCCAATATACGATATTTTTCTTTCTCAAAATAAAAAGTATTAAAAAATTCTACACCTTGCACTATATATTTTTCTTCCATACCCGCAGGGAAAGGAGGAGGAGGGGTAAGCATAACTTCTTTATATTTTCTTGTAAAATAATCAGAAAGCTCGTAGCTTTCTAAAGTTCCATTAAAATATTGTTCAATTGTGTCGTGTACCAATAAACCGTATTCGCCAAAAAAATTATTTTCCTTGGGTTCTTTTTTGTCAATATAAGATAATCTGTAACAATACTTACAATTTTCAAATGTCGTTAGCGACGAATATGAAAAATATATATTGTCCATTATAAAACTTAATAGGGTTTCGAAATTTTCTTTGTTCATAAATTAATAACTGCTTTCCTTATCAAACCATTCTGGCCCGTCTCGGGTTTCTTCTTCCCTAAATGGTGTTTTGTCTTCTTCCCTAACGGGGGTAGAAAATAGCATTCTATTTCCAACAAAGGTTAATGGAAATTCAAAGGTTGGGCCATTTCTATTTTTGAGTATACAAATTTTGGATTGTATAATTTCCCCTTCGGGGTTTCGTCTGTGACGTATCGCCCAAACTTGATGTGCCGCTTTTTCGCCGGCTTGGTTTAAATCTGATAGTTGGGGCGTAGGATTTTTTAATTTTCTATCTGTAATATTTCGATTTAGTTGATGATTTAATATAATCGGAACTTGGAATTCCTGTGTCATATCTTTAATAGCATAGCAAATTTTATCAAACTGTATATGTGTTGCCATACCCTCAAAGGCTTTGATTTGTTCAAGTTGGTCAATAATAACAAGTTTTACATTTTCTTTTAAAAGCTTTCTAATTTTTGAACGAATTTCGGGTAAACTCATTGCAAAAGTATCATCCCATATAATAGGAGATTCTGAAATTCTAGCTAGGGCTTTATTATATATAACCCATTCTTTTTCTGTCAAAATGCCACGATATACATTTCTAAAAGGTAAACCCGTTAATTGGCATATAAGGCGGCAAATACTTTCGTGGGTTGACATTTCTAAAGAAAAAAATCCAACGGGCATTTTTTGTACTAAGCCAACATAATTGGCTATACTTAGGGCAAGGGAAGATTTTCCATCCCCACTTCTTGCGGCACATACAATAAACTCGTTGGAGTAAAAACCACCAGTTTTACTATCGTATCCTTCGAAACCTGTTTTTACTTGGGTTATTTCTCCACTAGCAACTTTTTTTACAAATTCCTGTACCATGCCAACTGCTTGTTGACTTGTTAACATGTTGGTTGATTTTACTCCACCATATAGGGCAATATCTGTAATATCTTTTTCTACCATGTAAACAATATCAACTAAATTTCCGGCTTTTAGGTATTTACGCTTATTATCCATAAGCGTTTCTATTTTTCTAATGGAAGCTTTTTCTTTAATAATTTGAGCATAGGCAATTGCGTTTTCGGGTACAATATCATTCAAATAACGATTGATAAGTTTAGATATATCATCCAAAGTAATTTTGGTTGTTTCTTTTGCTATCTCATTGGATACTGTTATAAAATCAACTTTCATCCCTTGGGCATACATTGTAACAATTTTTTTATAAATAAAACGATTTTTTAGAACAGAAAAATCTTCATAATATAAAATGTCCTCAATTGCGGGTATAACAGCGTTATCAATTATTAAACACGCTAGAACCGCATCCTCCATTACAACCTGTTCCTCATAGGTTATTTTGTTGGCAGAAAAACCAGAGGAATTAATTTTTTCCTGAATGGAAACAGGAATAGCAGGGTCTCTTTTTTTCGAATAAGCTTTTTCTAAAACTTCTTCAAATTCCCCTTTTGGGAAATCCATACGATTAGAAACAGGTTTTAGCGTTTCTCGTGCTTCTTCAATTGAATAACCGTTTCCCGCAAAATCACATGCGACACTAAATAGCGTAGAATTTCTTTCACCTGCTGGAGCACCATTTATTAAAAATTCGAGACTTGTGCGAGATAATCTTGGTTTTTCAACAGGGGTTGTTAAATTTTTTGGATGATATTCTTTTTCCGGAAAAAGATTCTCCAATAACCCATCGGGGATAACTCCGGGGTCATGTTCCCAATCACCTTTGGCACTATATTTACCGGTATATTCTCCTTCTAATATAATGCTCGGAGGGGCAATAAAATAACCGCCTTCTCCACGAGTATCAATTCCTGTTTTTGCGTTTGTACTTGATTTCCCTTTACCAGAAAAAACAATGTGCATTCCCCCGGAAGGTGTAATGGAAACTAGGCCCGCACTATCATTTATATTCCATCTTTGGTAAGTTTCCAAACCGTTGACATGTTTATTGTCAATATCTATAACAAATAAGCCAGACATCCCCGCATTAACCCCGATTAGAGCATCTGGATATATATTCCACCATGCCGTGATTTGGTCTAAATCCAAGGTGGCATCATTTAATCCACGAGATACATACGGGGTTTTTTCTCCGGGAATGACGGTCTCTTTATTTTTTAAGTAGGGAGTGCCGGGTTTTTCCCTGCAAGGAAAAACATACCAACCACGTCGGGCATAATCTAAAGCTTTTTCTAGTAAAATATTTTCCATATTATAATGTTGACCTATCTTAGTCTAAATTACTTTGATTAAACAAGGTTTTTCTAATACCAAAATCTTTTGGAGGTGGTACGATTACCCTGTCTTCCTCTTCTTCAATTTCCAGTTCTTTGACAAAATTTTCATCAATCTTACTGTCTAAAAATGCCTGTCCCCAAAGATTTTTCATTTTTTGAGGTGTCCAATATTCCGGGCGATAAGCATCGTTATTAATTGTCCAATTCAAAAAAACATCAATATTTTCGCCATGTTTTTTATTTCTGTTATATGCAAAATCAATAAAAGAAAGCCACTTGGGATTTGATGTGATTTCTGTTAAATTTAATTTCTTTTCAATTGTTTCTCTTATTTTATTTTTTTCTAAATCAATAATATTAACTTCTTGTGCCTTGTCTCCTAACGCCAAATCCATCCAATCTTTTTTCTCTGGTTTATTTTTTTCCTGCTGTTCCGTTTCCTCTCTTGCTTGGGATAACGCTTGTTCTATTTGTTCTTTTTTGTTTTTCGACCCGGGGGCAGATTCAATTAATGCAATAGATTCTCCACCTTGCTCTTCCCATTGTGCATTTAAAACTTCTTGTCTTACTCTATAACGAATGTAATGGTCTAAACGCTTGTACTCTTCTTCAATTAAATCTAAATCTAACAGTATTTTTCTTGCAGTTCTTTGCTCGTTATATGTCAAACCTGTTTCATATTCAATTTCGTCAGAGGTTTTCCAAATCCAACCATCTTTTGTTTTATCTGTCCAGTATAAAAGTTGGCAAAGTAGAATACTGGCCGTTGTGGAGGTTGTTATTCTTTTTAAACTTGGAAAATATGCAACCGCTCTTCCTAAATCTTGAATATATCTGGTTAATCCCATATTAATCTCCTTTCTCCATATAAATAGGGACTATGGAACACCATAGTCCCTATTACCAAATATTTTATTTTCTAGTAAGGTAAATCCCCATAATCATCTTGGCTCGAACTTTTTTCAAAATCCTTACCTTTTAAAATTCTTACTTTGTCCGCAATTACATCATATGTTGCGCCTGCCTCACCACTTTGTTTTTGAAAAACCCCCGGGTTGCCTGTTTCTGAGTCTGGGCGAAGTCTTCCTGTTACAATTACCCACGAACCTTTGGCACAAATACTATTAACAATTTCACCCAAAGCTCCAAAGGCGGCAACTTTTAACCAAGTAGTTACCTTGTGTGTTTCACCGCCCTTATCTTTCCATTGGTATGTTGACCCAATACGAAAGTTTGTTACCGCTACACCCGTTTCGAGATACTTCATTTCCGGGTCTGCACATAAATAACCTTCGTATTTTAGTTCTTGAATTTGACTAGCCATTTATTTTATGTCTCCTGTTTATTTTTTTGTCTAATTTTTTGTTTTTTATATTAAGCCGGTACTTCTTCAACTTGACTTAATTCAGTTAATTCGGAAAGAAGTTGGGATAACTTCTCGCTTTCCTTAATTGCGTTAGGGTTTGCCGTTGGGTGATATTTTTTCATAACCGCCGTTACTGCCTCATTGGAACTGCCTCCAAGCTTTGTTGCTATCGCAATAATCTCTTGGAGAACACCTTGTCGGGCTACTTCTGGATTTGAAACATGTGATGTTGCCAAAATTTCAGGTGCTTCATCTACACCACCCTGTAACCATTCCATATATCGTTCGCCGATTTCTGGAGTAATTGTAAACCATTTTTGGTCATAAAGACTTGTTCTATCTTTAGAGCCAAACGCTTTGTGGTCAACATCAATTTCAAAAAATACGGTAAATTCAAATTCCATACCTTTTCGTTGCTCTGGTTCTAAACCAACCTTGCGAATAGTTGTTTTGCCGTTGTCGGTTTTTTCCTGTACATATTCTTGTTTAGAACGCATTGTCGCAATAACATGCATTGGGGTTTGAAGCATTTTTGACACAAATTCATTGTGCTTCGGGGTAATATCTCGCCATGCCGCATAACTATTGCCAATTCGCTTGGCAATGTTTTGCTGTTCTTCTAACAAGCCACCTTCTCCACTCCACGCATGTGTCGTAGAATCAATAATGCATACATCCATGCCTGCTTTTTCACACAAATCTAATGCGCTAATATATTTGTCTACTTCAAATGGCGAACGAATTGTTACCGCATTATATTCCCCAATCTTAGTATTTTGATGAGTGGAGCCGACATACAATTCGCCTGAACCGTTTTCGGTATCTATAATCGCAATTTTACTCCACAAAAAATCAGCAGGTTTATCTGGGTACATTTTTTTAACTAAACCATAACCCAAAAGTAAAGCACCAAGCGTTTTTCCACCACCAGAGGGGGCAGAAATACCTAGCTTAAGAAAAGCTTTACTACGTTGGGCTTTTTTCAATTGCAAAAGTCCTTGGTCTCCGTTTGTCATACTGTCTCCTTATAAAGTTTATTTACTAATTCTAACATTGTTTTATTTTGTTCCTCTTTGTCTTTTCCATTTATGTACACTATCATTTCCGAACGTTCATCTCCAAGTTTTTTGGCTATATTTTCGTTTCCTGAAAATTTAGCAATCATAATTAGTCTGTCCGTTTCCAAAAAACCATTTATACTATTTTCTATATATTGATACTCGGATTCTTCTTCTGGAAAAAACTTAGTGGTTTTCACCCACCATATATTATTTCTCCCAATTTTTTCTACTACCGTCTCGGGTATAGTCGTCCCATCTTTTATCAACATTATAAGTTTCATGTCATTTTACACCTCTATTGCTGTGATATAGTTTATAAATTAGCATATTATATTATACCATACTTTCTTGATTTTGTCAATAGTCAATTTCAATTTTCCTCATTTTTTAAGGTAATGCTATCTATTAGAAAAACACTATATTTAAATAAATAATTTTTTGTGTTCGAGCCGGGGTCTCCCCCATTTACAATTCTGAAATATTTTTTATCTTCTATTTTTCTTATAATTTCGCTTGTTTTGTACATAATATAAGCTGTAACATCGCCAGCTTTAGGAACAACATAGATATAGTAATCTGCTTCTGTTGTATTTATGCCCGATTTTTTCCCTCGGCATTCAAATTCGACAGCTATATTGTTTGTATGTTGGCACATAAAGTCTTCTTTAACTTCGAAAGAAACTTCTTTTCCATCTATTAAAGCTAGGATATCATATCTGTGGTCTTTGCCGAATTCCAAAATTTTTGCATTATATTTTTTCTCTAAAATAGCCGCAACTTCTTTTTCTGTTTTTTTGGCAACGGTCAAGTCTTTTATAAAATTGTAGTTAGCCATTTTACTCCATTAATTATAGCATAGTTTTAAAGTTTTGTCAATAGCTTAATTGTTAACGTTATGTAAAAATTATAATAATATCCCAAGTTCTTTTGCAGGAAGGACATCTTTCAAAACTTATGTTGTAGGTTGTATTTTCCTTTAGGTATTTTTCCACATATTTCGCTACATTATCTGGAATTTTTTCATTTATTTTAAAAACACCTTTTTTATTTTGTAATTTACTTGTCTCTATTTCTCCTAGTATCTTTTTCAAATATTCTTCTTTTGTTATTTCCTTTTTCTTTGCAGTTTCTAACATATTCTCCTTTTAGTTTTGGCTTTAAAATAAAGCCAACTTCCTCTGCCAAAAATAAAGCCAAACGACAGTCTTCAAGCTTTGGTTTTATTCTTAAAACCTCATCTTCAGAAATAAAAGTTTGTAACTTTTGAGGAGTTACATAGCCATATATTCTCAAAATTTCACCTATCGCTAATAGCAAAAAATGAAAAGGTACATGGTTCATTTTTTAGCACACTCTTTACATATAAAATATTCAAAACCTTTTATCTGCACAATAACGGCATCAAGCATTGATATTTCTCCATAGCAATAGTGACAGTTTACAATATCCCATGTCTCCAGCATTTCTTTTACATCTTCGTCTTTCTCAAAATAATTTGTTTTATTGCTATTGTTCATTTTTCATTCCTTTCCAAATAGAATAGGTTACAGGTACAACATATTTCACAAATTTTTCTAATGCGTTCGCATAAAGAACCATTTCATATTGTGCATCAGGATGATTTCTCACATTCAAAAAATGAAGCAAATTATGTAAGTCAACTTTCGCATAAAACATTGTATATAAATTGACGGGTAAAAGCATTCTGGCCTGTTCTTTGCATACCCCGCAGTCCAGATAATAACTATACATAGCCAGAGAAAGCCAACTAAATTTTTCTAAATCTTCTAAAAGCTCTTTCTCATTTTTTATATATTGGTCTATACTACCTTGATGATTTTCCTCGCTTTGTTGTCTAAAATGTTCCGGGATATGAAAATCAATATCAACGGAAGTATATCTTCTGCTAACCTCGTTAAAATTCCAAGTTCTGTGGCGCATCCACTGTCGTGCGATAAAAATCGGACATTTCACTCTAAACTTAAATTCTACCTGCTCAAAGGGGGAAGTATGTTGGTGTTCCAACAAATACTTGATTAATCCGGCATCTTTTTCTGCACCTTTGCTTTTTCCTAAGTGAGAAACTCGCGCGGCAGAAACAATAGCGTTGTCGTCTCCCATGATATCTACTAATTCTACAAAACCTTTATCTAAAACATTAACTCTCATACTTTTCCTCCTTATCAAATTTTTCTTCTAGCTGTTCCAATGTATAATCATAGCGAAAGCGTCTAAAAGATTTTTTATTCATTTCTCTCATTGTTTCCCATAATTCGGGGAAGTCTTCGTATACTACTTTGAGATATGGCAACTGCATAATGGGACAACAATAGCAGGAAACTCTTCCAATCTTCTCATACAAACCGCCCCAATCAAAGCCTTTGTCATAGCAATATTCCAAAGCTTGTTTTTCTGTTACTTCCCAATCCACAAGCGGATACTGCATAACTTTCTTTGGGGTACTCTCTTTTACCCTGCTTCGTTCATCGTAGGCAATTCCAATATATTCTACCGTATCATATTTGAACTGTCTCCTAAATTTTTTAATCGTCCAAATCTTGAGCCTTGTACACCATCTAATTCTATAATCAGGCCAGCCATATCCAACTTCACCTTCACGATTTCCTTTTGTAACAACACGCTCTCCAAAATAATAATCGAAATCAAAACTCAACCGGGTTATCTCGTACGGTCTAATATATTCTTCAACCTTTTTGACATGTTCATACGTTTGGGGAAACTCTTTTCCAGTATCAACATATATAATATAGTCAATCGGCATTTGCTTTTCAATCATCATCAGAAGCATTGCGGTAGAATCTTTTCCACCGCTAAAACTTACGATATGTTTCATTACAATTCTCTTCTGTGTTGCTCTATTTTTTTACCAAATTCGTATAAAATATCACTAAGTTCTACCATTTTGTAAGTAAAAATATATGACCAAGTATCTCCGCCCTCTGTATCAACAGAAATTACTTTTTTAGATAAATAAAGACACTCCGAAATAAGTTCAGACAATTCTGGTAATTTTTTGTCCAATGTAGTTTTTAGCATATCCGCATTTGTATTTCTCAACATTTTTATTCTTCTCCAATTTGTTTATCTATATATGCCCAAAAAGCTACAACCGGATTTTCTGTATCCATTCTCCACGTCTTATTTGGATGACCTTCTTTTAAATAAGGGTCATCAATTACAACTGTAAAATATTTTTTATTGTACTTTCTTAATGGGTCATATCGAACAAGTACGTGTTTTTCTGTTTCTCCTATCATAGCCATTAGCTCACGAGTTCCATCTATAGGTCGACCAAGTTTTCTTAATTCTCCAAGGCTAATTGATATAAGCGTATCATCTGGTAAGCTATCTAGACTTCCATTCCATCCTGTACTGCTTCCTGTTGTGTTCATAATAAAATCCTTATTTTATAACATGTTTTTTGAGTATTATAGTAAAATAGAGCTTAAAAATATGCCAAAAAGATACTAAAAAACTATTAAACTAAAAGCGATTATAACACCGATTAGATAAATTATAACTCCGATAGAAATAGCTTGTATTCTAATAATTTTATTTTCTAATTTTATTATATCTACTTTTAGGGATTGATTAGTGGAATAAGTTATTTCCTCACATTCCTTTTCAAAAGATTCAATATCCTTTTTTAATTCTTGTTCAAGTTCGTCAAGCTCCACTTCTTTACTGCGTTTCAATTGCGTAAGTTGCTTCTCTGTAATAAACTGTCCAATATTTCCCAATAAAAACCGTTTATCTTTATCTACAAATGCTCCTTGAATATCACCATATGTTTTATTAAACTCTAACATTGCTCTTGCCGAATTTGCGGAAGCACCGGGGTCAACGGGTGAGGGAATTTCGCCTTTACCTCTGGCAATCCATAATTCAATTTCATCTTTGCTAAACGACATTATAAAATTACTCCTACATTGTATTATTTTGGGTATTCCAGTAATTCCAATTCCGGCTTGCCTCGTTTTTACTTTGAAAATACTGAGTGGCAAGACCGCATCCTAAATTATTGCATATTGCATAATATAAGGTTTTATTTTCTCCTTTGTATAAGCGTGTATCTTCTTCAATTACTACATCCTTATTTCCACAGCGTTTGCATTTACATAAATCTACCATTCTTCGACCACACCTTTCTCTTTTTTTATTTTCGACTTATCTATTATACCACACTTTTTGTTTTTTGTCAAGGGTGGTTTTCCCTTAGCCCAAGGGTGGTTTTCCCTTAGCCCAAGGGTGGTTTTCCCTTAGTCCAAGGGTGGTTTTCCCTTAGTCCAAGGGTGGTTTTCCCTTAGTCCAAGGGTGGTTTTCCCTTAGTCCAAGGGTGGTTTTCCCTTAGTCCAAGAGCAATTTCTCTTTTCTTAGGCCCAATTTTTCTTTGTTGTGTATGCCATTGGGCGGGGTTTTTATTTTTTTCTTTCATGCTTTTCCCTCTAGTATAGTATTCTTGTATAGTATTCTAGTACAGTAATCTAGTATAGTAATCTCTAGTTCATTTAACGAACTTGATGTTGTACATTTGGCCATCTTTACATTGTACATTTCGCCATCTTTATATTGTGCAGTTCGCCATCTTGATGTTATGCAGTTCGCCATCTTTACATTGTACATTTCGCCATCGTAATTTTTTACGATGCTTGTCTAGACAATTGCCTGTGTTTCGCCTTTGTTTTTTGCTGTTTGCCCTCATTTTATTTTAATGTGCACCTTGGCCCACCCCTTACTTTACCTTTTTTTCGTGGCTTTTTTGCTGTTTTGGCCTGTTTTGGGAGACAGGGGGTGAGGGGGAGCATCCTATTCCATTTCCAAATGTACCCAAAACTAGCCACAAAAAGGAACAAATCACACTAAAAAACGCACTATAATAAAATTTTTACCAATATATACTAAAAATTAGCGATAAAAATGTAGACGAACCGGGGTAATTGGGGTCAAAATATTTTATATAAAGAGACAAGCCCTTGGGTTTACTGGTATCGAAAGAAAAAGAACTGGTATCGTAAAAGCGGGAAAACAAATTATACAAATCATCCGTCCTCTGTAAGCGTAGTTGGAACAGAACTACTTACAACTTTAGTTCGGACAACCCCAAATTCTTCGCCCGAATATACTTCGTAGCCAATATTGTCCAAACAATTTTTCTCTGGCCCCACCGCCTTACCCCAAGGTTCGCCGCAATCAAAACCTAACTCATTCCCGGAGTCTGGTCGCTCAACTTTTATCGGTTGGGTGTCGTCAAGCGATTTCTTGTGCTCAATGATTTTATTAGTCACCGTTTTTACATGCTCGGCAAACTCACTTTCGGTTGGATGGGGAACGTCGTCGAATAAACCCTCACTCGGCTCCACCGGCTTGCCCATTATCATCGGCGGGTTAAAAGTAAATACCGGAAAGCCATCCACTACATTCTCGGCATCATCCCCTGTACCACTCGTACCTGCTAGCTCAACCGGCTTACCCAAAATCTCGTACAGCAGAACACCGATAACACCAACGATAACACCGGCGATGAAGGATGCAAGGCATTTTAGCTTAGTCATCACTCCCCCCCTGCCGATATCCTATTGTTTATTGCAACTCCAGCAGAAGAAGTAGGGTTTATATGGTTAAATTCGTAGCCCACCGGTATCTCGCTAGAATAATTATCCCCTGTTAGCTTTTCGAGCATTTTTTCAATACGCTCAACTCGCTCCAATATATTGTTTATCTTCTGCTCCATCGTGTATGGTACTGGGTAGTCCATCACTCCTCACTTTCTTGACTGTCTTCTATATCCCCTTTTGCTCGGTCATATCCTGCCATGATTGCATTGGCGAACCATCCAAGCATTGTGTCACCGTCCTTCGGTATAGATGGATATTTTTCTATGGTTTTCAGCCATTCATCTACCCATTTTTGCGCGTTAAATTCACCTACTAAGGTATTTGTCATCACTCCTCACCTTCTATATACAAATGGTCTTTTAGCAACTCCTTCATGGTTTCTATATTCATATGGCCATCATAGTTACGACCATATCGAACTCCATAAACGAACACTCCATTGACATCTAACTCCAGATACCCCCACCTATACCTGATATAAACCTGCTCACCGTTTTTTCCTTCCCCCTCCCATTGAGCCGGACGAGCCATACGGGTATTTTCTAGCTTAGTTATGTTTATCACCACTCCTCACTTTCTTTTTTCTAAATCATAAAGTATAGCAAGAGCAAGTAATTCCGCTTGCTTCGTGTCTAGTCTTGGTGCAAGCTCATCATTGCCGGGGGTAGTTACGACACTATATCCTGTAGGATTGCCCCTCAGCTTAAAGCCGTAAACCGTCACCGAGCCACATTCTTTGTTATCTACGCTAAAGATACACTCCATTACTCCTCACTCTCCTTGTCTCGAACTGACATATCATAAGGCAAGCCATCCCCGTTTTCATGCCAATCTAGAAAATAAGGGTTATTTTCCAAAAACTCACGAGACTTTGATGACCAAGTTCTTGCTTTTTTCATCAGAATAAATGAGCCAGTTAGAGAAATAACATATGCGACAAGAAACAGTACTAGCCATATAGGCTCAGCCATCACTCCTCACTTTCTATTTTCAACCATTCCCGACGCTTTTCCCATAAGATATTTGTCAATGCTGTTTAATCTCCAGTGTTTGCCGTGTAGTTCTCCCTCATTGGGCAAATAGTCAGATATGCGGCAGATTGGACAGGTTCGAAAAAAATCTTCATCATCTCCAAATCGTATTTCCCAAATGGCGTGGCAATAGGGGCAACTCTTATAAAGTTTTCTTCTTTCCATCACTCACCCTCACTTACTTGGGGGCATGCGTGATATTCTATGTAATTTAGCGCCTGCTTAAGGTTCCTGTCTAATTCGTGACAAAGAGAAATAAGGGATATTACATCCGCCGCTGCATAATCACCATCGGCAACTATTAATATTGCTTCGTCCCTTGATTTTTCAATCAATTCTCTAACTGGATTGTCATAATGCTCTCTTAATCTAAGTAGATATTCTTCAGTAAATCCCATATCACTCCTCACTTTCTAGACTGAAACTGATACGCTTTTCGTTTTCGGCAAACATTTCTATTTCTCTCCACAGTAAGTCAATGTAACCAACATAGTCATACTCGTTCTCTGTTTTCTTTACTAAAGATAAATTGCCAATGGTGTTAACACAAACCATCCAGTCGGGAGGGGCCTTTTGTAACATAGTAATCAAATCGTCTACTCTACATAACCTTACGCCATTATTGCTCACTTTCGTCATTTCTCACCTTCGTCATTTCTCACTTTCGTTTTCCAATAACCTATGGATACAATATTACACCATCGTCCCTTAGCAGAAAAATGCCGGGAGGGTCGGGTATAGTATCATTAACAATAATATCAATTCCATTAAAGCCAACTCCACTTATAGTGGGCGTTCTTGTATCTGTCTGCTGTGCACCAAAAGAAATTCTATGAAGCTCATCATACATTCGTTGTGTAACATAAATGGCCTTTATCACTTATCCTCGCTCGTTATTGTCGTGCCACAAGGGACATTCTTTAATCCAACCTATAAAACTTTCCTGACCAGTATCATATCTGTAGTAATCATATAGAGCGAGAAGGCTTAGAAAAAACAAAGAAATAATTATCCCAATTAGCATCACTCCTCACTTTCTTTCTTGCACATATCTAAGTACCTAATTATTAAATCCATGTTGTAGTCTCTTTCAACAACAAGCGGACACCAATCGGGGCGGGCATACATATCGCTTATAAGGTTATCTACTGTACTTACAATCATAGCAAGACAAACGTATTCAGACGATTCATCATCATATATACTATAGGGACAACAATAGCAATTTTCCGGCATCTCGTCTACAATCACTTTGATAATTTTCATCTTATCTCTCACTTTCATCCACCCTCATTTCATTATTGATGGTTGAATTGCCCTTTCCTTTAAAAATAAACTTGCCGATTTTTTCATTGTCTTTTAGTTCCATAAGCGGACACCAATCAGAACGACCATCGCCCACAACCTCTTCGCCAATGAAATCACAGTAGTGTTCGTCACATCCCTCCCAATCTGTACCTTTATGTGGGGTGTAAGTTCTTAAAAAGTCACAATCTAGGCAAGTTTTAGGCATCTCGTCTACAATCACTTTGATAATTTTCATCTTGTGTATTCTAAATAACCAAGTCCCCCACACACGGGACATTCAAATTCAATCAAAACCGAACTCATCTTATTGCTTTTTCCTTTCGCTTATGTCCCCTATAAGCATACATATACAACCCATTGCAAACATACCAAGCACAAACAGTACACTACCGCCAAGCAGATAGCATATCATCGAAAGAATCCCGCTAATTACAAGCAATATAGCTTTTATAGCAAACATTACACTCCTTACTTCCCAAACAAAAAAATTAATATCGAGAGTAGAATAAAACAAATACCTTTTAGTACATGCTGTTGCTTATCGTTTTTTTGAAAAAAATAGTCGCTACCATAATATACGGAGATAACCAAATAAGCAACACCGCTTAGAAAAAATATTATGCTTATAATTGTGCCTACCATTATTTGTCCTTTAACTATTGTTTTCTCTAGAAATACTGTTATTATAGTACGTTAAAATATTCTCAGCAATTCCTTTTGCCGTTTCTTTCGGAAGGGCAATTACGCTTGTGTATTCTGAAATATAAATATAGTTCCCGGAAGACCATACGTGTACCGGCGATTTTCCGTCTTCGTTGTCCCAGATTTTGATATAGTTTACATATTCTGCCATATTCCAGTTCCTTTCTATGCTTTTTACCTTTGTTTTTACCTTTATCTATTATAGCACATAATTCCATTTTTGTCAAGTGCCAGTTTTGTTTTTTGCCCTCCGGCTTTTTTTGTAAATGAAGTTAGGGATTTTCTTTTTTGTCCGGAAGTTGTATATTGATTTGGCGTTCTGGTTTTGGCGGGAGATTAAAATTAGATTAGAAAAACTGAGAAAGGGTGTGATTTAGCTACGGGCCGGCCTAACTCGTCTCAATTCCAAGTCATTTGTGTAAATTCCTCAATCCCTCAATTCCAAGGTATCACCTAAAAAACATACCCCTCCCCCCTTGTCACGTTGTACTAAACAATCAATATTATTTTACTAATATTATAATTATAATAACCAATCAACGAAAGAGAGAAAGAGAAAAGAGAATCAAATAAATAAATACAGTGACCATATACTGCTACCCATTGTAGCTATATATAAATAGAAATAGCGAGAGAGAAAGGGGAACAAACAGAAAGAGAGGGTTATATATACAGTATATACCCCACCCCCCTACCTCATGCGTGTATTGTACACACAACCATTGATATATACATATAAACATATATACTACTACCACACACGTGTTTTATCTCAAAAAAATAATTGTCCTTATTCATATTTATAAATCTATACATATATGAGAGTTGTATTTATTTATATATATGCGGCGGCGGGAGAAATATAAAATTTTAAATTTTTTTATTTTTTTTATTTATACATCTTGTATACTGTTGTCCTGTGGTGCGCTATGTGTGTATAGTATTATAAATATTATTTAAAATAATATATAATATATATTATATAATATATAATATATATTATATATCTGTGATACCCTATATGTAGATAGAGTATCTGTACCACAATCCTTGTCTATAACATATATGTTGAGGTAGGTATATAAAGAAAGGGGTTATCAAAAAACAGTCCAAAAGATAAATTAGGGGATTTCTTCCAAAGAAACGCCTTTACCTACAAGAGTTGTATATTATTAATATATATGCGCTCTCCCGGTCTGCCCCGCCCCAATAAACGTTTTGCTATTATAAAAGGTTTAGATATAGTTATGTAGTAGGCTGGGCCGCAAATAAGGAAATAGAAATAAATAGAACAAATGTGCTAAAAAATAAATAAATAGAACACAACAGAAATATCGCAAACAAAACCTTTTATTTTATAATCATCAAACTATTTGTTATCCGCAACACATTGTCTTCGTATACCTCTTTCATGTTTGTACTCTTCTCTTTGTCTCCCACAACAGTACCATTATTCAACATATATTTTATAGCAATTATAATTGGAATTTACAGAGGGAAATAGAGGGAAACCCTTGGGGAAATAAAGGGATATCTCATAGAGAAAATAGCCCAATAAAAAAATTGCCAAAATACCTCATCGCAAAAGCCCTATAATATAGAAGTTGTATATTATTTATATATATGCCGCTTTTTTAACGCATATATAGTCAGATGACTATACGAACTAGGCTATATTTTTTAATTAGAACATTTAATCTATACAAATGTTCTAATTTAAGACTATACGAAATAAGACAAAAGTGGTCTGATTTAGACCGGCCCAAATCGGACAAAAACGGTCTGATTAGTCTTATTTATACCTAGGCAAATCGGACAAAAACTATCCGAATTATCCATTTTTTAACATTTCAAATAAGACAAAAAAGGTCTAATTTGTGGGTTTTTTAACATTTGAATTGGACAAAAAAGGTCTGATTTATCAAAATTAAATGTTAAAAAATAGACAAGTGTCTATTATTTTACACTTGTCTGTTATTAGATTATTGTCTATCTTTTAACAATATACAAACCTTATACACACTTAAACAAAAAAATAGTCCAGTTCCTCAAACTGGACTATTTTTATCTAATTAGTCTATTGGGATATTCGTTCACCCTGATGCCGTGAGACTACACGAAACTTGTCCCAAGTTCCGAGCTTGAAAATTTTACCGAGGTTTGCTTCAGCTTCACCAATAAGCCCAGAAACCTCACCGGGGATGAAACCGCATCCTTTGTAACCAAAGTAACCTAACAGGTTGTCGATTGCTTCCCATTTGCTAACTGTCTGCCATTTATCTAAAATTTTGAACTCATATGATAAAATCATTGAAACCTCCAAGGTCTAATTAGATTATACACTAATAATAACAGGTTTCCAGTATAATTACAATACTTTAATGTTAACATTTTGTTAACGATTTTTTCACGGTATAATCTGGATAAAATTAGTATGATTTATACCTCTTAAGGCTATACGAAATATACCAAATAAAGCCTGAGTAATACGACCCTTTTTATCTTATTTATACCTTGCGCGAATAAGACAAAAAAGGTCTGAATTGTCATAATTAGATATTTGTCTAACATTATACAGCGGGTATAAGGTTAGATATTTATCTAATTCGGACAAATAAGGTCTGATTTGTGGGCCGCCTGCGGCGGCTTTGGGCCGCTTGATTCTGAATACAAAAGGCCCGCTCAATTCCGACTAAGTTTATCCAATTAGTCTTATTTCCAATTGGGGGGGGTAGGCCATTTAAGTTTAATAAGGCCCATCTCAATTCCGACTAAAATTGTCCGATTTATACCTAGGCAATTCGGACAAAAACGGTCTGAATTGTCGTGTTTTCAAATAAGACAAAAAAGGTCTAATTTGTCTTATTCAAATAAGACAAAAATAGTCCAATTCCTCCAATTGGACTATTCTGACTAAGTTTATCTAATATGGGTTAGTTGATAATTGCACATTCAACCTTGCGCTCACCCGTCCATCCCTTTGCTCTCTTGGTATCACTGGCTTGAGCGTCTGCTTTAATTTGCTCAATAAAATCCTGACTTGCAAATTCAGCAACTTCTTGCTCTGTCATCACCCAACTCCCACTTGCTCCGTTTACAATCCATTTTGTCTGCATGTTTTGCTCCTTGTCTGTGTTTGTTTGATATATATAGTATAGCAAGTTTCGATATAGTTGTCAAGCCTTTTATGTTAACAGATTGTTAACGATTTTACAATTTAAAATGTGGGCATTTTTCGTACTTATCATGGTTTAATGTTTTGTGTTTATCGTCAACACTATTTAACCATAATGTTTTAATTTTAAGATTGTGTGTCATCAAAACCATGCATAAATCGTACTCTTCGTTATATTCCATTCGAAAAACAATTTTAGCAATTTTACCTTCAATAATACCAATTTCAAAGATATCAACTTTGCTTAAATTTATCTCCGATGGCATTTCGATATAATCGACGTATCTGTCATTAATAGCCTCGTCCTGTGCATGAACTGTGTACCCTATTCTTATTGTCTCATCTTTAAGAGTCAATTTGGGCATGTAGATATCTCTGTGATATAATTTCATTTCATTGTCTCCTCGTGTGTTTTTCATATATATATTATAGCACTTAAATATTAACAGATTATTAACGTATGTTAACGGATTGTTAAATCTTTTCGGGGTATAAATAAGATAAAATTAGTATAATTTATATCCATTAAGACTATACGAAATAAGGGAAAATTTAGCGGGAAAATCAGCGGGAAAATCAGCAGGAAAATTAGATGGAAAATTAGAACATTTAATCTGATTAAATGTTCTAAAAAATCACGGTATAAATCAGACAATTATGGTAGGAAATAAACCTCTTAAGACTATGCGAAATACGGGAAATAAAGCTTGACAAATAAGACAAACTTGGTCTTATTTATACCTAGGCAATTCAGACAAAAAAGGTCTGATTTATCATATTTAGGCCGGCCCGCAATTCAGACAAAAACGGTCTGATTTGTCCGAATTAGACAATCGTCTAACATTATACAATTGTACAACGTTAGACAATTATCTAATCTGGACAAAAACGGTCTGAATACTCCATTTTTTAACATTCTCAAATGTTAAAAAATAGACAATTGTCTATTTCTAGACAATTGTCTATTATTTGAAAATTGTTAACATGTTGTTAACACACGAGATTTAAAATATGAACTAGAATCCTATTATCAATCAAACAAGCGAGAGAGGATTAAAATGAACTACACAGTTATCAAAACAAAAAACAATATTACCACTAAGGAAACCGTAATTTCAGGAAGTGCAAAGGAAGTAAAATCACTGGTAGGAAAAGAATTTCAAGCCGACAAGAGTCTTGCCTTTGCTCAAGTTTTGGAAGAACAATTTTCAATCTTGATTCTTCAAAAGAATCCCGTCACTGGGAAAATGATTAACCGCTTCAGTGCGTAAACAAAAAACCCAATTCGGATAGAAATTATCCGATTTGGGTCGTGGCGATTGTATGAGGTTTGTACAAGCTTAATCGTACAAACCTTATACGTTGTGCAAACATTATACATTGTGCAAACATTGTACATTATACAAACCTTGTACATTATACAAGCCTTATACATTGTACAAACATTGTACAAAACTCTGGACACCGGGCCGGCCCCCGATTTTGGAGATTTGGGCCAGCTTGATTCCTAGATTAATTCCTAGCTTAATTCCTAGATTAATTCCTAGCTTGATTCTAGCTTAATTCCCATTAAAAAATATCCATCAGCACTGATTGAGCCATAGCTCAAACTCGTAATCTGTTACACTATCGGGATTGCATACCGATTCCCCGTTATTCCCCCCCGTTTCCAAAAATTCACCATGTAAATCCTCAAGGCAGTTCTCGCAAATTTGTGTAACACCAGAACGGGCATGGCGGGTTCCAAAGAATACAACTTCCTCACACTCGCGGCAGGGGCCTAAAATTATTCCCCAAGTGGGTCGAGCATCTGGATTAAAAATTTTGAAATTCATATTTTCTGGCATTTTACTTTTCCTCCTGCTCTGTAATAACTTCTGAAATAACAATAACAGGGTCAATGTCCTGTATCCCCATCTGTGAAAAAATTTCTACCATCTGTTCGTCAAACGTCATTTTCAACTCCTTGATAATTGTTTGATATAAACAGTATAGCAGATATGAACCCAAAAGTCAAGCGTTTATGTTAACAGGATGTTAACATTTTTAAATCTGACAATTCGGATAGGATTAGTCCAATTTAGGCCGGCCCAAATAAGACCATTTCAGTCTTATTTGAGCAATATTCTTAGTAATCTTCGTCCCATCTTTCCCCACAAGCCGCAGGGTCAAACCACGCTGGAGGCAGGTCACTCACGGGTAACCATCCCGAAGGTATGCGGGTTGAATATTCGGGCACTTCTGCCCGGGGATATAACGCTTGCGCTTCCGCAAGGGTCTTACAATGGGCAAGGCGATTGCGAGCATATTCCCCCGCCAAAACACTGTCCTCTGGATATTCCCCATGACCAAACACAACCCAATGGGGTTTCTCAAATTCGATGGTATAACTGTGATAATTGAAATTCATTTTCGACTCCTCTAAACATGTTTGAATGTGATTATAGTATAGCGGATAATTCCCAATCTGTCAAGGACCAATTTATAAGGTTTGATAATTCGGACAAAAATGGTGCAATTTGGGCCGGCCCAAATCGGACAAGTTTTGTCCGATTAGGAAAAACTGGCGGGAAAAAACAGCGGGAAAAGCCAGCGGGAAAAACAGCGGGAAAACCGAAGGGAAAATCAGCGGGAAAATAATTTTTCCAGCAGGCAAAAAGCGACCATTGCCAAACACATAATTACAAAAAATAGTTCCATTTTAATTCACTCCCTCTTTGTGAAATTACAGCAATCTTGGTCAATATCAAAAAAGCTTTTGGTGAAAATACCGTATTTTTCAAAAAGCTTATATGCACCTATTTTACTAATTTCCCCTTCCTGCATCAAAACCATAATTGCCATAAGCTTCATATCTTGCGTGGTATTTTCACTATCTAAAATTTTACGAGAATCTGCTACATATTTATTATCCATTTTACACCTCTCTTATACGTTGAAAATTTTCTTGACCAGTAAAACCAAGGCAAAGTAAGTAACCGTAACAATTAGAATAAATAAAAGTCCCATTTTATACCTCGAATATTAACAAATTATCGACAACACTCGTGGACAACACAACACGCATTAGGCGAGCCTGAGCGTGTGTTAAAATAACACGGTTTTTAATATCACCGTCTTCTGTAATTGTAAACTCCACATGATTTTCTGTCAAAGGCAAAACCCAGATAAACATATGGAAAGTAGGGATAATGTCTTCTACTGAATTTATAATTTTCCAAAAAATACTTGGGTGTCCTGTTATCTGTTCAATTTCATGCTGTTCAAAATTCATTTTAATCTTTCCAAGTATGATTTATAATTCGGGGCAAAGCAACATTTTCGCTTTTGAAAACTTCTAATTTGTCAACATTAATATCTAATACTTCGCAATCTCTATTATATCGGTCAACAACCCATTCTTGCGCCATTTTAATTGCGTCTTCTTCCGAATTAGACAAAATTGAGATTCTTAATTCAGTTTCCCAGTTCCACGTATCTGTAAAATAAACCCAATATATATTCATTATGTTTTCTCCTTGTGTTTGTTTGATATATATAGTATAGCAGATAATCCCCGACTTGTCAAGGGCCAGTTTCTAAATCTGACAATTCAGAATTTAATTGTGATAAACGAGTTACAATTTCTTGCATCTCTTCTAGAGATAATGCAAGAAAACCATAATTATCTCGCATATTTTCTTCCATATAGACCTGTCCATTTTCATCTAAATATACATTAACACTTGACGAACTAAATAAAAATTCCATTTCAAATCTCCTTGTCTGTTTGTTTACTATAATTATCATATCATATTGGCCGGAGGTTGTCAAGGGCCAGTTTCCAAATCTGACCATTTTTATCCACTTTGGGCCGGCCCAATTCGGACAAATTGGGTAGGAATTATCCAAATTACATAAACCAAAAAAGCCCGAGGAGGGCGGGCTTTTTGGACTTGCATCAAACAAACATTGTCATTATAATTCTGTGTACAGGGTTCGAACCTGCTCAGGCGAATGGGGCCATATCACCCTTAGACCATGCTTAATTCTCGTCAGTATTAAGCCACAGAACCTTGCAAAGCTATCTGCGCTTGATAACTTTTGACCAGACTCAGGGGAGGGATTCGAACCCTCATCTTCCTCACGACAAGGTGTTTTACCTATTACTTACACTACCTACCGAGTCTGGTCAAAAATCATCAAACAAGTATACGCTTGATAATTCTCTGGTGCAGGCTGGAGCAGATTCCAACTCACCCTGACCAGTGTAGTCACTTCCCGTCCTCAACCTAAGATGGTTCACTAGACCTTCATACGGGTTGATTATTCCGTCTCTGGGTATGCTAAAGGCATTTTCTGCACCAGACAATTATCAAACAATTTTTAATGTGCTATCTAACTATCTATAGTATATCCGTTTCCAAACATTTTGTCAAGTAAATTATGTTAACGTTTTGTTAAGAACTTCTCAAAAAATTATATCACTGCTAGTGTTGCGGTATCAGCAACGTTCCCTTATCCAATGGGCGAGGCTCCCTGCCCGAGCACTGAGTCACCAATCCATTCGCCTGTTATTCCTACCTTTCGAGTATGACAAGTACCCTATTTCTTGGATAACTTTCTGCGATTTCTGCATCCCGAACTAGCTTGCAAGCATATCGGTCTTTATTGGATAGCCTAGCAGTGATATAACTTTTTAAGGTTCTTACTCGTGGACACGTTAGGTTTAAGTCCCATTGACTGTACCCTAGCGCACTCGGTGGCGTTGCCACTTATTGCTTCGGTGTCCGTTCTCGAGTATATATATTATAGCAGATTTCACGAGCGTTACTAGTGACAAATGTCATATTTTAATATGACAAATGTAATATGCCAATTCGGATAAATATTGTCCAGTTTGGGCCGGCCTAATTTGGACAAAAACTATCTTATTTGTCCAAGTTAGGCAATTATCTAATCCCATGTAATCCCCAGAATATAATCGGATGCTTTTTGTGCTTCTGCGGATGCTGTTAAAATCATTTGGCGATTGTCCTTTAATACAGTTAACCAACTGGCGATATAAGCGGTTGAATTTGAAATCGTGCTATCAATTTTAGATTCTGCACAAAGAAAAGAAGCGGTAAGTTCTGCAATTAATTCCTCAATGCTGTATTTTTCAGAACCAAAACGGTCATAATTTGCAATTCCAATTCTGTTTAATCTTTTTTCATGTCCCGTAGAATGTGCCATCTCATGAAAAATAGTGCTGTAATAGGAATCTGGTGAGACAAAAAATTCCTTCAAAGGCATTGTAATTTTATCCTTTACTGGATAGTATGCCGCCTTATCGCCGCCAAAAGAAAAGGCGGGAGGGTTAGGCATTTCCGATATAATAGTTTCCGCTTTTTCCAGTGGGATAAATTCTTTTTCTTCTGGAACTTCAATTTTCTCACATTCTACTAGCTGTGAAATACTCCAAACCTTATAATAACGCAACATCGGGAATGTCTCAATTTTACCGTCACCATCTTCTTTTTCAATCCATTTATAAAATGCAATATATTGAGGACTCTCACCTTTTTTAATTGTCCAACCATTTTCATTAATTGCTTTAAAGGTAATCCAGCGATTAATCCAACCCTTATCTTCTGCCACAAAAGACAATATCAACTGATTGAGTCCGCGATAGGCTTTGCGTGTTACGTGATTGCAAGCCATCCCCTCACTCCAAGGTTTTTGCCAAGGAATTTTACCTTTTTCCAACCCCTCGATGATTTTGTCGGTTACAATTTTTCTAATGTCAACTTTCATTTTAGACTCCTTGTGTGTGTGTGTTTGTTTGTAACCTTATCTTATCATAATATAAGGCAAAAGTCAAGCACCAAAATAAACGTTAACAAAACGTTAACATTGCGCTTTTGATTATGACAATTCGGATAAACTTGGTCAACTTTGGGCCGGCCCAAATCGGACAATAACTATCCAATTTGGGATATTTTTTATTTTACCAATCGTTATCCTCCCCATAATAACCGTAATCCTCATCCGTTCCCCATCCAATGCTGGCAAGCGCAGAAGTGGGGTCGCCATCCATATCGCCAGCATCATAGGGGTCGTCAAAATCCTCATCTTCCCAGTCGTCAAGCTCTGGGTCAATATCCAAATCCCAATCATCTCGACAATCACCCGTCAAAAATTCATCACCGCCAAAACCAAAATCCTCACGCATTGTAAACTCCTTTTTCTAATTGTTTGATGTTTCAATAATATCACGGGTGCAAGGGGTTGTCAAGGGTAAAATTACAAAGTCATAAAACTCTAATTTTATTCTAATGTAGACAATTCAGATAAACTTAGTCCACTTTGGGCCGGCCCAAATCGGACAACTTTTATCCGAATTGGGGATTTTCATATCCTTTCACTTTTTTACTTTAAATTCAATTTTTCCAGTGTCAATCCCGTGTTGCACAAGTTCGGTTATCACTTGATAACACAACCCCACACCCACAGCCACACCCAAACTAAAGATAAATAAAAATTGAAAAATCATTTTACCACATTCCTTGTCTATTGGTTGATGATAACAGCTAAACATTTATTAAAGTGTGGACAATAACCGCAACAACCAAACTTTTCCCAATAACGGTTTGCGTCTTCAAGTGTTGCGTCTGGCGACAATGAACCTACGGCAATGAGAACCGCCAAACACAATTTTTCCTCGAGCTTTGCCTGTTCTACTTTTTCATACATTGTTTGTGTCATTATTTTTCCTCAATATCCTCTGCGTGCATCTCAATAAAATCAAGTGAGGCATCTGAGGAATAGGTATATTCTGGATAATCCTCCATAACACCCTCAACCATTGCATCCCAACTCGTGTAAACCTTATCGAAAAATTTGAAAGCCATTGTTTTCTCCTGTTCTGTATGTTTGACTAGATATAGTATAGCAGATATTTTTGTGCTTGTCAAGGGTTAAAATGACCAATTTGGCAAATCTGATAATTCGGATAAACTTAGTCCACTTTGGGCCGGCCCAAATCGGATAAAAAAGACCTAAATTGTCCGAATTAGAGACAATTAAAACCCCCTCCTATGGTCGACCCGCAATATCTCGGGGAGCTTTACACCAATCGGAGGGGAATTTTACAAATTAGAACTCATATTCGCCGTGCAGACTCATCCAGCATCGACCAGAGCAAAGACCTTGCTCAGCCCAAGCGGGAGGGGTGAAGGCATCAATTTCACGCCCACATTCGATACAATCTCGAACGGGTAAAAGTTCAACATGGTCATTGAGCGCATCAAATTCTGCCTGTGCTTTAACTTCTGCAATCCAGCCAGCATCGACAGAAAAAGGCGAACCTGATGTAATCTCATTTTTTACAGCTTGCATGTCCTGCCAATTGTCCATATTTGCTTCATATTCTACAATATTGCTAAACATAATTTGCTCCTTTTTGTCTGTGTTTGATGATATAAGTATAGCAAATTCCAGAGGGATTGTCAAGGGTATTTTAGACTTTTTAAGGTTAGTGCAAGACTTTTTAAGGTTACTATACGAAATAGAAAATCTGATAATTCAGACCTTTTTAGTCCAGTTTGGGCCGGCCCAAATGCGACAAAAACTATCCGAATTGTCCACTTTGAAAACTTCAGCGGGGCTTCGGCTACACGAATAAAAGGCCCGGCTCAATTCCGGGGCCTAGGTTAATTCCAGTTAAGTTTAATTCCGGTGTCAATTCCAAACAAAAAAGCCGTTAGACGTTAATCTAACGGCCTTTAATCTCAAATTAATGTTATGCTTTGGCAGGTTGCGTGCCGTGTAACATATTGGCAAAGCTAGTACCTTGCATAATGTATGTATAATCTTCCGCCATATTGGTTTGGCAAGCGATAGGGACTTCTAATGCAACAGCTTGCAGGCGTGATTTTACAACATATGCAACGGGTTGATTTTCAAGTTTGTGGTCAAGTTTACCGCCATAAGAATAAACAAGTTTGAAATTATCAGGCTTACAAAAATCAACATATTGTATAGCCTTTGTATACCCAAAGAAATCAAGGTCGGGGCGAGATTGTGCAACTTTAACCCATGCCTCAAAATAATACTTTGCAAAAAAATCACCGCTTGAATGTATGCGAATAATTTTAGCATAAGAAGGTAAGCTATTTAAAATTAATTGAGCTATTTCGTTAGTTGTTTTACCCTTTATTAATTCATAATTATACCAGTGTGCTTTGCGGGCATTAGTAGACCGCGCCTCACCGCTTGACGCATAACAGCGATAAATCATATTCCCACCATCCGTGATTTTACCCGTAACCCTATGAGCTTTTGAAAGACAGATATTAGCATAAGGGCAAGTATGACCTGCGGGCAAATCAAATCCCAAAACCGAACGTTTTGGTAAACCTAATTCAACCGCCATTGATTTTAATTTTCTGTTACCATGCGAGAATTTTAGCATATCCATTTTAGACTCCTCGTGTGTGTTTGATGTAAAATAATGATACCACAAATTCAAAATCTGTCAAGGGCAAAAACACAAAATTAGAATATTCTAATCTAATTTTAATAATTGCATTTTCAAAGTGGACAAATAAGATAAACTTTGTCAGGTTTGGGCCGGCCCAAATGCGATAAAAATTATCCGAATTATCAAGCTTGAAAAAAGAAAACATTTTACCCCGGGATAGTGTTTTCTATAAATTGCAGAATGAATACCCCGGGGGGAGATGGTGGGGAAAATTGCCCGGGGAAAATTAAGGGGGAAATTAAGGGGAAAATTCCCCGGGGGGAAATTCTCCGGGGAAATTTCATCAAACAAACATTAAGAGAAAATTAATCAAGCAAATTATTATATGCCTCCCTATTTAAACTCAGGAGAAAATACTTCATATCATCAAAAGCCTGAATTGGGGCTTCAAATTTGCCAGTGTGCATATTTCTAAAATAGTCATTATAATACCATGTTTGACACCATGTTACAATTGACCATTCAAGGGGATTTAATGTTATCTCTTCTCCAGAAAACGGATTTCTAGCTTTGCCTTCTGTTTTATACTCATGCCAGTATGAAGTATTTTGCGCTTTCTTTAAACCACGAATAAATCCCCGTTTTACTGGCTTGCCGTTAACTTTTATATCAATAATTGTGCCATTTTCACGAACAATTTCATAATTTTTTGACATTAGTAAACTCCTTGTGTATGAACTTAACTATCTATATTATAAGGCATTTTGCTTGTTTTGTCAATGGGTTAAATCAAATCTGCTAATTCGGATAAACTTGGTGGTGTTTGGGCCGGCCCAAATCGAACAATTTTAGTCCAATTTCTTGCAATTTTCACAATATACGTGAATATCGTCATCCCCACCAAAGCCATAGTAATAACTATCTTCACATCCGCATAGGGGACAGGGTTTGACATAATAATCTGGTTCTGGTTCTTGTTCTGGTTGTTCAGACCACCAACCCCCACCCCAACGAGCCTCAATAGGTTCCCCATTTTCTAAACAGCCCCTTGCAATATCGTCATATAAATCACCCATTTTATTATATTGTGCCTTGCACATCTTGAATTTCAAAACTACCCGGCCCATTGCCTTCATCATCCATCAAAAACCAAACAAGTTTTTTCTGTCCGTTATTTGACAATTCTAATCCATAGAATTCTCCGGAATTGTCTTTTGCCAATCCGACAATCCTATATCCAACCAATTGCCGTAACTCTCTGAGATAAAATTCTATTTGTGAGTGTGTCATTATAAAACTCCTTCTTCTATTGTGATTTTAATATACTTGCTTATTGCAAACATTTGATTGAATTGAGTATGCTCTTTTTGCATATCCTCTGAAATAAAACGAGCATATACATCCCCACCATCGTCAGCAAACTGAGCAATTTTAATAGTGCCGCTATCCTCTGTCCAAATGTCTGTCAGGTATGCTCTTATTGTAATTTTCATTATAAAACTCCTTTTTTATTTTCTACCACATTAATATTCCACCTCTATCGCCAACACCGATTGATTTCCAAGATTTCGGAAATGTCTTTTCGTGTTCGTCATTCGGGTCGGAAAATGATTTTACCTCAATTTGACCGTGCCAAGAGTTTAGTTTTACCAGTATTTTTTTTTCTTTCTCGCCAATCTGGTAATCTGTACCAGTTAAATCTATTTCTAAATAAAAGTCTTTACCATCCATTTCAAACTCCTTTTATGTGTTGTAAAAATTTAGTTTGTTACCTTCGCCATCCAGAGAGATAGCGTCACGGGTTTCATTGTGTGTAAACTGGTAAACAGCTTGCCATTCAAAGTCACATTCTACACAGCTTGCGGGTTGCCAAATACAACTATCATCAAATTCATAGTCCTTATATTCTATCTCTCCCCCGCATTTCGGGCATACAATATATTCTTCCATTTTAAACTCCTTTTCTAATGTAACCTCATTATATTATATACCCTATTTCTTGTCAAGGGCTATTTGTAGGGGTCACCGTACAATTCAATCCACTCAACCACTTTCTTTATTTCAAATGCATATTGACCGAGATTTTTTTCTTCGTCATCCTCACCATACATAAAAACAAGTGTATCGAGTATTGCGCCAACCGTTTGATTGCGGAAAGCATCTAAAAACATTTCGGTAGTCTCTGCGCCGCTATCTTCAATTATTTGCTGTACTTTTGCTCTGTCCATTTTATTCCTCTTCTTCTTCTAATTCGCCAATGTCATTTCGAATACCTTCAACTTCCTGATAAAAGCAACGGATTAAAACTGCGAGAGCATTTATGTCGGCATTCCAATACTTGCATTCATTGTGCCAATTGTAAGTATCGCTATCATCCATTTCCTCTACAATGAGAGAATGAATTTCACGAGCCTTGTTATACAATTTTTCTAAAAATATAACTCTGTCTTCCATGCCAAACTCCTTTTTGATAGTTTTGATTTACAATAATAGTATACCACAACCCCTATTCGGTGTCAAGGGTTTTATCGTACCAATCTTTAATTTGCTTGTTTGTCAAAGTCCAAGCATCTTTGTCAAACTTTGCCACAATATCCCATTTGAATTGTTGGTAGTGAACTTGTGCAAAACCTTTTCCCCCATACATCCTCAAAATGGCATACGCTAATTGGGCTGGCCCACTGTCTCCATAACCCCACTCAAAGCCTGTAGGTGAATGATTGACCTCATTCAAATGCAACGGAAGTTTTTTAACTCTACCGTTGGTGTTTAAAAAAACAACTGTGCCATTTGCGTGTCGAATACCTTCAAAAGCAATCATTTGTTAAACTCCTCATAAATAGTTTCAAATACAGCATTGTCCAAAATTTCCCCGAATAGATTCCAAAATTCTTCCACTACAGGTGTATCGTGCATAAGAATATCAATCATTTTTTCGCCAACTTTTTTGACGTGTTTGGGTGTTATTGCTTTTTCAATTGGAATATCTCTATTTTCAATTATACCTATGTCCAATTGTATCATAAGTGAACCAACAATCTCATCTTTTGTAACGCCTGCTATTGAAAATTCTTTTTGTCTCATTTCTAAACTCCTTTTATAATGTAACTATATTATAACACATTCTCCACATTTGTCAAGGGATAAAAAACCCCGGTTTTCAAATCTGATAATTCGGATAAGATTGGTGGAGTTTGGGCCGGCCCAAATATGACAAAAACCATCCGATTACTCGAATGGTTTTCGGGCTTTTGCATCCTATCCCTTTCACGGACTCGAACCGCACCGCGTCTCACCGGAACTCAGCCACCGAGCAGGAGTCGAACCTGCCTTTGTGCCCCCAACAGGGGTCGAACCTATATCTAAGGATTAGAAGTCCATTGTTCTATCCATTGAACTATGGGGGCGGATTGAGGGGGATTACTCCCCCTCTGTTTCCAGTTCTTTTTCTGCTTCTCGTCTTTCATGCTCTAAGACAGCTTCAGGGAAAGCCTTTTCGAGTCCTTTGACCTTATCTGCAATCATTGTTGCAAAAGTTTTTGGGTCAAAGAGGGCTAATGGAATGTCAAAGTTCATGTCAACATTTGTGTTTGGCTCATTCCAACTCCACGAGTCCTCATTGAGACGGATGCCAATATTGAAATGCAGGGTGGGTAATTCTGTTCTAGACATTGTAAAACTCCTTTATTTAGCGTAATTCTTCTCGTTTAACACACTTGCCAGTTACGGGGTCTTTCTTGAGGTACAAGTGAGCTTGACCAATATGGTCAAACACACACACCGATAACACATCCTCATCATGGTTGAATAACTTGCCTGCTTTTGATTTTTGCGTGTGGCGGTCAACTAACTTACCAAACTCCACATAGCCATACTGACGGGTTTTTGCTTTGAGACCAAACTGATTTTCGTTCATTGTACTGCTCCTTTTTTGAATTATTCGACTAGAGATATTCTAACACACTTTTTGTAATTTGTCAAGCACTTTCTAAAGGATGGTCAGGATTCGAACCTGATAGGCATTCTGCATTAAATCAGGGAGTTTGCCCGTCCCTCATAATTGTGTGTTCCCACCACACCGCCATCCTCCATCAAACAGAAAGGAGTTTTCTAGTTCGGGACTTAGATGCCCCTGCGTCTAGGAAAGCAACGCCCGAACTCCTGATGTAATAAGATTCTACCACAGCTTTGTTCTTTTGTCAAGGGTCAAATTAAAATTTCCATTTTATTATGCCCACATAACTTTTTTCATCGGGTTGCACTTTTTGAGGACAATCAGCTCATAGCCAATTGACTCTAATTCTGTTTTGAGGTCTGCATATTCGTCTGGTGAAGCTGTCCAACAATGGCGGTAAAAATCCACACTGGCTTCGGCATGTTGCCCAACGTGCATATAGGTTAGAATGTTTCCAAAGTTTGCGGGTGCGTCCAACAGGAAGGCGATAACTTCTTTTGTCTCTCCCCACCCCTCTTTACTACCATAGTTTTCAGGTGGGATAACTTTGAAAACAACTCGGGTTTTTACTTTGTCTTCCATTTTATTTCTCCTTTTTGTCTTTGATTTTCTGCGCTTTTTTAATCTGGATTTCCTGAATTAGGAAAACAGATTTACCGCTTACGCCCATCTTTGAGCGTTTCTGGCGTTTCTTATCTCGTTTCTTTGCCTTTTCTAAACTCATTTCAAACTCCTTTTTGACTGTGACTATATTATAACATATCCCTTTTGTTTTGTCAAGGGGTTTTTGTAAATCTGACCAATTTTATCCGGTTTGGGCCGGCCCAAACCGGACAATTATTATCCGATTTGGGAAATTTATAAAACTAAAAGGGGATAGAATCTTTTCCACACTCTTTGCAAACATGGTATATTCTTTTCCCGTTTGCAACCCAAGAAGCTCTTAAGTCAACACAGTTGTGACAAACATGTTTTTCACAAGTATCACATACATAATCTTTACCTATGGGAATTGATTTTTTGCATATCTCACAGACTAGAATTTTTTCTGTCATAATTTCCTCTCATATTAGAAGGAAAAATAAATATCAATATCGTCGTCTTCATCTAAAGAAATACTACACCAATCAGCTTCATCCCAAGGAATTTCGCAAACAAAATAATTTAATCTATTTATGAAATGATAACCCATTATGAGATAACCCTTATCACTAAAATCACTATCACACAATGTCCAAATATGATGTTGGTCTTGATATTTTACAAAATCAACACTACCCCCGTAGGTTTCAAAAGCAAATGGTTCGCCATCTTTTGTTTTCAGTGGTTTGTATTTTTCTGCCCATTCTCGCAAATTCATCTCAAACTCCTTTTTGATTATGACTATATTATAGCATAGTTCTTTTGGTTTGTCAAGTGTTTTTGGCAATCTGCTAATTCAGACCTTTTTTATCGGGTTTAGGCCGGCCCAAATCAGACTAAAATTGTCCAATTTGGGAACGACTCAATCCAATAAATCTGGCCTTTTATGATTTTTGATTAGCCCATGCATTGCCCTGTAATATTCGGAAGTCTCGCCATCAAACAGGGTGCGAAATAACCAAGCCGCCTTATTGCCTAACACTGGTTGATTTTCAATATCCTTAAGCGCGTAAGCTAAGGCTACCATAACCCTAGGTATATACCATTCACGATACCAAATTTCGCTATTAATATAACGTTGCACAAACCTGTTACGAAACCAAGGGTCTTCCATCATCCCCACAAAAATCTCAAGCGCAACATTTTCCCATTTTTCTGTGTGACAAACGTCGTAGATATTTTCTTCCCCAAGACCGTTTTCCCAAGATTTCTTTTCTTCATTCCAAACAGGTACAGGCTTACAGAATTCGGGATTTGGGTCAGCATAATCGCCGGCAAAGATAATTCTATCCCCTGCCCACGAACCAATGACAGGACTATTAGAATGAATATCCCCGCCACCCCTGCCGTTGCTTTCTGCCAGCAAACCAACAAGACAATCCAAAATCATGCCGCCGTGTTCGCATAGCTTAATCCCACCTCCAAAGTCGTGATTGCACATATACTGCTTTTTGTCAAGGTTTACTACTAAATAATACTGTCCCATTTCATTTTCCTTTAGATATGCATTCCAACAGATAATTCGCCGTTTTTATACATCTCGGCAATTTTCTTGGCAGTTTCGATTGCTTGCTCGTTGCGAGCATCGGTATATTCTTGGTCAGAAATACCAACAATCAAACCGAGGGCAAAAGCGATTGCGCTTCGTTGTAAAGTGCGGTGAGTGTGTCGCAAATCTTCCCCAACTCCCAATCCCTCGTGATATTGCTTCCCGCCGTAATTGAGAAAAGTGTCAAACAGGTAAACAAAGTTCTCGTGAGTCATACAGCGAGCCACATCAGAAGTACTTACCGTGCCAGTTTCAACCCGTTCCCGCTTATTGTAATCATAGTCATACAATTTGATGGTGTATTTTTCGTCTTTCATTTCAAAACTCCTTTGTTATCTAATGTAAACCAATTGTAACACAAAAGTTATCAACTGTCAAGGTCTAATTCTTCCCACATATCATAACTTTTTTGTCTCCGGATAAGTTCTTCTCGGTTCAAATCATCGAAGAATCGTGATACATTTTGATAAAATATTTCACAATAGTTTATCGAATCAATTGCATCATATAAGTCATATGGGATGTCCTCAACTTTGGGATAAGCTTTCCCAATAGACTTTAGGCGGTTCCATTCCTGCTTCAATAACTTCTTTTGTTTTGCCATTAGTTTTCTCATTGTTATCTCCCGTCAATATAAAAATGCTCACCACAAAGTTCCATGTCTATTTCTGGTTTTTCACCACCAACAATTTTATCCCAAGCATCCTCATGGATAAGAATTTCGTCTATTGACATACATATAATAAGCTCATTAAGTTCTCGTAGTATATCTAATGGTTGACTTTTGTCCCAGTCCTCTAAAATCCATTCAAGTGCTTCCTTAAAGTCCATATTAGAAAAATCTATTGCCATTTTTACTCCAATCTCTATTTATAAAAATAGTATACCATACATTCTTTTATTTGTCAAGGCTACCAATCACCCCAACATAAGAAATACATTTCTTTTAAGCCATATTTGTAATTTCCAGCAAAAATATGACGATAAATGCGCCCTTCTTCGTACATTTCTTTTGACATTCTAGGCATACCCGCCGCCTTTCGTACATCACACACAAAACGATATAGTCTTTCATCTGGTTCATAAATTGGGTCAGCAACCCCTGCAACCATATCGTACCACAGCCCTCTAAACCGCAATTGATTAATGGCTTTCATAATTCTATCACGATATGGCTTTGCGCTTTCGTGGGTTTTGTACCATTCTGAACAGCTAATTCTTTTCCCTTCGGGGTCTCGATATGTTTCAATCACAAGTGTTTCCATATTAAAATTCCTCTTCTTCGTAGACATACGCTTCGAGCCTGAACAAAGCAATCAAATCTTCCGCTTTACAAAAATAGCCTTCGGGTACTCTAATTGCCTTTTCGGGTTCATCATCCCAACACGCCCAAATTGCTTTAACTGCGGGGTCAATAAACGAGCTTTTTGCAGGCGGATAAAGATTATACATCAAATGCCAAGTTACTGCCCTATACAATTGTAATTCTTCTCGTGGTTCCATTTTAAACTCCTTTGCTATTGAATTATGACTACATTATATCACACACAGCAACAAATGTCAAGGCTTTTTCCAAATCTGATAATTCGGACAAAGTTGGTCGTCTTTGGGCCGGCCCAAATCGGACAAATCCTACCCAAATTATCCGAATTACGAAGTTGGTAAACAGGCCCGTCTCCCTCGGCTATACGAATACAGGAGAGAAGCTCAATTCCAGCTTAATTCCACATTAATTCTACAAATAAAACTATAAGGTATTTTTAATCAAAAAAGCTTGACAAAAAGTGAAAAGTATGGTATAATAGAAAGGTTAGGCAAAAAAAGTAAATCGGACAAAAAAGGTAAACAAAGGCAAAGAAGGAAAAGAGGCCCTTGACAGGAGAAAAGAAGTGTGGTATAATTCACTCCAATGGAAAATGCAAACGCAAATCAAGGAAGTGCCTTGCCTGAGCTAGTATACAGGGTGTGTGGCAGATATGCAAGAAGTCCCCCTTCTTTAATTACAATATAATAGCATACGGTAAAATACTCATATTCAAAGGATGTTTTGGATGACTATACGAAATAGTATACAATTTTCGTAAATATTTTTTTGCAGAAAACCAGTTGGATGACTATACGAAATACAGTAAAATATATTAAATAGGCCAAGCAAAATATAGAGGCGTGGGCCGGAGTAAATTCCAGCTTAATTCCCGGCTCAATTCCGGTTCAATTCCGAGTTCAATTCCAAGCTCAATTCCCAGTTCGGTTCCAGTTCAAAACCAAGTTTAATTCTCAATTATTGACAAGCAAAATTCCCGTTCAATTCACAAAAAAATATAGTTTGAAACAGAAAAAAGAGCACTAGTACAAAAGTATTAGTGCCAAAAAAGCACTAGTACAAAAGTATTAGTGACAAAAAACACACACAAAAAAGGCATAGTACAAAAGTACTAGTGCCAAAAAAATAGAAAATTTGACCCTAAACCGAAAAAATAAAAAGGCCAAATTCATACAATTACAACTAAATAGAAATCCAGTAGGTGCAGTAACAACTTTTACAAAAGTAATTGCCTTTACTGGATTTTTGCGTGTCAATATATAAGTGTGGGCCTAAAAAAGTTGAAAATGCCACAGTTTTTATTCTAAGCCAAAATAAGCACATAGCAAGGCGAAAATAAAAGTTTTTTGATATAAGATGTGGCTTTTAAAGTTGTGCCCCTTGGCGTGGCTCTAAAAATTTTTATTATAAAGCAGATATAAATATAAAAAACATTTTCCAAGGGAAATGCCCGGGGGAAATCCAGAGGGAAAACTAAAGGGAAAATTAGAGGGAAATATAAAAAAAGGAAATTTGAGAAAACCCGTCTTTTATAAAAGGAAATTTTTCAAAAATTTTTGTTTCTAATAGAGTAATCTTATAAAGTAATCTAATATAGTAATCTAGTATAGTAATATCAAGTACATTTAACGAACATTACAATGTACATTTGGCGAACAGTGCTTTGTACAGTTGGCGAACATTACAACGTACAGTTGGCGAATTGTGCTTTGTACAGTTGGCGAACACTACAATGTACAATTGGCCATCGTAAAAAATTACGGTGGTTGTCAGACAATTAAATGAAAATAAGGTTAGTGGTTTTAAATGGAAATACCCCACGTAATGCGGGGTATTTCACAGAAAAGGAGGTTATGTGTTGTTGAACAAAAACATAGAGTTGTGTCCCTATGGCGTTCACTTTGTTGTTCATTTTGTAAATACTGGCTAAACTGGCCCACCGAGGGAAATTCTACCGAGGGAAATTCTACCGAGGGAAATTCTGGCGTTGCCGAGGGAAAGGTTAGGGTAAGAGGGTGTTAAATAAGCCCTTGACAAATAACAAAAAATGTGGTATAATATATAATTGAAAAGGAGGCATTTTATGACTCAAATATTGCTTGCAACAATGATAGGACTATCGTCATGTGTTGCTCCAACGAGTATTGTAGACGGTTATTGTGATGCGTGGGGAGATTTTGTCCCCGGCATTATTACAAACGAGACATGGATGACACCCATGCCGGAATATGCAAAAGGAAAAGCGGTTTTTTACGGGCCATATGCCATGAAAGCAACGGCTGATTATAGAGGAATAGATTATGAAAAAGAAAATTGTATTGGGGGAGTATCTTTGATGTCCCCCTATAACATTGGGGATAAAACATGGGTCAAGATAGATGAAACTTGGTATGGGCCACTTTGTGTTGTGGATTGTGCCAAGCGTGGTGACATGTATTCGATTGTTATAAACAGAGAAGAAGTTATTGAGATTAATTTTCAATTAGCGATGGAAGTAGGTATGGTAAGCGAACATACTGCCGGAAAATATGATGTGTATAACTGGTACAAAGATGTAGAAATTTTAGTAAACATTTCTCCGGAGGTATATTTTGAAAAACATGAAAACCCAGAACCTATAGTTTATAAAGATTATTTTCTCGAAAACTTGGAATTTGCAAAAATTGAACCGAGATGGCTTATTACATTAGAGGAAGGAAAACTTTGGAAAGAATACGGAAATGACATATATTGGGAAAAGCACACAGATAATACAAGTCAAATGATGGACGCATTGAGAATAGGATTATTGCTAAGTAGGCAAAGCGGAATAAAAAAACTTATTATGGTATAAAAGGATAATGAAATGACAACAAGAAATAGAAAACAAGAAACGCCTCTCTCAAACATAAAAGAGAAACTAGACAACAAAACAAAGAGAACAATCATAATATTTTTAATTTTATTTGTTGCTTCTTTTGCTTTTGGTGTTTTTTCAAAAGATGCGATTGTGTCTGGTATGCCCTCACGAGAAAACTTGAATACCGAAACAAAGGAACAATTTTTTATAGATATAAACAGTGATGGTTTAGAAGACTTTATAGTATACGCCGAAGTAATTTACAATACCGGAGAGGAAAATTTTCTACAGGGGCAACAATAGAACAAATAGATGAAAGTGAAATATCCGCAGACGTTGTTGCCCCAAAAATAGACAAAATGCCAATATTGGTAAAGATATCTCACTATGACCCAACTAAGGGAGGCGTAAACTGTTTAACATTTGTAAATGGAAAATGTATCTCCAAAATGGCAAACGGTGAACCTTGGGAAAAATATTGGGGTTTAAATAATACAATTGCGTGTCCCAAAGAATTGGACTTTGGGACACAAATAGAACTTGATGATAACATTTACACTTGCCGAGATAGAGGAGGAATGATTGTTATAACAGATAATAATGAGTATTGGATTGATATATTAAGCCCAACAGTCCCTTATCCTTATGGTATGGTAAAAGAAGCGTATATTTTAGAAAAATAACCCTTGACAAAATAAGAATAATGTGTTATAATACTCTTATATCAAAAACTATTTGAAAGGATAGAATTGCTAATAACCCATACTTTTATTGATTGTATACATTGTGGTAAACAATTAGAAGTAACAGACCAAGACAGAGAAGACGGACAGGTTGATTGTTTTTTCTGCGGATACTCTAATAAATTAACGGACATTAGAATTAATTTTTATTACGAGGAATACTAAGGAGTAAGAAATGATTTACGTATCAGATACAACCAGAATTAGATTTCGGCATGTTATTACAAACGCAAACAAAGATATTGCCGCAGTAGTTTCCCCTTTTGGGACTGTTAAGGGATTTACCGAGTGTTTTATCCAATTAAAACGCAATGGAGAAGATTGGAAAACTTGGGAATATGGAGCCGCTGTTTGTTCTCAGGAAGATAACTTTGACCGGGCAACGGGAAGAAAAATTGCTCTAGCCCGGGCATTGAAAAACATTGAACCAAAGTCTCTACGAAAAGATTTTTGGGAAGCATATTTTAGGAAGGTAAAACGATAAAATATGACCATAATCTATAATCATTCTGAATCTAGTGAAACCCTATGGATGGAAACAGAATTTTGTAAGAAAACTCATTGGGATGAACAAATATTAATTGGCTTCACCAAAGGTAGAGAAGGGGAAAAACCACATGTAAGTATTGTGTTATATGGTATGAACAAAGAACAACCCCCCTCCTGTATGTGGGGACAAATATACCCAAACATGGAAGAAGTTGATATTATCATTGACGCTTTGCAAGAAGCAAAGCAAAAAGCATTAGAAATAGGAAAGGAAAAAAGTATGGGATTTGTAAACGATAGTTCTTACACAGATTTCGACGGAGAAATGTACAGGGCTTTAGAGATGAAAGCGGAGGCAATTAAAACACTAAATAACTTAGGTTATAGAGTTGAATTAGCCGAAAGTACAAAAGAAATGTTTCCAGACCACTGTCCTTATTGCAACTCGAAAGAAGTAAAACTTCAGTATTATAATCTGCCAAATCTCTACCGAATTAAATGTAAACATTGTGGATTGGCAAGCCCTTCGATGGTCAACAAGGAGAAAGTAATTAGTTTTTGGGATAATCTAAATTTTGAAGCAGAGGAAGTAAAATAGATGAGAAAAACAGGTGCAACAATTATTGTAGGTGCACAGTGGGGGGATGAGGGCAAAGGTTTAATTAGTTCGTATTTAGCTATGAAGAACAAGGCTACGATTGTGGCTAGAGCAGGTACAGGCAGTAATGCGGAACATGGTATTTTTCTAAAAGACGAGAAAACATACCTAAAAACAAATCAACTTCCTTTAGGGTGGATGTTTGATGAAAATATCCAAATTAGGATTGGTTCCGGAGTTGCCGTTGACCCAACAAAGTTATTAACGGAAATAGGAAAATATGGTCTTTCTGGACGGGTGAAGATTGATTTTCGTTGCCCTATTATTACACCGGAACATATTAAAGCAGAAGAAACCTCTAAGGGCATGAGTGCTATTGGTTCAACCATGAGCGGCACAGGCTATTGTCGGGCAGATTTTGTTTTGAGGAAAGCAAAACAAGCGAGGGATATCCCTATGCTTAAAGATTATCTTTGCGATACATCTGTTGCCGTAAATAACGCCTGTTTTAATGGCGAAAATGTTATTGTAGAAAGTTCACAAGGCACAATGCTGTCTTTGGCTGTAAGTCGAGATTATCCAAATGTAACTTCGGATAATACAACTTCTATGGCGGCGGCAGACGATGTACTTTTAAACTGGCAATATATCAAAGACGTTGTTCTTGTTGTAAAAGCTGTTCCTACCCGAGAGGGAGCGGGAAGCATGGGAAATGTTGCGGAAATGTCGGACGAAGAAATGAAAGAAAAGGGACTTCTTGAACCCAGTTCAATTAGACAGCAAACCCGCAGAAAAGCTTATGCTATTGATTGGGATTTACTTCAAACAGCGGTAGAAATTAATGGTGCAACTCAAATTGCGCTGACATTTTTAGACCATTATGACCCGGAAATGAAAAATGTAAAAACTATTGATAAAATTACAGAGAAAGCTTGGGATTTAATTGCCGAAGTTGCGAAAAGAACACAAGTTCCTGTCACCATCCTCAATACAGGCAAGGCTTATGACAATATTATTGATTTAGATGAAGATTTTGTTGCAGATTGGAATAAAATTGCCTCAAGTTACCCCTTGACAAAATAGCAAAAGTGTGGTATAATAGATATGTTAGTTGAGAAAGACTAACATATATGAGTGAGAGGTAACTATTGGTTGGTTACATTAGCCTGTAGAGCTAATTCCTTTTTGGACGTGGCAGGTTCGATTCCTGTCTCACTCACTAATGCTCCGATAGCATAATGGTGTATGCACCCGTCTTATGAGCGGTGGACTGAAAGTTCGAATCTTTCTCGGAGCACTAACACTCTATGCTAAAGTGTGGCACGGTCTTGTCAACCCACTTCTTGCCATCGTTCGGAAGAATAAATGCCACAGCCCACCAATAAGGGTGAGAAGCTCTTATGACAAAAGTTGCCTGATTCTAGATAATGTTGGCGTAAAAAATTATTGGAGAGTGTTTTTGATGGCGTGGTATAAAGGTTGTGCCTCTGATTTCCAATCAGATGATGTAGGTTCGAGTCCTATCGCCATCTCTGGAAAATTATAAAAAAAGGAGTAACAAAATGGGTTTCCTGAATCAGAAAAAAAACGAAGTAAAATGGGCTTTTCAGCGAATGCACCGGGGATGGGACGACAGAGACGTATGGGACATTAGTATCTGTTTATCTCGTATTATACCAGAACTGGAAAATTATAAAAAAAGGAGTAACAAAATGGGTTTCCTGAATCAGAAAAAAAACGAAGTAAAATGGGCTTTTCAGCGAATGCACCGGGGATGGGACGACAGAGACGTATGGGACATTAGTATCTGTTTATCTCGTATTATACCAGAAATGGTTTTGTCGCTTAAAGAGAAAGGAGAAGGCTTTCCTGCTTCCTTGGTGGAAGATGAAGATTGGGATAAAACAAAAAATTCCTTTAGAGAAGGAGCAGAAGAAAGACTTATGCAAGAATGGGAAACTATTTTAGATAAAATCGCAGAAGGATTTGGGGAATATAGAGAGCTAATTGAAAGTGGACGTTCTTGTTTTGGGGAAGCGACTGAAAATAAAAAATTTCAAGAGGCATTTGATTTGCTTCGAGAACATTTTGGTTCATTGTGGGTATAAATAATATGCAAACCCCACTATGGGTAGTTATTTCAAGTTATATAATTTTTATTTCTATAATAATTTATCAAGAAATTAGGATTAAAGCCTTATCCTTTTATTTTTGGAATTTGGATAAAATTTTAAAAATTTATATACATAAATATGGCAAACTCGAAGAAGAGGATTTGGAGGAAAAATGACCAGAAATAAGATTGCAGTTATATATTTTTCAAAAGATAGACCCCTGCAATTAGAACTTGCGATAAATACAGCAAACAAAATGCTGGAAAAAGAAGAAAATACGTATATAAATAATTATGTTTTATGGACAGCAAGCCAAAGCGAATATCGTAAATCTTACTTGTTCTTAAAAAACGAGAAAGAGGATATAGCAGATTTTGTAGAAGAAGGGGATTTTAAAGAAGACCTTTTGTGTCTTTTAAAAGACAGCAAATATGTATTATTTATTACAGATGATAGTGTCTTTGTAAGACCTTATTGTTTTACAGAAATGATAAAAGCACTTTCTGAAAATCCACAAACTATTGGTTTTTCCTTAAGGTTGGGAACAAATACCGTAATGTGTTATCCTTATAATTTACCAAATGAAAAACCAAGATTTATAGAAAAAGAAAATTACGAAAATTATATGTTGTTTAATTGGACAAAAATTGGTTTTGGTGATTTTTCCTATCCCTTAGAGTTATCTAGTTCTTTCTACGAAATTGAGAAAATTTTGCCAATAATTGAATCTGCCAAATATAGTAACCCAAACAGCCTAGAATGGGCAATGTATATTGGTACTTCTTTATATCTATATACAAATTCCTATCCTCTTTTGGCCTGTTACCCGTTGTCTAGAGCATTTTCTATACCCCTAAATAAAGTTCAAAAAGTAAACAATAATCGCTCCGGGAATAACCCAAAATATTCTCCAAAAAAACTACTAGAATATTACAAAGAAGGCTATAAAATAGACCCAAAACCTTTTATTGCCTTTACACCAATTGGATGCCATCAGGAGGTTGAGTTAAGGTTAGTGAAAAGAATTAGCAATGAACATAGATTATGAAATAGGAAACCTGATAGAAAAACTTAGAGCAGAATACAAAATCCCCGGTTATATGTATAGTAATTATGACAATTTTATTCCCGGGGTTACACCCGTTTATTACTCCGGGCCATATTTCGATGATAAAGAAGTTATAGCATCTGTAAAAGCAATGCTAATAGGAAAATGGATGTCAGCGGGAGAAAATGTAACAGAATTTGAAAAAGCTTTTTCCAGAAAAACAAAAAATTTGTTTTCTTGCATGGTAAATTCTGGCTCAAGCGCAAATCTTATAATGATGGCATCTTTGAAAAAATATTTTGATTGGAAAGACGGAGATGAAATTATTGTTTCTGTTGCTGGATTTCCTACAACAACTTCTGTTATAGCACAAAATGGGCTAACGCCTGTTTTTGTTGATATTGAATTTGAAACTCTTAACTTTGACTTGAGTTTGATTGAAAAAAAAATAACAAATAAAACCAAAGCAATCATATTGTCTCCTGTTTTGGGAAATCCCCCCAACATTGCCCGGTTATTGGGGATATGTGAAAAGCATAATTTGAAATTAATTCTAGATAACTGTGATTCTCTAGGAAGCAAATGGAGCGGAAAATATCTAAATGAGTATGCAATTGCTTCCTCATGTAGCTTTTATGCGGCTCACGAGCTTTGTACGTTTGAAGGTGGGATGGTTTCAACAAACGAACGAGGAATTATAAATATAGCAAAAAGTCTAGTTAGTTGGGGGAGAGATTGTGTTTGCTCTGGCATTGAAAACCTTTTGCCAAATGGAATTTGTAATCACAGATTCGACAAATGGTTAGAAGGATACGATGGGATAATTGACCACAAATATGTGTTTGGAAATATGGGATACAATTTAAAACCGATTGATGTTTCGGGGGCGGTTGGATTGGTACAGCTAGAAAAACTAGACGAAATTTGTGAAAAAAGAAATAGAAGTAGAAAAAAAATATCTGATATCTTTAGAAGTTATTTAGATGTATCTGTTCCATATAAATTTGATTTAGCAGAAACGGTATGGTTTGGTACTCCAATTATATGCGAGAAAAAAGAACAAAAGAAAGAATTTGTATCCTACTTAGAGAAAAACAAAATCCAAACCAGAAACTATTTTGCTGGAAATTTGCTTTTGCATCCCGGGTATAAACACTTAGGAAATTATAGAGAATATCCTAATGCAACTGAACTATACGATACGGTTTTCTTTTTGGGCGCATCCCCTTCTTATACCGAAGATGTGTTTGATTATGTAAAAAAGGTTGTAAAAAAACATGGCTAAATATTTAGTTTTAGGAGATGGGCTATTAGGTTCAGAAATTGTAAAACAAACGGACTGGAAGTATATAAGCAGAAAAAAAGATGGTTTCAATGCCAATTTTTATTCCTCTTGGGATTGTCTTATAGAATATATGGAAAATAATGATTGTGATGGAATTGTAAATTGTATAGGCTATACGAATACATATGATGAAAGTCTTTTGGGGGTAAAAAAGCATTGGGACACAAATTACAAATTTGTTATTGATTTAGTTGATTTTTGTAACGAGTGGGATGTAAAACTTATACATATTTCTACAGATTATGTTTATGGGGGGAGTGTTCACGAAGCAAAGGAAACAGATGTCCCTGTTCCGGCAAGAAATTGGTATACCTACAGCAAACTTTTGGCAGATGGGTATATATTGGGTGTATATGATGATATGTCTCTGGTTATTAGAACATCTTTTAAACCAAAGCCATTTCCATATAAATATGCTATTATGACTCAAATGGGAAACTTTGACTATGTTGATGTAATTTCAAATCTTATAGTTAAATTGATTGAAAAAAAGGCAAAGGGTGTTTTCAATGTTGGCACAGAAAAGAAAACAATTTTTAATTTGGCAAAAAAAACTGTACCAAATATAATGCCTTCTAATGAAATCCTTCATCCATCAATGCCAATAGATATAACGATGAATATAGAAAAAATGAAAAAAATTATAAAAGGAGCTTTTAAATGAAATTTAGCATAGCTATCCCGAGTTACGAATACGGTGGATACGGGGCATCGTGTTTAGAACATTCTTTTCTCCAAATGGAGAAACAAACTTATAAAGACTTTGATGTTGTTATAAGCGATAGTTCAGTTACAAATGAAATAAAAAGATTGTGCGACAAATGGAGGAAAAAATTAAATATACATTACTATAAAAACAAAGAGGCTATTGGAAATCCTGCTAAAAATTTTAATAATGCTATGAAAAAGGCAACCGGAGATTGGATTAAATTATTGTGCCAAGACGATTACTTTTCGTCAGAATTGTCTTTACAAAAAACAATAGAGGCAATAGATGAAAAACACGATTGGCTTGCCAGTGGTTATTTGCATACATATGATAGAGAGAATTTTCAAAATTACCATTTTCCTTACTTAAACCCGAGAATATATATTATAAATACAATTGGTACACCGAGTTGTGTTTCTATTAAAAATACATCAAAAATTATGGAATTTGATGAAAACTTATCCTATGGATTTGATTGCGAATTTTATTATCGTTATTTTTTAGAATATGGCCCTCCAAAAATTTTGGAAGACATCACCGTTATAAATTATCTTTGGGGACAGTCTATTACCGCAAAACTAACAAACGATTTACTCGAAAAAGAAAACAACTATGTTCTTAGAAAACACGGGTTTATAAATAATGGCAGAGACGACTAACGTCCTAGAGGTTACAGTAATTGCGGTTGATTGTACGGAAAGAATAAAAAATACAGTCAAAGTTTTAAAAAAAACAAAAGAGCAAATTAATTTTGCCGAGATAGTATTACTCACAAATCAAAAGCCAAGAAATTTACCAGAGTTTATAACTTATAAAAGAATAAAAAAAATAGAGAATATCAACCAGTATAACCACTTTATGTTTTTGGAATTACACAAGTATTTTGATACCCCCCATTGCTTAGTTATACAATATGACAGTGGCATACTTTATCCGGAATTATGGGACGATAAATGGTTGGAGTACGATTATATTGGCGCACCTTGGCTCTATCAACAAAACTCATATGTTACAACTACAGGGGAACATGTCCGGGTAGGAAACGGCGGGTTTTCTCTTAGAAGCAAAAAACTATGCGAATTGCCCGCAAATTTAGGATGGGAATTACGCCATGACCGAGGGTTTTATAATGAGGACGGAAATATCTGTGTTTACTGGCGATATGAAATGTTAGAGCAAGGAATAAAATATGCGCCAATAACTGTCGCAAGCAAATTTTCTTATGAGAATCTAATGAATGAAAATTACGGAATAAAGCCTTTTGGTTATCATAAAAAATTCCCAATAAAAACATGGAAGGAATAAATGAAAAAACCAAAAGCAAAAATAATTGTTAGCAGGTATAAAGAAGATTACAATTGGGTAAAAGAATATACCGATGATTATTTAGTATATAATAAAGGATACCCCATATTTGAAAAAAATATTATAAATACCCCAAATTTAGGGGGGAACCAGAGGGACATATTTAAATATATTTTTGAAAATTACAACAATTTACCGGAGTTAATGGCTTTTGTGCAAGCAGAACCATTTGACCATTGCGAAAAAGATATATTTGATAAAAAAATTTATAATACCGTCTTTACGTGCCTAGAAACCCCCTCTCCTTTTACAAGTGGGAGAAAAGAATATAATAGCATGTATTATATGGAACCAAACGTGGCAAACAGGTTTTTGGGCGGGACTTATAAGACACTTGAAGGATACAATCAAGGAATAACTTCTGTGGATATGTTTATGGAAAAATATTTTTCAAATTACGAACATTTAAATGTAATAAGATTTACTCCGGGGTCGCAATACATTATAGAAAGAAGACAAGCACTGAAATATCCAAAAGCTTTATATAAAAACATGATGAACGAAATGAATTATCGTTCTTCTGTAATTTCTCATATTGTCGAAAGATGTATTTATATAATTTTTACAAATGAGTATATAGTAAACGAACAATTTATAAAAGAATAAACCATGAAAAAGCCAAAATCAAAAGTAATTATTACAAGATTTAATGAAGATTATAGTTGGATAAAAGAATATACCGATAACTATATTATATATAACAAGGGAATCCCTATACAAGAGGAACGGGTTATAAACACAGAAAATATAGGAGGAAATCAACGAGACATTCTAGAATATATTTTTGAAAATTACGAAAATTTGCCGAGGCTAATGGGGTTTATACAAGCTTATCCCTTTGACCATTGTAAAAAGGAAATTTTTGATAAATTAATATATGCCGAAAATTTTACTCCACTGGAATATTATGGAAAAATTCCGGCAAATAATTATGAAAACCGAGATGAAAACGGTGGTTTTATGGAGAGAAATAACAGTTGGTATATCTCAGCACACAACAAATCTAATAATCAGACCTGCAAATATACCTCTTTTGATGAATTTATGACTAAGTATTTTCCCAATTATGTTTCTCTTGAATGGATTAGGTTTACTCCCGGGAGCCAGTATATAATAGAAAAAGAACAAGCTTTAAATTATCCAAAAGAATTTTGGCAACTTTTGATGAACGAATTAAATGGATACAATATGACAGAAGCGCACATAATAGAAAGAGCATTATATTATATACTGAAAGGAAAATATGCATGGAAGAAATAGTATTAAATACGGTTATGAATTTTAAGTATGGAGGTATGAGCGAAAATGAGCTTCTCTTTTTAATGGAATTGTGTAAAAATAAAAAAGTTCTCGAATTAGGGAGTATGGTTGGTCAATCTTCATATGCTATTGCCAGCTTTGCCAAAAGTATTGACTGTGTGGATGTATGGAGTGACAAACAAGACCATTTAGCGCACGATAAAAAACAAGCGCAAATATATGAAAAATATTTACCAGATTTAAAAAATATGTATCTTTCTTTTCTTACAAATTGTGAGAAATTTATAAAAACAAATAAAATAAAGATACACCGAGGTACAACAAAAGAACAGGCAAAAAATTTCAAAAATAATGAATTTGATATTATATTATTTGATGCAGACCATTCTTATTACGGAATTTCTAATGATTTTTTTGATTATGAAGAAAAATTAAAAGACAATGGCTTTTTTGTTTTTCATGACTATGGGGATAGCATGTGGATTGATATAAAAAGATTTTGCGATGAAATGGAAAAGAAAAACCGTATTACAAAAATTGCTCAAAAAGAAAGAATAGCGGTTTTTCAAAAAGTGAAACGGGATACAAATGAGTAATAATACATATAAACCCGGGGTACATAAACTGATACATCACCAGCAACACTTAGAAAAAATTGACAAAGGGGAAGTGGTTGGGCCAATTCATATTTCTGTTTTCCCCAATACAACCTGTCAATTAAATTGTCCCTATTGTAGTTTTGGAAACACAAAAAGAACACCGGAAGAATTATCTTTAAAAGATTTTATGTTAGCGGTAGACACTTTAACAAAATATGGGTTAAAAGCAATGGAATTTTCTGGTGGGGGAGACCCTCTTTTATGGTCAAACTTCAAATTTGCTGTACCATATGCTTACGATAAAGGTTTGAACTTATCTTTGGTTTCAAATGGGATTGCATTAAAAAATATTTCCCAAGAAATATTGAGTCTTTTTTCTTGGATTAGAATAAGTGTTAGGTCTGCCAAATATGCTGAAAAAATTGCAATGGAACATATACCTGAAAAAGTAAAAAGAAGCATGTCTTTTATTGTTGATAGCAATCTGGCATTAAAAGAACTAAAAAAATTATACGAATTTGCAAAGAAAGAAAACACAATAATTAGGATTGCCCCAATGCGTCCGGCAACCCAAGAATGGGAACTAAAAGTTCAGGAAGAAACAGAATCTTACGGATATCCCTTGCTTTTTTTCACAAAACCAAGGGGTGCTCCAATGGCTTGTTATATGGCGTGGATTAGGGCGGCAATAGATTGGCGTGGAAATTTTTTACCCTGCCCCTCTGTTGAACTTTCTTTTGAAAATTTTGGTGAAATACCGGAAAATTTTTTTATTTGCAAAATTTCAGAATTAGAAAAATGGCTAATTGAAAATCCACCACATGATTTAGGACATCGTTGCAGTTTTTGTAATTGTGGTAAGGACATAAACGACTATATCTATTTATTAATGCAGAAAACGGAGGATGTTGATTTTGTGTAAAAAATTTGATGGTTCTTTTTTTGACGAAGACTATTTTGAAAAAGGGAAAATATCAGGAAAAAGTTGGTATATGAATTATCGTTGGCTTCCAGAAAGAAGCACTACGGAAGCAAAAGCGATTATAGATTATTTGCAACTAAACGAAAATCATAAAATATTAGATTTTGGATGTGCCAAGGGCTTTTTGGTAAAAGCTTTAAGAATGCAAAACATAGAGACGGAGGGATGTGATATTAGCGATTATGCTTTAAGTTTTGCCCCCGGGGGGTGTTGGAACTCCTCTATTGAAAAAAATTGGGAAAACAAAAAATATACCCATGTAATAGTAAAAGATGTGTTTGAACATCTAACGCCTGTACAATTATTTGAAATCTTAAATAAAATCTCAAAAGTTTCTTCGAAAATATTATGTATTGTTCCTATTGGAGACAATGGTGTATATCGAATCCCCGAATATCATTGTGATATATCCCATATAATTGCAGAAAATGAAGAATGGTGGAAAGGCAAATTTGAAGAAGGAGAATGGAATATTATAACAGAATGTGAGCATATTCCGGGACTTAAAGACAATTGGTATCATGTCCCAAATGGAAACAGGGTATTTTTACTAGAAGGAAAAGAAAAATTATGATTACGGCTCCAATTACAGGAAATCTCGGTAACCACATGTTTCAATATGCGTTAACCCGTACAATAGCAGAACACAATGGCTATAAATGGGGGTTTAATCCTTCTCCGGAGTTTGATTACCATAATGGAAAACCTCAGATGGATTTCATGGAAATAAATTATGGGAAAGTGCATAATTTGACATATTACGAAATAGAAGATAATAGTACCATAAAAAAAGAATATTCTCAAGATAAAATGTTAGAGAATGGAGAGGTTGTAAGCTTTTATCCCTATAATGAAAAACTTTTTTCTGTGCCAGAAAAAACAAAACTATACATTTCTTGTGGTCAAGACGCTCGATATTATGACCGAGATAAACTCAAAGAATGGTTCAGGATAAAGGAAGAAGAAAAGGGCATATATAAAGCCAAGCTTAGAGAATGGGGAATAGACATTGAAAATGACAATGTTTGTATTATTAACATTCGAGGAGGGGAATATAAAGGTGTACCGAATCTCATACTAAGAGAAAATTATTGGCAAACTGCGATTACTCATATGATAGGAAAAAATCCTAAAATGCGCTTTATTGGTATATCGGATGATGTACAATATGCAAATAAAATATTAAATTTTACTGTACCAGTAACACACATGTCAATTGGTGGAGATTATTATATTATCAACCACGCCAAAAATCTTATTTTGTCAAATTCCTCTTTTGCAATTTTTCCGGCATGGCTGAACGAGAATGACCCCTTTGTTATTGCCCCAAGATTTTGGGCTAGACATAACGTTACAGAAAAATATTGGATTAATTCTGACGTTTGGACATTTGGTTGGAATTTCTTAGGTAAGGATGGGAAGTTATACGATGGCTAAAATATTTAGTGCTACTCAATTTTTTAACGAATTGGATTTATTAGAATTGCGTCTGGAAACACTTGACCCGGTGGTGGATTATTTTGTTATTTCTGAAAGCACAAAAACACATTCCGGAAAAGATAAACCTTTATACTATGAGCAAAATAAAAATAGATATAAGAAATTTCATCATAAAATTATACACCAAATTGTAAACGATACTCCGGGAAGTATCGGGGAAATTTGGGAAAAATATATTACAACTGGCAATATATATATGAAGAAAGTTATAGATTCAGATTGGTTTGATAAAAATGTAGAAAGTTTTATACGGGATACTTATGAAAAAGAAGTACTCCTGCGTCCCATTTCAAAACAAGTAAACAACAAAGATATTGTTTTGTTGGGTGATTTAGATGAAATTCCTAGACCAAATAAGGTTTTTTTACTTCGAGAATGTGATTTCAATAATGGAGAAATTTACCATTTCCAAAATGACATGTTTTATTATTACCTAAATTTACAAAAGGTAAACGAAAATTGGTTAGGGGTAATTGCTTCTACTGCTGAGATTTTGTTTTCAAAGTCCCATTGTCGCCTTAGAACAGAAAAGAGCGGAACAGTTATTCCAAACGGAGGATGGCATTTTACATATCAAGGAAATAAAGACAACGTAAAGCTCAAAATAGAATCTTTTTGTCATCAAGAATTAAATAAAGATAATATAAAAGAAGGCATAGGATATAACATAGAAAACGCAATTGGTTTGGGAAAAGATTTGTATGGAAGACCCGCGCAATGGAAAGTTAGAAATATAAACGATGGCACTTTTCCAAGATATTTGGTAGAAAATCAAGAAAAATATAAGGAATATATATATGGAAACGATACAAAATCATAAACTAAATCAGGTTTTTCCGTTAGTTTATTATGTAAATTTAACAGAAAGAAAAGATAGGAAAAAAGATATAGAAAGAGAGCTTGAAAATCACCAAATACATGCGGAAAGATTTGAAGCAATTAAAGAGGAAGAGGCAAGAATTGGTTGTTGGAAATCTCATCTAGAAATATTGAAAAAAGCAAGGGAACAAAATTGCCCGGTGTTTATTTTTGAGGATGATGCCCAAATTTTAGAGTATCAAAATTATACCATAGAAAATGTTTTGGGAGATTTGGAGAAGACAGAATGGGATATGTTTTATCTTGGAGGTAATATCTTAAGACCTTTTTTTCAGACAACAGAATATCTTGCCCGGCTGACTCACTGCCAATCTACGCACGCCTACGGGGTAAACACCCAAATTCTTGACCCGCTTATTAAGACGATAGAACAAACCCCCGGACTTCATCTTGATGTAATTTATGCGGATAGAGTTGTACCACACGTGAAAGCATATATTTCTGTACCAATGCTGGCAATTCAAAGAGAAAGTTTTTCGGACATAGAAAAAGTTTCTATGAATTATAATTTACCAACCAAAAGATATTACCACTACTTAATACCAAAAAATAAGGAGAAAGATGCATGAGATAAGTATTACTTTTACCAATGGGACAAAGGTGGACGAGATTGTCCCAAGTTTTCGGGTAAATGGAGAAACCTGCTGTCTAGAAACACACGATGAACTTGCAAATGGGGATGGCAGAACCATATTATATCCACTTGTTAATATTTTTAAAATAAGCATAGTTTTCCCAAAAGAGAAAGAGAAAAAAGGTGAGCAAACCGCTAATTAGTGTGATTGTACCAACTTATAATAGGCCGGAATTATTACGAAGAACATTGGCGAGCATATTAGACCAATCATATCCTAATATAGAAGCAGTTGTTGTCAATGATGCCGGAGACAAAAAAGCAAAAGAAGTTGTTAAAGACTTTAGTGGTTCTGGTAGTAAAATATTTGCCTATTTCGAAAATAAAGAAAACAAAGGGTTGGCCGGCACAAGAAATGTTGGGATGAAAAACGCAACGGGAGACTATTTCGTGTTCCTCGATGATGACGATATTCTTTTGCCGTATACTCTAGAATTTAGAATGTATATGATGAATAAACTTGGGGCAGAGATAGTTTATACAAGAGCTTTACAGGATATTTGGGAGAAAATCCCACAAGGATACACCAGTGTACACAAACAATTATATTGGGATTGTCCTTTCGACAGGGACTTGTTATTAATACAAAATATTGCGCCTTGTTGCTGTCCTATGTTTTCCAGAAAAGCGTGGGATGATAGCGGAAATTACCAAATGGACGAAAATTTGGATACAAGCGAGGATTTTGATTTCTGGATTGCTCTAAGTAGAAAAACAAATTTTGAAGAATTAAAACTTATAGACGCAGAATGCTCATACAGAAAAGACTTGACTCAAATGACAGGAAGTAGAATTTTTTCAAATGCTTATCCTATAATTTATAAACGATGGAGAAATACAGCAGAGGATATAACAGAAGTTACAAAGCGCCAAAACAAAATACTAAAAGGGATGGGGTTTAATCCTGAAGAATATAACTTATAACTTGGAGGAGATTTAAATTGAATATATTATATGTTTTTGCGGATGGCAAAAATGAATGGAATTGCTCAAGATGGAACTGCATCATACCAAGCCAAAATATTAACAAATTAGAAAATCACAGTGCAGATGCTATTTACATAAATGACTTTGTTCAAAACAGTAAAGAAGTACAAGAAAAAGTGAATAAAGCGGACATTATTGTTATAGAAAGAAACTTTTTTGGAGATACCCTAACCCTAATGCAATATTGGAAGGTTCGAAACAAAAATATAATAGCTATTTTTGATGATGCCTATGATAAAATGCATCCCCGAAATGTATCTTATAGATTTTGGACTTACGGAGAAGTAAAGGGAAGGGACGAAAAAGGAAATCCTGTTTTGGGACATATGGAACCAAAACCCCTTGTACAGTTTAAATGGGCAATGAAGATAGTAAAAGGCATCCAAGTTCCTTCGGTAAATTTGGCTAAAGATTGGTCTATTTATAACAAAACATATCATGTGCATAATTTTTTAGATGTAGATTTATATAAAAATATTAATCCTCTTATTCCAAAAGCAAAAGACGAGATTGTTATAGGTTGGTGTGGTAGCATGTCTCATCATTCTAGTTTTACAGATAGTGGTGTGGTTGAAGCACTAGAGATAATTTCAAAAAAATATCCAAAGGTGAAAATACTCATAGGAGGGGATAAAAGAATATTTGAATTAATTAAATCTGAAAATAAAATTTTTCAAAAATATGTTCCCGAGGGACAATGGACGGCACTTTTGAAAAGTCTTGATATTGGTTTAGCCCCTTTGTCCGGTGAATACGATAAACGTAGAAGTTGGATTAAGGCATTGGAATATATGGCACTTGAAATTCCTTGGATTGCAACAAATTATATTACATATAGTGAACTTGCAGATTTTGGTATTATGACAGAAAATGGACAAGAAAATTGGGTTAACTCTATTGAAAATATGCTTGATAATTACGGTAAGCACAAGAAACTAGCTGAAACCGAAGCCTTAGATTTTGCTATGGAACAAGATTCGGAAAAAAAGGTACAAACAGTAACACTGCCGTTGTATGAAAAACTAATTAACGAGCCATACCCTTGACAAAATCCTTGTTGTGTGGTATAATATAAATATAAGGAAAACAAAAATGCCAACATATAATTATACTTGTAAAACATGTGGTCATAACTTTGATTTAACTGGAACTTATGATTTTTTCGATTTTTACAAAGTCATTTGTCCCAAATGTGAAGGAACAAATGTAATTAAAAATATATCTGCTCCCCAAATCATCTATAAAGGAAAGGGTTTTTATACCAATGACAAAAAAGAGAAATGATTTTTATGACAGAATGCTTTTGCCGCTTTTGTTGCTAGATGATATAGATAATAACTCTGAGACAAGTGGAAATACTAGAGATGGGAGTATAAGATTTTTACTTATTCTTTTTATTATAGTTCTATCAATTATATGTTGCATATCACAATTATTATAATCTAAATTATTATAAAAGGAAAAAATTGAACAATATTAAATATGGCAATATATATTTTTATGACCCAAATGAAAAATTGGAAAAGCAAATCGAAGAATGTGCAAAACACATGTTTGCAAAATATAATGACAAACCCGATGTGGCTTTTTTTCACCCCGTTAATGTTGGCGAAAAAGAAATTATTTATAAAACACGAGAAGGAAGAGAGATAAAAATAATACCTGATGCCACACAATTGACAAAAAGTTTTGTTTTAGGGGTAACTGGCCCTTGACAAATGAATAAAAATGTGGTATAATGTATATCACATTACGGGAGTGTAGCTCAATTGGGTGTAGCGTTTCTTTTGCAAGGAAAAGGTTGAGAGTTCGAGTCTCTCCACTTCCATGTAGGGACATAAGATAACAGGAGTCAACTTTCCTCCAAAGAAAGTGGTGGTGGTGCAAATCCATCTGTCCCTGTGTGCAGAATTAGTTTAGTCGGTAAAACATATTCTTGGTAAGAATAAATCTTCGGTTCAATCCCGAAATTCTGCTTGGTGCTAATCCTGTCTTGGCGCAGAGTTAGTTTAGTTGGAAAAACATATTTTTCGTACAAATAGGTCTTCGGTTCAAATCCGAAACTCTGCTTGAACTTTAACAATTACATTTTGAATATTTTTTTTGCTCTCATAGTTTAATTGGCAGAACAATACTCCTGTAAAGTATATGCGGTGGTTCAAATCCACCTGAGAGCTTGCCGAAAAGGGATAGGGTCGCTCCCGATAAGGCGGACACTCCAGCCGCTTTCCCTTTTCAAAATTTCTGGAGATTATATATGGTTCAAGTCCTCTCATCGGCTCTATGCGCCACAAGCATTAAAGTGATGCTTCATCCTTTTAAGATGAGGAACAAGGGGCAGTACCTTGGTGGCGCACTATGCACGTGTAACTCAACGGTTAGAGTACCTTTCTGATAAAAAGGAAGCTGATTGGTTCAAATCCATCCACGTGCACTGTGCCCGATTAACTCAGTTGGTTAGAGTGCTGGTGTTACATATCAGATGCAGTGGTTCGAATCCACTATTGGGCACTACCTCAGACGTGGGGTAGCGGAGCAGGTTTGCCCTGACAAGCGCATAATTTGCGTTGAATTGCGGGGTAGGATTCCCCCTCCGCAATTAGCTGACCTACCACGTGTAGGTACAGTAAGCGGTAACGTTCTCTGAACTACAGCCTGTGCGGTAGCAAGGACTTTGTTGTAGCGTTACTTGCGTCTCTCCCCCAAACAGGGACGTTAAACTTTTGGGGCTAATCACTTTTCTACTCCTTGGTAGAACAAGTTTTTCTCACTTTTCTTGTCAAAAAAAGTGAATAAGAAACTAGAAAAGGATTTTAGAATGACAGATAAAGAATTTATTGATTTCCTATTGGATATGTTAAATGTAAAAATAAACGGCGATACCATAAACGACGATAATTGGTTGGTATTAATAAGAGAAATGGATGGAAGGGGCTATCCTTTAGATTTTTTTGACACGTTTTATAGTGAATAAAAAAATTATTTTATAACGTAAACTTTCTCCAAAAATAACAAAAGTTTATGGTATAATATTCTAAAGGAATAGTATGGTAAAATACAAAGATAAAAAAATTTTAAAAGACCTGATTGAAAAAGGTTATTCTATAGACAAGATGGCTGAATATTGTGGAATATCTGCCACTACAATAAGACGCTATTTATACAGACATGATTTAAAAACAAAATATAAAGCACCATATAAACGTGAAAGCAATATAAATTTTACAGATAAAGAAGTTATTATTGCTGTAAAAAACTCAGAAACAATAGCTCAAGTTATTGAAAAACTCGGTCTTACGGTATCCGGTCATAATTATGAAATAATTAATAGATATATTGTAAAATTGAACCTAAATATAGAACATTTTAGTACAAAAAAATATTGTAATGCTTACAGATATTCAGACAAAGATGTTTTTAAAAAAAATTCATCTTATAGAGGTTATAAGTTATATAAAAGGTTAGTAGAAATTGGAAGAGAGCCAAAATGTGAAATATGTGGATTAGGAACAACGTGGAATAACAAACCAATAAGATTACAGGTTGACCATATAAATGGTATAAATAATGACCACAGATTAGAAAATTTAAGATTTCTGTGTCCAAATTGTCATTCTCAAACAGAAACATATTGTAAAGGAAATATTATTCCGACTTAACTTAATCGGTAAAGTACAAGTTTGAAGCACTTGGAATCCCGGTTCAAGTCCGGGGGTCGGAATTGATGCAGGCGGGAGGTTTTAGAATCTCGCAACTCTCATAAAGTTGACATGAAATCGGGGCAGAGCCGATGCCTGCTACTAAAGGAGACTTATATGATAACTACATATTTTGAAAATGTTATATCTATTTTTGATACCGAGGGAAGGGAATATCGTTTTTCTTGCTACAAAAGAGGAAACACAAAAATAAAATACGTTGTGTTTGAAAATTTGCTAAACTCCAGAAGAATTTCCCCTCCTGTTACATTTTTCGGAGAAGCGGCGATAAATATTGAAGAAGATTTTGTTGTCACAATACATGTTAAAGAATGGCTTTCGCCTGTAATAAGGGTTTTCTCGGAATATGGTTCAAAGCGGTTTAGATATGACGACAACAGCGAAGAATGGATAAATATATAAAAATGTCAAGATGGCAGAGTAGCTATGCGCCGGATTGCAAATCTGGTTTACGTGAGTGCAAATCTCACTCTTGACTCTCTGCGGGTGTGGCGCAAATGGAAGACGCAATACGTTTAGACCGTATACAATTGGAGGTTCAAATCCTCTCACCCGCACTAAACAGAAGAAAGGATTGAAAATGTCTTTTTTTGATAGAAATAACGAACCAACCCAAAGGCAAAAACGGCTATTTCGGGCATATATTGATATGTATGGTTATGAACCAAAGGAAAGAAAAAAGGAAACTATGGACAAATTAGAAGAAATTAAAAAGCATTGCATTGATGTAATAGCGCACGAGTACATGGATATAGAATATACAACAACGCTTGGTACTGGAGTTAATCCTAATGAAGTTGGAGATTTTGCGTGGAGCATTTTGCTTGATATATTTGATTTTACAGATGAAGACATTGAACCTCTTGTACACAAAAGAATTTATGAACTTAAAGAATATTATCGTGGAGACAGAAAAGAATATTGGTAATTTTTATGCGCCATAAGCATAAATAGCGATGCAACGGACTCTTAATCCGTAGAAAGAGGGGCAGTACCTCTATGGCGTACTGTGGATGTAGCGTATTAGTAGCGTGTCTCACTGTGACTGAGAAGGAGAGGGTGCAAATCCCTTCATCCACCTAAAGGAGAATAATATGAAACTTATTTTTTGTTTAAAGTGTTTAGATGTATATAATGCACAATACCATCTAAAAACTTGCACATGTGGCGAAACCGCCGCTTTTATTATTGAAGGCCCACAGATTATATACTCCGGAAAAGCTATTTGTATAGGTCTCGACAGCAATGACTTATTTAATAAGTTTATCGAAGAATATTCTCATACCATAATGAGTAACTCGGAAGATATAGAGATAAAATCTTGGATTATACCGTTTTCTGCCCCTCATACAACCCATGTTAGAAATGCTCAACTTGCTTTCGAAAAATATTGTTACAAAAGTCAACCCTTGACAAAATAGAAAAAGTATGGTATACTTGTTTTACATTAGAAAACAAAGAGTAAACAGTAAAGAGGAATAAGCGATGAAAAAAGGAGATTTGGTAAAGGTTTATCGTAAACCCGAAACACAAGAAGAGTTTGAAGGATGGGCGCATTTGGTTGAAAAGGTATCGGATGGTGAAGGTTATGAGGTCTGGGAAGTTTATTTCTCCGGACAACGGATTACCTTTTATCCAAACCGCACTTATGCCCGAAGACTAATTAAATTTTTTGGAAATAGTAGACAAGACAAGGAATAAACAATGTCAGAAGAACTATCTTTATACGAGGGTTGGAAAATCGGAGTAAAAGCAAAGAAACGGATTGAACATCTTTTGCTCAATGACGAAGAGTTGAGAAAACTTATTTCGGACTACGCAGTATCAACTGATGGAGAAAAAGACGAATCATCCCTACGGGTTTTCTTTCAAGATATACAATGGCAATTTCTAGCAGAAATGTCAGAGGCAAGATATAATTTTGACAGAAGTCTTGAAAAATTTACAAACTTTTTAGAATAAAAGGAACATTTTATGACACAGTATATTTGGGGAAGTGAGTTTATACAAAAACTTATAGATGTAGGTATCCTTGACAATACCAAAGGAATTAGAAGAGTAGTAATTGACGCTTGCTTTGATGATGTTGTCAGTATTGAGGTAGAATTTGTTGGAGACTCTTTATTGTTAGAGGCAATAGACACATTAGAAGGCGTGAAACCGGTAGAAAAATAAACATAAAAGCATAAAGCCCCTGTGACGGAACGGCATACGTACTAGCCTCAAACTCTAGGTTTTCCAAGTTCAAATCTTGGCAGGGGCACTTATCAAAGAGAGGTTCAATGAGAAAAATAGATGTAACACAAAAAGTCAAAGCTCACGTAATAGACGATGAAGCATGTATATTAACGAAATGTGTTTGTGGTGCTAGTTTTAATTATGGTGTTTTTACGTTAGGTGTTTTTGAAGATATGGCAGATGAATGTCCTCATTGCGGAAGAAAACTTATATGCTCACCGTCTGTTAAAGTTTATGAAGTTGTCGAAGAATAACATATGCCAAAGTGGTGGAACTGGTTTACACATGCGCCTTAAGAGCGCACTCCTTCGGGAATGTGAGTTCGAATCTCACCTTTGGCACTTGAACAAATAAATTAGATTAGGCTTTGAAAGGAATAAAATGAAAGCGAGTGAATTAATACAAGCTTTATCGGAAGAGATTTTCAAAAACGGGGATTTGCCCGTAGAAGTGTGTACCAATGAAAATAAAGAGCAAAAACTTGGTAAACTTCGTATAAAAAGAGAGCCACTTTGGGAACAACCATGTGATGTTCCTACAAAAATCATTATTCAAACATATAAAAAGTAAAAAGGAAAATAAAATGAAAAAAGTTTTCTTATTAACAATTGTTTTAATTGTATTGTTGCTCACGGGTTGTCGTGAGGCAGATATTGCTTCTGAAAACTTATCGAGAGCCGCCGACCAATTTGAAATTCAGAGAAGAATTATATTCTATAACGGCATTACCGGGGAATACATTTTGGTAATCGAGGGTTTATGCGCTTTGGGAAATTACGATGTGGCAGGGGAAATAACTGTCACATGTAAAGTAACGCCTACTCAATATAAAAAGCATTTCTTAGGACTATCGGATAATGTAACCTACTTTGCTGAACAAATGGAACCCGTAGAAGCTAATCCGTATCGCTATAGAGTGATTATTATGCCGTCGGCTTTAGTACCAGACCCCGAATTAAATTTTGGCTGGTAAAATGACCAAAAAATTGCCCAATATAAGGGAAAAATATGCGTAACTCAAAAAAAAACTTTACAACAATGACAGTGGAATATGACGAAATTATTGTAGAAACAAAACCTTTTCTTATGGTAAAATTTTTAAAAAACGGCAACGAGTTGTATTTTGTTCAGACAGAAACAATTTTAGAGAACGGAAGTTCTTTTTCTATAAAAGGAATGAACGGAACAATAACGGAAGATGTGTATTTTGAAAAACCTGCCCCTTGACAAATCTATAAAAGTGTGATATAATACTCTTATGCGAATAAAAAAACCATACGTTGAATGTAGATTTTGCGGGCAAGTACCAAAACAACTATTGCTATATGATGGCTTTTCAAACGGCAGACGTTTTTATAGATGCGGTCTTTGCAAATCATCTATCCGGAGTGAAAAAGTTACTCAAAAGGAAATTTTTACAAGGCAAATAGATGATTTGGAATTTTGCGGGGAACTGACAACGTATGGTTATAGGTATGGAAACAAAAAATGAGAAAAGCAAAACGTACAATAATGACATGTAAAAAACACGGAGAAACAGAGTTTAGGCTATATAAAGAAAAAGATAATTTCCGATGGCGGTGCTTTAAGTGTAATATGGAAAGTGTTGCCAAAAGAAGAAAAAAGATAAAGGAAAAGGCGATTGAATATCTCGGTGGAAAATGTTCAAAGTGCGGCTATAGTAAATGTTCAAGAGCATTAGAATTTCATCATATTAATCCAGAAGAAAAAGACTTTGGATTATCCCAAAAAGGTCTCACTCGTGCGTGGGAAAGAACAAGAAAAGAATTAGATAAATGTATTTTATTGTGCTCAAATTGTCATGCTGAATTGCACGAACAAATAGAAAATGAAAAAAATATTCCCTTCTAGCTCAATTGGCAGAAGCGCCGGCCTGTTAAGTCGGAGGTTCTTGGTTCAAATCCAAGGGAGGGAGCTATCTAGGTGTGGGAAAGCCCGGTCTAATCCGCTTCCCTTGGACGGAAGAGAGCGCAGGTTCAAATCCTGCCACCTAGACCTAATCAATAAAAGAAAGGATAAAATGACAACAACAATTATTGTTTCAGGAAGAAGAAATATTTCAGAAGTGTTTCTAGAAGAATTGGTAGGAGATTTCCCCATAAACGAAATTGAAGGGGTTATTATAACCGGGCACAGATACGAGGTTCGTCTTAAAAATGGAGACATTTATAAAATAATGTCCCCAACAAAAGAGTATTTTTTGGGTTTGCAAGATATTATAATTTATGCTCACTCTTATACACTCACAAGAGAGTTTATAGATTTTCTTCTTTCGAGAAGATTTGAGATTAGACTGTTTGAAATATAATAAAAGAAAGGTTTTATAATGTCTAGAAAAATTACTGTTGTATCAGATTTTTCGGGGGATTGGGCAGGATTATATATTAATAACGAACTAAAATGTGAGGGGCATTCTTTACATTTTAGGGATATATTTGATGCATTGGGTGAAGAATTTGAACACCATGAAATAGAAATTGAAGGCTCTCTTCCAAACAATTTGCCTTCAGAATTACAGTAGAACAAGGAGAGATGGCAGAATGGTATTGCATTGCTCTTGAAAAGCATAGTCACGAGGAAAGTCGTGTGGGGGTTCAACTCCCTCTCTCTCCGCCTAATAAATTATAGAAAAGGAAAACAATGGAAATATATAATGACGAAAACATAAAAGTTAATTTTGATACTATTACATATCGGGATGATGCTCCTGACTATCGAATAGAAATAAATATAGACAAAAACTATATCCCAAAAAGAGAGATGCTAAATCTTTTCTCTGAAATTGACAAATTTGTATCCAATATTAAAAAGCTTCAAATGCCTTTTTAGGAGAAACTTATATGACCTTTGAATTTCTAAGTAATTTTATAAGAAAACATGGAAACAATTATCCAGACCCCGAGATTATATCGGGATGTTGGGTGATAAAATTTTTGTTTGTTCAAATTTTCTATGAGGTCTCGTGGATGATAGACCATAACGTTGAGGATATTACTTTTCGTTTATTTGGAAATAATATATATAGAATTCACGCTGAAGGCAAATCCTTTAGAACACTTTGGAATGGCGAAGAAAGCCTATGAGATATTTAATTTTTGATACTGAAACTGGTGGAATTAATCCCGATGAAGACGCTCTCATTTCTGTGGGGGCAATTCTGTTAGACAAAAATTTACAAACAATTACCACTTTTTACACTTTATTGCAAAACAACTATAACAAAAAAATTAGCGAAATAGCATTAGAGGTAAACGGAATTAAAGAAGAAATGTTCGAAGATGCTCTGAGCATCAAAGAATTCCAAGCAATTTGGAATTATTATTTGCTTCCTAAGGCAGATATTGTGATTGGGCATAACATTGCTTTTGATATAAAGTTCATGCTGAATCATGCCGCTATGATTGAAAACACGCTAGATACAATGCACTTATGTTGGGATGTGTGGCCCGGGGAAAAGGCTAAACTCGGGATGGTATATGAACGTATCGGAAAAACGGCAGAAAATGCCCATAACGCTCTCTATGACTGTGAAATGGTTGCTGATTTACTTAGATGGATGGTAGAAAACAATCATATTACTTTACCCCTGCCTTCTTATCCCGTTGTAAATAACTATTTTGAACATAAGGCTTTTGGATATAAAAAAATGAAAGAGAAGGGACTTCTTTAAAATAACCCTTGACAAATCAGGAAAAGTATGTTATAATTATTATTGTTAGAGTGCGGGTGTGGTCTAACGGCGAAGACACGTGGCTTTCAACCCCGAGAAGCGAGTTCGATTCTCGTCACCCGCTTTAGGCAGGAGCGTAATAGGCGTAATATGTCATTGATTGTACATTTGGAATACGAATGTTACAAACAATCAACAGACCAACGGGCGCAAATCCCTACCCTGCTTCATAAGCTCTTGTAACTCAATGGATTAGAGTAGCGGTCTTCGAAATCGAATGTTGCAGGTTCAAGTCCTGCCAAGAGCATATAGGCGGTTAGTGTAATGGTAGCACGTGACACTTTGAATGTCAAAGTAGAAGTTCAAATCTTTTACTGCCTGTTTGACTAAACTATACGATTTTGTACAGGATAAGGAAACACATGAAACATAAAGCTCACAAAATTTACAACATGGCAGACGAGTATATTCAAGAAATGGTGCGTTTTGATATGGTAGGTGTTATTGCTCAACACAACAAAAGATTTTATAATATTTTCTATAAATCTTTGCCTGTTATATTAAAACAAACTATGACTTTGGAAATGATTAAAGACCTTATCAAAATAGCAGAACAAAGAATAAAACAGTCAATACAATGTGAGAAAAAGTCCCAATTTCTTCCCTCTGTTTATGACCGAAATGAATCGCTAGTACGAAAGTATTATCTAGAATTTATAGAAAAATTAGAGGAATTACAATGAAAATACTAGAAAAAATTGAAATAATTTTTGTAGATTATACGGTACAATTATTATGTAAGTGTGGAGAAATTGTTATAGTTAGCGATGGAGAGGGGAGACATCCGTGCTCGAACTGTGGCAGAAGTTATCAGGTCAACGCTTTTGTGGTTGGATACGAAGATGAAGATAACACTTAGAAGCGGAAGAATTGTTGATACACCAAATATTAGAATTACAACCAACAGAAAGTGTATGAACGATTCCAAAAAAGCCGATAAATGGATGATTGATTTAGCTAAAAAAGAATATCCCCTTTGTTGGGAAAACGAAATCATTTGTTTGTTTTTGGATGGAATGATTCCGGGAAAGCTAACCCCCGCCGAACACGATATGTTATTTGATTTGCTTTTACCGGATGGTGCTAGTCAATATATATTCCAACTAATAAAAGAATAATTTTAAAAGGAGAAAAGATGGACTCGGGTGAATTGGGAAATTGCGATATCCCACTAGAAAAATACATGGAGAGACATTGTTGTACACCAATGAAATACGCCATAAAAAGAGGTATTATAATGTACAACGGAGGAACAGATACATATACTTTGGAAAAAGTAGAATCAGGAATTAAAGATATTGTAATTATCTTTCATTGCCCGATTTGTGGGAAACCACTATACAAATATGAGACATATAGATAATGAATATAAAAGAATGGAAAGTGTGAGCTATCGGTAAGCTCGGCTCGCCTGCTAAGCGAGTGTTCTGTAACAGGAATTGGGGGTTCGACTCCCCCGCTTTCCGCCTAAATTGCCCCTTGACAAATTATAAAAAGTGTGATATATAGGATTAAAATGACTGTTATTATTGAAAAAACATTTTGGGCAAGAATTTATATGGCAGGTGACTACAGTTTTGCCAAAAACATTTGCAAGGAATACACAATGGAAGAGGGTCTTTGTGTAAATATGTATCCGGTAGATTATATTTACACGGCAGGAGAAGAAAGTGGTTTTTGCGTAGAGTTGATAAACTATCCCGCATATCCTGTAGAAAAAGAAGAAGTATACTTTAAAGCCTGTGATTTGGGTAAAAAATTGATTGAGGGCTGTTTCCAATCATCTTTCACCATAGTTATGCCCGATGAAACAGTTTTTGTAAGCAGAAGAAAAGATATTGACTCAATAACAAAATCAAAGGAAAGACTTCACCCGATATTACAAAAAAAGGAGAATAATACAATATGAGTAAAGTTTATGAATGCGAAATGTGTGGCTCAAAAAATGTTACTAATGGAAAAATAACACAAAACGGCAAAAACAAAATTAGTTTGTTAAAATGTCACAACTGCGGACATAAATGGAAACTCATATTACCCCTTTTGAAAGATAAAAAATAAAAAAATGCACCTATAGCTTAATTGGAAAGAGTACCATCCTGTCACGATGGGCGGTGAGGGTTCAAGTCCCTTTAGGTGCGCTATAAAATAACATAAAGGATAAAAATGAAAAAGAAAGAATTTAGAGAGAATATAAAGAAATTAAAAAAAGAAAAAAAAGAATTAGAGGCAGTTTTTCTCAAAGTATTAGGAAAATATTTTTTACTTTTAGAAGAAAATAAAGACCTAAGAGAAAAAATAGCTCAACTTCAAGGAAAATGGAATATGTAAATAAAGCTTATAGAATTTTCTAATGTAATTCTAATGAAATTGCTCTTGACAAAACAAAGAAAGTGTGGTATAATAGTAATATAGTTGAAAAAGACCGTAACAGCAATATCCTACCCCGTGAATGGTTGAACCCGGTCTTGTGAATTATATAAAGGCTCTTACAGCAATTTTAAAAAACTTATCAGCGGAGATAAAATTTTTATGAGCCTTGGTGAATTATAGAAAGATGTTAACAGCAAAAAAAGAATTGGGTATGGGTTCAAATCCCATTTTGCGGGAAACCGTAAATAGCTTAAATTGGTGGAGCAATTCGAAAATAACATCTTGGCTTATTTTCAAATAGTTCAAATTTGAAAATAACATATTGATTTACAATGAAAGACCCATAACAGCAATCAAAAAATTTGACTCTGAAAATCAAAAAAAACGGGTCTTGTAAAATTATGAGCAGGCACAAACAGCAAATTTAAATAGTGGCTAAACTAATTTTAGTGTCTAGGAGACAAAACATGGCAAATTTTGGAAATGTAGTAAAAAACAACAACTATCAAAACTTGACAAGAACAGAAAACCAAGCTGTTGCGCTCAAATCAACAGAGAGTGCTTTGTTGGATTTATTTGCAACAGTTGGTGCTTTGCGAGCAAAAGACTATGATTATATTTGCGAAATATTTGATGAAGCATTTGCGGAAGATAAATTGCTTGCCACAAAACTAATGTTTTACGCCCGGAATGTCCGGGGAGGTCTCGGGGAACGACAAACATTCCGGAATATGTTAAAATATTTGGCGGAAATAAATCCGGAAATTGTGGAAAAGAATATGAGCTTGATTCCACATTTTGGGAGATGGGATGATTTATATGTCTTGGTTGGCACTCCTGTTGAAAGAAAAATGTGGAAGTTTGTGGAAGAACAATTTTACCAAGACCTTTCCAATATGAAAAACGAAATGCCTGTTTCTTTACTTGGCAAATGGTTAAAATCGGTAAATACATCTTCTTCGGAATCCCGTCGGCTTGGCAAAATGACAGCACGAGCACTTGGTTTTACAGACAAAATATATCGTCAAATATTGTCAAAGTTAAGACGCTATATTGATGTTGTAGAGACTAAAATGTCTGCCGGGGAATGGGAAACAATTTCCTATAATCAGGTTCCATCAAATGCGATGAAAAATTATAGAAACGCATTTATGAAACATGATGAAAAAGGTTTCAATGCCTTTATGAATAAAGTTGAAAAAGGTTTCAATGCCTTTATGAATAAAGTTGAAAATGGTGAAACAGAAATTAAAGCCACAACACTTTATCCTTACGAAATTCTTGAAAAAGCAAATCTTAGTAGTTCATTTAGTCTCTCAGATTCAATACTTAGAATTACAGAAGATAGGGTATTAGAGGCACAATGGAAAGCTTTGCCAAATTATATTGAAGGAGAAAATAACGTTCTGGTAATGGCAGATACTTCCGGGTCAATGGAAGGCAGACCTTTAGCAACATCAGTGGGTTTAGCTGTATATTTTGCAGAAAGAAATAAAGGTGCGTACAAAGATTTATTTATGACATTCTCCATGAACCCAAGATTTGTAAAACTTTCCGGTAACACCCTTGCCGAAAAAGTTTCTAAAATAGAAGCAGAAGTTGCAAATACAGACTTGGAACGAGCTTTCCAGTTAATTTTGGATGTGGCAATTAGAAATAATGTATCCAAAGAAGAAATGCCAAAATCTTTAATCATTATTACCGATATGCATTTTGATTACGCTACAGCCGGAGGAAGCGATTTAGATACCTTTTACCAAAAAATGAGGCAAAAATTTTCCCTTAGAGACTATGAAATGCCAACTGTTATTTTTTGGAATGTAGACCAACGAGAAAATGCTTTTCAAGTTACTAAGAATGAGAAAAATGTAATTTTGGTAAGTGGACAGGCAACATCAACTTTTAGAAACGTATTAGCTAATATCGGTTGCACTCCATATGAGTTTATGCTGAATACACTAAATAGCCCACAATATGATAGCGTAAAAGTCTAGAATATGGATAAAAAAAATGGAGAGGGAAGAAATTCCCTCTCCGGAGAAGAAAAAGTATTTATAAAAGAAGCGATAAGATGTATGAAAGAAATACATCATTCGCTTGCAATACAGGCTAATTTATGGGATTACTACAAATGCGATAGTCCGGGAACAAAAAATGCAAGTATAAGGCGTAAGAAAATAGAAAAAGCCCTTGCTCACTTTCATACCCTCTTACCCTAACCTTTCCCTCGGCAACGCCAGAATTTCCCTCGGTAGAATTTCCCTCGGTAGAATTTCCCTCGGTGGGCCAGTTTAGCCAGTATTTACAAAATGAACAACAAAGTG